ACTGAGCTGCAATAGAGCTTGCCCACGCATCTCTTCGTTGTAGGTATAACCTCTCCAGTTACTGCGTGTGGCATAGCGTTCGCATAGTTTCATAAACATCAAGGCCAGCTTCTTGGTCATTTGTCCGTGCTCTTTACAGAACTCGCCTGTGGCCAAATCACCTCGCCAGTGGCTCTTGCCCACAACGAATGGTTGTTTGTTCTCATCAATCCTGTAATGCCAAAACGGAGGAAAGTTGACACGTATGTAGGCCATGTCCAGCACTGGTTCGTCTACCAGATCGTCAACTGTGGGCTCATCAACAATTTCAAACAGTTCTTCTAAGCTGGCTTTCTTTGCTGCAGCCTTGGTGATTTTTTTGGGAGCCCTGGGCACATGTTCCCAGGTAGTGATTCTAAAAACCAAATCAGTGTTGGGTATTTTTTTGGGATCAACGACTACACCAGTTTCGCGTTTGATTCGATCTGCACGATTGCGTCGAGCCTCAGCCACAGTCTTTTGATTGATTTTTGCAACACTGGGCAGGATCATATCAAACTGATGATCAGTCACTGGATCAACAAACGAGCAGTAAGTGTTTTTTGAAAAATGTATTTCTTTGAGTATGTCGCGATTGTTTAGATAGTTGACGCGGGGCGCCGTGCGTGGGATGGTTACAGACACAGATGTTCTCCTAATTGTGTACTTATTGTAGCATTTTTACAACAAAAGTCAACCATTTCTTAAACATAGCCGTTTATTTTCTGATTAAATACACAAACAGGAACAACTATGCCTTATATCAGTGAAAACGGCCAAACTAGATTTGTAAGCCAAGCAGAATTTGAAGCTTTCAACACAGCGCAAGGAATACCAAATCCTCCGCGTCGTGGGAGATCAACGACGGACTCTACCACATCACCGGCTGGCGGCACGGTCACAGATGTATCAAGTCCCAACAACGGACTCACTGGCAAAGAACGTCGTGCGCTGGTAGCGCAGCAACAATCGCAAGTCTCATCTGAACTTGCTTCAGTGGATGCGACCCTGGCCCAGGCTAGCACAGGAAAGATAAATCTCAGCCCTGGAGATATTGCCAAGTTAGAGGCCAGAAAAAATCAGCTTGGTGATAATTTTAACAAACTTGAAAGTGGGCAACCTGTCACCGATGGATCCCTGGAAGGTGGCCGTGCTGCGCAGAAGATTTTAAATCCCAATACTTCAAACACTTCGCCTGACCAGCCACTACCAGCAACGTCAGAAAAAACTGCCAACAACAGCAACGTAGATCCCAACGCCGGGTATGTTCCTCAGTCCAATCGCACCGGTGCTGTGCCCACACCTGAATTTGAAACAAGACCATTGGCACCCACCGAAGACGATGCCATCAATCAAGCAGTAAATGAAGCTCGGGCAAGACAACAAGTGCCAGCAAGCGAGATAGCACGATCACCCACAGAACAATCTGCTCAGCAGGCACAACAAGGTGGCACACCAACCCCCACGCCACAGTTTGTTCCTTCTTATAATTTTTCTGACAATGCCCCACTTGAGCAAGCTCCGCAAGAACAGCAAGGTGCGGTGTTTGATGCCAATGGCCAAGTGGTTGGTTATAGATCTCGCGGCATAGTTGAAACTATCACACGTGATGCTGCTGATCAACCACTTAATGTGGATCCCGCTGCCGGTGCCACGGCATTATCCAATACACAAGGTAGAGTCAGTTACGAAGCACCTGAACCACAGATTGATGTACAATATTACAGGGCAGCAGGCCGAGCCAATGAATTTGACGGCGCTACTGGAACAAATCCGTTTGCAGAAACTGTGGGACCTGCTGATCCACTCAGCGGCATTGCTGGTGAAGCTGACCAACGGGACAAAGAAGGTGTAGTTGGAGGCGCAATTAGACGGGCAGCCAACACCCAAGACAATCCTTTTGCCAATCCCTATGGTGACAGACCTGAACCCAGTGTTGATCAAATCAATACTGATCCAGCGGCTCCACCAGATTCACCAAACAGCGGCACAGGTTATGTTCAAGGCTTTGGCACTAACCCAGAATTCATAAACACTGATCCCAACAATCCGTTTGCTGCCAATCAGCAACAGTTAAAAGACGAGGCTCGTAACCAACAGGCCTTGCGTGAACAGAAGTCAGGATTCAACGACAAAGATTGGCGAGTCAGACTTGCATTGTCGCAGCAGGCGCAGTATCTGTACAAAGTGGCAGCACCTGGAGATATACTATATCCCTTGAACATTACCAATGGAGTGATATTTCCTTATACTCCGGCAATACAGACCAGTTACCGAGCCAACTATGAGATGTATGATCTTACTCACAGCAACATACGTGGATTGTTCTATAAAAATTCTAGTCCTGGTGAAATAGCAATTAATGGAACATTTACAGCACAAGACACCAACGAAGCCAGTTATCTGTTGGCGGTGATACATTTTTACAAAAGCGCCACAAAGATGTTTTATGGACAAGATGCACAGGCCGGTACCCCACCGCCAATCCTATACCTATCAGGCCACGGACAATATCAATATCATTTGCACCCCTGTGTTTTGGCTGGTTTTAATTACAACCTTCCGGCAGATGTTGACTACATACGAGCAGGCAGTGTAACTGTCACTAACACCAATTTGATTACTCGCAGAGATCGTCAAAGCAATGTGCCCACTAGCACATCACCAATTTATTCGGCGATATCTAGATTAAAAACTGTTTTTACGCCCAAGGGCGCATTGCCGCAGGCCAAAGCAATGTCCTCATTTGACACTGCTGGAAATTCAACAGAGTTAGGCGGCAACAATTCAACTTACGTACCAACACACATGGAAATACAATTGACATTGATACCAATACAGAGCCGTAGTCAGATGAGCAAACAATTCAGTCTAAAAGAATTTGCACAAGGTAATCTATTGCGCGGAGGATTCTGGTAATGTCAACATATTCAGCTACAAGCCCATATTACAACACAGGGTTTACCCAATACTATCTTGATCTCATGATCAATCGTCCCATACCCAAAGAGAGCGATGATTTGCTGATGAGGATCAACACAGTGTACGAATACAGGCCAGACCTGTTGGCCTATGACTTGTATGAAACTCCTGCACTGTGGTGGGTGTTCTATCAACGCAACCCCAATACATTGACAGCACCGCCGCTAGATTTCAAAGTTGGTGTGGAAATTTATCTTCCAAAGATTACAACATTACGTGCAGTACTGGGATTCTAAGATGGCAGTTACCCAAGAAGAACTTAAAAAACTACAGGCTGATGTTGCCGCCGCAAAAAAAGAGTACCAGGCCGCTGAAGCCGCATATAAGAAATTTGTTGCTGCCAATGGACCTAGTTTTAAAGTAGGTACTCCCCAGTATGAAGAACAGCTACGTCTAGACAAAGCAGTCGATAAAGCGGTTAGTCAAGTTCGAGTAGCTGAATCGGCTGTTCTTGATGCGCAACAACAAGAAACAAAACAACAAGCACAACAAGACGGACAACGACAACAAAAAGAAATAGCACAACGAGCAACAGAGACAGCCCCCCAACAAGGTACTTTTGTTGTAAGTCGTCAAAGTACCACTGGACTTTTAATACTCACTGATACTGCCACTGGAAAAATTGTAGCGCGAGCAGAAACCCCTTATGATCTTGTGAACTTAGCTGTTCAAAAAGGTGCGGTCTCTGAAAATCAACGACAGGAATTGATTTCTCAAGGCCAGGCATTGGTGCAACAAGAGGACTTAAAACAAGCTCAACAAAACAACGCTCAAAGTGCCGGCCAAGAAGTCAAACAATCAGGTGAGGCAGGTGTCACAAATCCACCACAGCCCACACAAGTGCTGGAGCCCGACGGCAGAATCAATCGCAATGATCTCCCCAACTCAGGTAGCACTGCCGACAAACCTAAAACCTCAGATACGTCTGCTGATTCAGGCTTGGCCAATGAAACCAAGCCTATCACGGAAACACAGGCAGTCAACAACCCACCAGGGCAAGGATCTCAACTTCTGGATCCCAGTCGCCAGCAGGCCAATCAAGGCAATGATTCAAAACCAACGTCCAGTTACGGACCGGGTGTAGGACAAGGCAATGACGATGCCAGTCCCACAAAAAATGCCACACGACAAGACATTGAACTCAGTTTCCAGGAAGATATTGTTCCGCAACCCAACGTGTTAGATAGCTATGCCAGTTATACCTATCAACTTAGTTGGTATTTGTTGAATAACGATGATTATCTAAAACTTATTCAAGGTGGCCGTAATGCTGATCTTGCCGCTGGCGAAGTTGGCATTGATGGCGGCCAACTGTTGATGCAAAGCGGCGGTGCGCATGATAAAGGCAATCCTACCTCGTCGGCTAATAATCAAACTGCCACTACGCAAAGTAGAAATCCTTATTTTAAACTTGATTACTACATTGATAGCCTGACACTTAAAAATTTGTTACCCGGGCATGCCACTGGCACAGCCAGCACAGCCACTGATTTTAAAATGACGGTGATTGAGCCTAATGGGATAAGTTTAGTTGACAATCTTAAAAAAGCAATAAAGAGCTATGCAGGATTAGACGTGTTTCCTTCGGCTCTGTATTGTTTGGTGATACGATTCCGTGGATATGATGAAAATGGAAATCCAGTGATAGTGGGCAACACTGATAGTGGTGGGGCAAAAACAGATCCGTACTCCATTGTGGTCAAATATATTCCTTTTGCCATAACAAAATTTGATTTTTCTGTTAGTAATCGATTAACTACCTATGATATAACAGCGGCCGTTGTGCAGAATGGGTTTCGACTTAGACAGACAGTGCAATTTGACACTGAGTTGACTGGAAGAACCGTAAGTGAAATGCTGGGTGGACAAAAAATAACCACCAGTAACTCTGAAGGGGCCAGGACCAATACAACAAGTCAGGCCAGCGGTGGCAAAAAAACATCAATTAGTCCAAAGTCATCAGGATCAGGCGCCAGTGGCTTCCCGTTAAAAAGTGCTGATCCCAGCAAAACAAATACCACGATCAAGGCCGCACCATCAGTGGATGCGCCAGGCACAGCAGCATCAGCACCGCAAGGGACCAATACCCCGGTGCGTGGATTGATGCAGGCTATGAATGAATATCAACAAGATCTAGTCAAAAAAGGAATTTACGAAAAAGCCGACGAGTATGTTATTGAGTTTGCCAACAACAGTATTGCCAATGCCACGGTAAAGAAACCAGGAAATCTGGCAATCGATGCTACACCAATGAATTCTACTCCAGACGCTAGAAAAAGTCTTGACGAAACGAGTCAGATGATTGCATCACAAAGAAATTTTGCTATACGTCCTGGCAGCAGTTTAGTGCAGGCCATTGAAATGATTGTGCGTAACAGCAGCTATATTACAGATCAACAGCTCAACATTGTTGATGAAGAAACCCAACAAGAAAAACCCAATGGTACACCTATAAACAGTTTTGCTTGGTTTAAGATATCGTTAAAAGCCGAGCCATTGGGAAGCACCATAGATCGTAAACGAGGAGATTATGCCTATAAATTTACTTTTTTAGTCAGCATATACGAATCAAAGTCCATGATTAGTCCTTGGTTCCCACGTACACAATTTCGTGGAGTACATAAAAGCTATCCTTATTGGTTCACCGGACAAAATACTGCGGTGTTAGATTATCAACAGAGTTTCAACCATTATTATTTTAATGTGCTAAGTGGTACCAGTGATACTATATTAAAAGATTTTACTAGTAACTATAACGACATGCCAAGGTTTGTTTATCAGCCCACCAGTGGGGAAAGTTCACAAGGTGCTGATGGCAGAACTAACGAACCAGCAGCCAATGCAGCAGACTATCTCTATAGCCCAAGTGATATTGGCAAAGTTAAAATAAAAATTCTTGGCGACCCTGCTTGGATAATGCAAGGTGAGATATATCGCGGCCTTGATCCGCGAACATTTAGTTTCAGTGCATTTAATCAAGACGGCACTATAAATTTTGATTCACAAGAAATCTTATTTGAAATTGTATGGCAACGTCCTGTGGACTATGACGTTGAAACCACTGGGTTGATGAACCCTAATAAATTTTAATGGAATAAACTAATCATGGCGATAACTGAAAATCGAGCATTGAGAGATAAACGCAATGCCCTGGTAGACGAATTGGGCAAGATTAATGACCAATACAATACTTTGCGCGAAGATGTACTCAGCGGTGATCAACAACGAGCTGCTGCAGCCCTAGGCCCGCTTGAATCACTTGCCACACAATTGGCAGCACTTTCACTTCAGGTGCGCAATGTTCAAGTGGCCAACAGTACAGGGAATAATTTTGATCCCAAGTTGGCTCAGAGCCTAGAGGAATTAATTAACAATGTAATTGATACACAAAATGGAACGTCCATTGCAACAAGTCTAGCAAACAAGGCCGTGAGAATTGGCGCCACACAAAACAACACTCAAAGTGCCGGTGAAGAAGTCAAACAATCAGGCGATGCTGGTGTTACAAATCCAGCACAGCCCGCACAGACTTTTACCAATCCAGACGCTGCCGCCGCCACTGCTACGCAACCTGATCCAGTGGTTGCTGTGTCTAACAACGACACCCCCGCCATTGGTGCTAGTTCCAGCCCCAGTCCTGACGCCACTGCCACTACAACACAAACCAATTCTGAAGAGGCCATAAACCGTGGGGGAACATTAGCTCATGGAGAAACAGTTGCAACCGCAGAAAATAAAACAGAACAAAGTTATGTGTTTAGTGCAGTGTCAGTGGTTAGTGAATTTCGGCAAGGTCGATTTGAACAAACTTTAGAAGGCGTCCTTTATTTCTTCCCAAGACCAAAAACTTCTCAACTTGTTGATCCCCCAGTCAAAGCCGCAGATCTTGGTAGTCAGAGTTTTGGATTAACTCCCAATAACAATACACCTCGGGTCAATGCAGGCAAGAAAAAGGTAGCTTCGGCACAGGATGTAAGAAAGGCCACTATAGGCAATCAGACATTCCCTCTTAAAGGTGATGCGTCTGGCAGCCAGACATTTCCTCTGAAAAAAGATACGGCTGTGTACTGGGGACAAGGAAATTCGCCAGGCGGTGTCAGTATTAGTGGTAGTGTGCAAGGCCCGCAGCAAAGTGGCGATAACATTTTTGGCTGGGGCGGATAACTCGATATACAACTGAAAGAAGATAAATGGCAGATAATTATTACACCACACACGGCAGACCTTCGGGATATAAATTTGACCGCGGTGGGATTTCGGCGGAGATGGGGCCGTATGTTGGCGAGGTGATGAACAACGTTGACAGCATTCGTTCAGGACGCTTGCAAGTTTACATCGAACAGTTTTCTGGCGGCAACAAAACCAACAGCAAACTCTGGCGCACAGTTCGATACTTGCCCCCATTCTATGGAATAACACAAAAACCCAACGGTGGCGGCGCTGGTGATGGTACTTGGACCAGCAATCAACACACCTACGGCATGTGGTTCACCCCACCAGACATTGGGGTAAGAGTGATGTGCTTTTTTGTGGCTGGTGATCCATCGCAAGGGTATTATCTTGGATGTATTCCTGAGCCAGGTGTTAATCACATGATACCTGCGATAGGTTCTGCTCCCAAGGGTCAATACATTCCTGGCAACAAAACACAGGCCAAATACACTGAAACATCGCCGCAGCAGCCAGTGACAGAAATCAACGCCAAGAGCAATTCAATTGTCAGTAATCCTAGATTCTTTGATTCGCCAAAGCCTGTTCATGCTGTAGTAGCTGGCACATTTTTTCAACAAGGACTAGACAAAGATACCGAACGCGGTCCAGTCAACAGCAGCTCGCAGCGTGAAAGCCCCAGTGCAGTATATGGAATTTCAACACCAGGTCGCCCAGTATATCAAAGCGGAGTTGGTCCTAATGAAATTCGCAAAGCCTTGATGGAGAATAAACTCAGTCCGGCAGATGTGACTGTGATTGCACGGCAAGGTGGCCATACTGTTGTCATGGATGATGGTGATCTAGAAAATCAAAATGCCATGATTCGCCTGCGCACCAGCAAAGGTCATCAGATCACAATGAGTGACGACGGCAACTTCTTTTACATTGTGCATGCCAATGGGTTGACCTGGATTGAACTAGGCGTAGAAGGCACAGTGGATGTGTTTAGCACGAACTCTGTAAATATTAGAACACAGGGTACAATTAACCTACATGCTGACAAAGACATCAATATGTTTGCCGGAGAGAAGATCAATATCAAAGCAAAAATAAATGTTGGATTGGAAAGCGATCAAACCATTACCACGTTCAGCCAGGGCAAAACTACCCTGTACAGCAAAGCTCAATTGGGCATACGAGCTGATGGCTCTTTGGCACTCAAAGGTGCAGGGGGAAGTTTTGATGGCGGCGGAGCATTGAAACTCAAAGGTGGTCGTATTGATCTCAACGGCGGCGGTGCAGACGATGTAGCACCGGTCAAAGTCATGACAAAGTACACCATGGACGACACAAAGTTTGATGCGTCAACTGGTTGGCAAGTAGAAACCAATAAATTACAAAGTGTTGTGACACGAGCTCCTACGCACGAACCTTGGCCCTATCATAACAAAGGAGTGGCAGTTGCAGTGACTATTGGCGAAGGCGCCAGTCCACCACCTGCTGCTGTGCCGGTGCCAGAAAACGTTTCTATTACAAAGAACTAACCATGGCAGACACAGCTGATAACAAATTAGTTTACACCGGACAAGACCCTATAGTCTGGAATCGGGTCAATAAGCTACGTCTAGAACAAGGATTACCTGGTCTGACTGATATAGGTCTCCCAAGGCCCGTGGATGATGGTAAATCTTTTAACAGCCCTTATTCGCAGTATACTCCTGCAACCGGCGCAGCCACAGGATCAGGATCTAAGTTTACTTTTAATTTTGGCGGAGAAAATTTTACAGTTAATGCACCCGCTGGTACCACCGAAGAACAGGCACGAGCAATTTTTGATCAGCAGGCCAGCACCGGAAGCCTTACCGGGCTAAAACCAGGACAAACGTTGGATGCTGCCAAACAATTTGCCGGGGGGTTGCTCACAGCAGCCAGCCAGCTCAATGTTTCACAATTGGCCAGTGGCCTAAGTGGATTAACCAGTGGGATAGGCGGTGGCATAACCAGTGCATTAGGGGCTGTGACACGATTCACCGGAGGTACAACTGGAGGAATAACCAGTGCTCTAGGAGCTGCGTCAAGGCTCACTGGTGTACCCATCAAGAATCCCATGAATGTTGCTGACTTTGTCAAAGTTGGGGTTGGGGCTACCAAAGAAATAGGAGCACTGAGCAGCACACAGGTGCAAGGCCTATTAGGGCAAGCCGCAGCCAGTACCGGGCAATCAGTCAATGCTTACAGCCTAGACAAAGGCATAGGGCAGTTTGGCATCAACCCAGCACAGTTAGAACAAACAGGATATTTGAAACCAGGAACCTTGGCACAGTACACCAAGAATGCTCAAGTCACACAGGCCGACATTGACGAAGCTCAAAGAGTCAATGCATCAGGTGGCAGCACTACACCGGAAATCATAGCTTCAAATCGCAAAATCAAAGATGTATTAAATGTCAGCGGTGTTTGGACTGGCAAAGGAGGTGTTAGTAATTTGACTTCTCTAGTGGGCGATTCAACCAAACAACTGTCAGTGCAGTCCAACATAATGGAAACCGGATACAAATCGTTAGAGAAAGCCGGCGTCATCACTGCTGGCACTGCCAAAGATGCCATAGGTGGCTTGGTACAATCAGCTGGAAAGGTTGGAGCTGCATTGACTGCTGCCTGGAGCAAAGGCACAGCACCAGCTGGCGCAGTTGATGCAATCAACAATTTGGCCAAGCAAGGGCTTACTGCAGTGAATTTTACAGATTTTAAATTGCCCGCTGGCGCATCAGGTGAACAAATAGCCACTGGTGTAACAAACACTGTGAATCGCAAAGTGTTGAATCAATCAGTGACGGCATTTATTGGTGATGCCAAGGTACCCTCAATAGATTACGGACAACCAGTCGCTGCAGCGGCGCCAACAGCAACTCCGTCTGTGGTCAGCACCGGAGCCCTTGATGAACCGTCGGCATCGGATCGAGCTGAATTTAAACGACTCACAGAAGAAAAAGCAACATTGGGCAGACAGGTTGACTTTGACGATCAAGAGTACAATCGCCTACGAAGCATATATGGGCGCGATGATCTACAGGTCATTGCTGCTAGAGACAAGTGGGAAGCAGATTTAAATAAGTATAGAGCAGTGATTAAAACGTTGAACGCATTGGTGGATAAGTATCCTGCTTTACTCTATTACTAAAAATATGACAACATTTATTGGCTACAACACCATCAATCAATACAAGAAGTTTACACTGGTAGATCAGGATCTCATCAAGCGCGATCTTCTCAATGCCTTTAACATACGCCAGGGTGAGCTGGTGGGCAGGCCTGCATATGGTAGTGCAATCTGGGATTTCTTATTTGAGCCACAGACACTTGAAACTGAAATCGCCATGAAAAGTGAAATACAACGTGTGGCTGGCGGCGATCCCAGACTCACAATAGCCAACATCTACACCTATCCGCAAGAAAATGGTATCTTAATTGAACTGCAAATACAAATAGTGTCCAGCTCCAACGCTGAAATACTCTCTATATTCTTTGATCAAGAAACCCGTAGAGCCAGTTACATATAACTGCGCGGTTTTCAGGGCCATAAATACAAAATAATATATTACTATGGCTAAAACTACCAGACAAACAGTTATTTTTGGGGTCGAAGACTGGAAACAGATCTATCAGACCTATCGCGAAGCTGACTTTCAAAGCTACGATTTTGAGACTCTACGCAAGAGTTTTGTAGACTACTTGCGTTTATACTATCCTGAAACTTTTAATGATTACATTGAAAGTTCAGAGTTCATTGCACTGCTAGATGTCATTGCTTTCATGGGACAATCGTTGGCTTTTAGAGCTGACTTAAATGCCCGTGAAAACTACATGGACACAGCCGAGCGGCGTGATTCTGTCAATCGACTAGCCAGTTTGGTCAGCTACACTGCCAAACGTAATGCTGCAGCTCAAGGCTTGGTCAAAGTCACTGCAGTGTCTACCACAGAAAACATCACAGATTACAACGGTGTAGACCTAGCCAATATCACTGTGAACTGGAATGATCCCACGAACACAGACTGGTTTGAACAGTTTACTTCTATCATCAATGCAGCGTTGATCAACAGTCAACGCTACGGTAATCCCGGAAACAAACAAACAATTATTGATGTTAGAACAGAAGAATACACCTTGAATTTAGTGCAAGGATACTTGCCAGTGATTCCTTACACTGCCACAGTGGACGGGGTCAACATGCCGTTTGAAGCAGTCAATGCCACATCTTCAGGCCGCACATATTTGTATGAACCTGCCCCGTTGCCCAATGGTGCGTTTAATATTTTATATCGCAATGATCAGTTGGGATTTGGATCAAACAACACTGGATTTTTCTTTTTGTTCAAACAAGGATCGTTGCAGTCTGCAGATTTTAACTTGGCAGAAAAAGTCAGTAATCGTGTGGTTGCCATCAACATTGATGGTATCAACAATGAAGACCGTTGGTTATTCCAACTTGATGATGTTGGAACAGTTCAGTCTGAATGGCTATACACTGAATCAGTGTACACGGCTGCTGCTGAACAAAGCACCACCGGCTTGCGTAAAATTTATTCAACACAAAGTCGCAGCAATGATCAAATTTCTTTGACTTTTGGCGATGGAGTATTCTCTGCTATTCCAGTGGGACTATTTCGCGCCTATGTTAGATCATCAAACGGTCTTGAATACATCATCAATCCTGAAGAAATGCAGAGCATTGTTCTACCAATCAGCTATGTGAGTCGCACTGGTAGAATTGAAACACTGACATTTACTGTAAATCTACAAACGCCAGTGAGCAATGCACAGTCGCGAGAATCCATTGATGAGATCAAGCAACGTGCTCCTGCTCGCTATTACACACAGAATCGTATGGTCAACGGTGAAGATTACAATCTGTTTCCGTTTACCCTGTACAACTCAATTATCAAATCCAAGGCATTGGCTCGTAGCGCGATCGGAACATCGCGGTATCTTGAACTAGTTGACACCACTAACAAGTATGCCAGTACCAATGTGTTTGGCAGTGATGGCGGCCTCTACAAAGATAATACACTGCCTACATTCCAGTTTTCATGGTTTACCACCAACGATATATCTGACGCAGTCACAAATAAAGTTCAGCCAATTCTGCTAGAACCTGGTATGCTACAATTTTACTATGCTAATTTCATAAGGCCAAATCTTGCCACGTTGAATATTTCATGGAATCAAAGTACATCACTGACAAATTTATGCACTGGATATTTTAAAAATATTGCATCTCCGTTTGCCCCTTATCCAGTGGGCTCGTTTTCCAGCAGCAATACAAAGTACGTTGTGCCCAATGCTCTAGTAAAATTCATCCCACCAGACGGATATTATTTTGATCAATTCAATCATTTAGTTGCAGGTATACCCACCGCAGACACTGACAAACTTTTTATCTGGGCCACAGTAACCGGTGTTATATTAGATGGCACTAATCAAGGCAAAGGAAATCTCACAGATGGGTCTGGCCCAATCGCTCTCAACAATTTTGTGCCAACTGGGGCTATTGCCACACAAGTTATACCATTGTTTTTGACGGATTTGCCTTCAACTATAGTTCAAACTATGATTGAATCAATTCGGTTGTATCGTAATTTTGGTCTTGGTTATAACAATCTGACTTCAACCTGGTATATAATCACTCAAACAAACCTCAATGCTGATGGAGCATTTAGTTTAGTCAATCAACAGAGCACTGCTGGTGTTTACGGTGACGCAAGCTGGCTAATCAAATTCATAACTGATGGCACACAATATTCTGTTACAGCACGTGAGTTGACATATTATTTTGCGTCAGTGCTGCAGACCCGATTCTTTTTTGAATCAGGTGCCAGCATTTATGATTCTCGCACAGGCACTGTAATCAAAGACTTTATTCGTGTATTAAAAACCAACAGTCAGCCTGCCAGCAATTCGCCCTTGTCCGGTGACACCACTATGCAAATTATTGGTCAGCCTGAACAGAGCGATGGGTATGTTGACGATTTCCAGGTCATTGTGAGCTTTCAGGACTCAGACGCTGATGGTGCAGCTGATAATCCAGATTTCTTTGAAGAAATAGTGGGACCAAATCCCACAGTGGGTCAAAGTGGATCATTGGTATTCTTAGAAGCCACAGTGGACTTTGATAATTTACAGCGATACCTGTTGACTGAAAAAGGATATGTGAATTACCAATACGGAACTCTGTCAGAAATTACAGCAAATTCTGATCAATATCTTGATGGCCAAGTGTTTTACGCCTATAATGATCTGGCATTTTATGTATTGACTATTGCATTTGACGGAACTCGTTCGCTCACACAATCTACTGAATTTCTAGCAAGAACGGGCCGACAGGATTTGTACTATCAGTATCGTCACAACAGTTTGTTGACTAATAGAATTGATCCTTCAATTACAAATATTATTGATGTGTATGTCGTCACACAGAGTTACTACACTGCCTATCAAAACTGGATCAAAGATTCAACTGGCACTGTGGTTAAACCCGTGGTGCCCACAATTGACGAACTCACTACAGAATTTCAAAAGTTACAAGATTACAAAATGATTTCAGATAATTTGATTTTAAACTCTGTGGTGTTTAAACCTTTGTTTGGAGCCAAAGCTTCAACTGAACTTCGTGCCACTATCAAAGTAATTAGAGCATCCAACAGCACTGCCAGTGTCAGTGAAATCAAGAATCTTGTTGTGGCCAGTCTCAACACGTATTTTACCATCGACAAGTGGGACTTTGGTGATACATTCTACTTCTCTGAGCTTGCAGCATATATCCATTCGCAGATCGGAACTATTGTAAGTTCTGTGGTATTGGTCCCAGTAAACCCACAAAAGAGTTTTGGTGATTTGTATGAAATTAGATCAGCACCAAATGAAATTTTTGTCAATGCCGCCACAGTGGCAAACATCGAAGTTATTGATGCATTGACAAGTACCAATATTAGAACAGCACCTGGCAGCGGAGTGATTTAATGGCACGAGTACGCACAGTAGAGTTTTTACCTGAGATTTTTCAAACCTCAACTAACAGACAGTTTTTGGCCAGTACTCTTGACCAACTGGTACAAGAACCTTCATTTAAAAAAACCCAGGGATATATTGGTCGCAAGATTGGCCCGGGAATAAACCCCACTGATGCTGACTATGTGGTTGAACCCACAGCCGAGCGTGCCAACTATCAATTAGAGCCATCGGTTGTTTTCAAGTTACCTGACACAGACACTGTGTACGATACCATCACTTATCCGGGTATTACAGATGCATTGAAATTACAAGGCGCTGATGTTACACGCAGTGATCGATTGTATGGCAGCCAATATTATGCATGGGATCCTTTTGTTGCCTATGACAAGTTGGTTAACTTTTCTGAATACTACTGGTTACCGTCGGGTCCACTGAGCGTTGCTGTCACCGGTGGCGTTATTCCCATAAGAAACACAATTGAAGTAACTCGTAATCCAGGATTTTATAGTTTCAGTGACGCTCAAGGGCAGAATCCTGTTATCACGTTGGTTCGTGGTGGCTCATACCAATTCAGTATTGCACAAAACAAAAAGAACACAGTCAATTATCGTGTAACGAATCAAGGCAACAAAGCCTACATTATTGACTACCAGGCCAATCCGGCTATTACACTGGTACGTGGCAACACCTACATCTTTACATTAAGTATTGATGGCAATTACCCATTCTGGATTAAAACAATTGCCAGTACCGGAGTAGTTAATGTTTACAGCACCGGAGTAACCAATAACGGTGCTTTTGATGGCACAGTTACTTTTACAGTGCCACAAAATGCACCCAACACTCTGTACTATAGCAGTCAAACCAGCAGTCAGATGCAGGGTGTATTCAATATCATCAGCGGAGAGCCAGGCACTGGTCCAGGATTTTATATACAGGCGCAGCCCGGGGTCGATGGCAGTATGCCCACTACTCCAAATATTTCCAGCAGAGATGTGTTGGGAGTTGTCAACAACGGTGAAGATCTTGGTACAGTAACATTTAATGTTCCATCAAAAACTGCACAGAACTTTTATTATAATTTAACGTCAATTGATTCTGTTGACTTGTTGAGTCAAATTAAATTCAATGAAATCAACAATATCTATGTTGATGATTTTCTTGCTGCGTATCCCGCAGGTATTGATGGAGTAACTGATCTTGAAAATCGTACATTGGTGTTTGATATTCCTTCGTTGGAAGGCACAGGAATAGATGTTGATACCGCAATTGCCGGCGGATGGTTGCGTACTACTTTTTACAGTCCAGACTATGCGGCCGACCCTACCCCAGGGTACAACGAAGAACCCTATGATTTAACCACAAGTATTGTTAGCCTAAACGAACGTTACAGCGTCTGGCAAATACAGTTTAATACCGACGACGACGGTGGGCAGTACATGACATTGGCAGTCAAACAAGAAGTCAATGAGTTTGAAAAATTTAGAATCGTATTTGGTGTCCAATGGTCAAGTACTCAATGGTATCGCAGCGACAACAGTTATTTTGAAAAAATACCACTGTTGACCGCAGTGCTAGATACCGTGTTCTATCAAGACAGTCTTGATCCAACATTAGTAGGTGAAATTAGATTAATTGATCCAACTGTAGAAACAACGCTTGACCTTGACACTATTATTGGTAAAAAACAATACACCAGTCCCAACGGAGTAAAATTTACCAATGGATTAATAGTACAATTCCGCGGCAATGTAACGCCAGAATCCTATGCCAACAATGAATATTTTGTTGAAGGGGTCGGCGAAGCCATTGTGTTGGTACCAGTTACAGAGCTGGTTACTCCGGAAACTTATACTCAAAGTTTGTCGGTGAGTTTTGATGTTGTGCCATATGACATTGGCAACTACGATGTCAGTAATAATCAACCAATTGAACAAGACTACATCACAATTAATCGAGCCAGTACTGATAGAAATGCCTGGTCACGCAGCAACCGGTGGTTCCATAGGCAAGTGCTTGAAGAATCAGCCTCGTACAATAATACCACACCACTATTGGATCTTGCTGCAAGAGCTCGCAGACCTATTCTTGAATTTCAAGCCGGAACAAAACTCTTTAATTCTGGAACAGCCGGTAAAAATCCAGTCAACATCATTGACTTTACGACATTAGACGCATTCAGCGATATCAATGGAGTCCTTAACACTTACATTATCAATGGGTATACATTGGTCAACGGGTCACGGGTTATTTTTGCAGCTGATACTGATCCCAATGTTCGAAATAAAATCTACACAGTTGAGTTAATATCACCTGACACTGTTCTTCCTCTAATCGCCGAGCCCATCATTAATCTCACTGTGGCTGATGATGGCGATGTCAGTTATAACAATCAGACCGTATGCTTAAATGGATCCACACTGCAAGGTAAAAGTTTTTGGTTTGATGGTGTGACTTGGCAAGAAGCCCAGGAAAAAACCAGCACCAACCAATCTCCGTTATTTGATGTGCTGGTCAACGGACATAGTCTATCCGACACTGTGTATTTTGGTAGCAGCACATTTCGCGGTAGTAAACTATTTTCTTATGCTGTTGATTCAGCCAGTGTAGCGGATCCAATTTTAGGATTCCCACTAAAGTATCTAACAATTAACAATGTTGGAGATATTGTTTTTGACAATAATTTTTACACTGATACTTTTGTTTACGTAGAAAATCGAATAAGTTTAACTGAGCCAATTAGCCAAGGTTTTGTTTACCGTTACCTTGACCAAGTGGCTTATACTAGAAAAATTGGGTGGGCTACTGCACCATATCAAAATGCAACCTACCAACAATTTCAATTTACCTACACTGGTCAACCACTGTTGTTGGATGTTCGGGTTCGTGATCAAATAATTGATCCCTATGTTCCTCAAACTTATCCAGTAATAAAATTATATGCAGGGTCTAAGTTTCGAGACCCCGGCACCTACACTTACACACAAACCGAATTTACTACAATAATCAACGTTGATTCAACTATAGCACCAGGTGAAACTATTATTGTGTTGGCACTCAGTGATCAAGTTAGTTCTGTGGCATTTTATCAAGTGCCATCAAATCTTGAAAACAATGCGTTGAATCAAAATCCAAACACAGTGACCTTGGGCACTGTGCGCACTCACTATCAGACCATCTGTGAAAATTTAATTACTATTCAAGGCACTATCAACGGGTCAAACAACAGCAGAGACCTTGGATATATTGCGCCATATGGGTTAAACATTCTGCAACAAAGTTCTCCCTTGACATTGGCCGGATATTTTTTACGTGATCAAAATTATGAATTGTTCACGGCATTGGATTTCAACACCAGAGAGTATACCAAATACAAAACTCAGCTGTTGGATCTTGTTGCTGCTAGAGATTGGGGATCACAGACTTCTGCACAAATCTTAACCAATGCAGTGGCTATATTAACTGCTGGGCGCACAGAATCAAGTCCATTCTATTGGTCAGATATGTTGCCAGCCCGTACAGTATATGCATCAACAACATATACTCATACGCCTATCAGCACCAATTCTTTCAACACTTCAAGAGTGTATGATTTTAATTCAAGTAACTATTATGCAGTATTGGTGTATGTCAATGGTCGGTTACTGACTTTAAATTTTGAATACACTGTTGCTGTAGATGCACCTATAATTATAATCACCGCACCGTTGGAAGTTGGTGATGTGATTATTATTCAGGAATTTGATACTACTGTGGGCAATTATGTGCCCAATACGCCCACTAAGATGGGTTTATATCCTGCGTTTCGTCCACAGATTTATTTAGATACTACTTACGTTACTCCCACCACAGTGATTCAAGGGCACGATGGTAGTATAACTGTGGCATTTGATGACATTCGTGATGAAATTTTATTGGATTTTGAAACACGAATCTACAATAATTTAAAAATTCACAGTGTTCTCCCTATCAGTGCAACTGAAATCATTCCTGGACAATTCCGTGTCACTGAATATAGTCAGAGTGAAGTCACTGATATTCTCAGTGCTGATTTCTTGACCTGGGTAGGATCCAACAAGTTAGATTACTCGGCACAACAGTACATTGCAACCAATCCTTGGACTTACAACTACAGTCAGAGTTCAAACAAATTAACTGGCGCACCTTTGTTAGGAGGCTGGAGAGGTATTTACGAATATTTCTACGATACAGATCGTCCCAATGAAGCACCGTGGGAAATGTTGGGATTTACCGAACAACCCATTTGGTGGGAAGATCGATATGGCGTAGCACCCTACACTTCAGGTAACTTGGTGTTGTGGGATGATTTGAGCCTAGGGCGTGTGGCTGATCCAGCCGGCGCATATATCTTGCCTCAATATGTTCGCCCAGGACTGACACAGGTATTACCAGTAGACGGTGAAGGTGCATTGATACCTCCGCTGGAAAGCGTAGTTGGATTGTACTCTCGTACAACATTTCAGCGCAGTTGGAAAATTGGCGATGATGGTCCGGTTGAAAATGCCTGGAGAACCAGTTCAAGCTATCCATTTGCAATCATGCGATTGTTTGCGTTGACCAAGCCTGCTAAATTCTTTTCATTGTTGGTTGATCGTGATCTGTACAAATACGACACCGCATTCAATCAATATCTCTATAATGGCCGCTACCGAGTTGATGCCAACGCCATTGAGTTATACGGCAATGGTGTCAGCAAAGCCAGTTATATAAACTGGATTGTTGACTACAACACCTATCTAGGAAATACTTCCACAACTGCAGTACTCAAACAAAATCTCAAAGGACTAGGGGTACAGTTGGCATATCGCATGGCTTCTTTCTCAGACAAACTATACATCAAAGTCTATACTGAAAAGCCCAGCCCCAACAGTTTAAACACCAGTTTGTTGCTGCCTGATGACAGCTATGATTTGTTCTTGTACAAAAATCAACCATCAGATGACATTGTCTATAGTTCAATAATTGTTCAACGTGTGCCCGATGGCTACAATGTATTTGGCTACGGCATATTACATCCGTACTTTGAAATTTTAATCAGCAAACCAACTGGGCCACGAGTTACAATTTCTGCCGGTAATACCACAGCCACAGTGCCGGTGACCTACAGCAATGATATTGTACAAGTACCTTACGGGTATGTATTCACCAATGAAACTGCAGTATGTGATTTTATTCTCAGCTACGGTGCATTGATGTCAGCACGTGGTATGATTTTTGATGATGTAGAAAATGGACTAACTCTAAACTGGGCTCAGATGGCCCAAGAATTTTTGTACTGGAGTAATCAAGGATGGGGGCCAGGTAGTATCATAAATCTCAATCCCACTGCACAAACGCTGATGGTCACACGACCTGGCCTTATTGTTGATAGTATTGTGGAGCGTGGTGTACAGACTGTTCTTCAGGATCAAAATCGTCAACGGTTGGCGGTGCGTGATCTGGTAGTTGATCGGTACGATAATACTTTCAAGGTGACCAGCCAAACCGAACAGACTATCAATTATATTGATCTCAAATTTACTGCCTACGAACACATTGTTGTTCTTAAAAATGTCAGTGTGTTTGGGGACTTGATTTACGATCCGGTCACTGCTGCTCGTCAGGGACGATTGCTGTTGGTAGCGGCCACAACCACTGACTGGAACGGGCAGCTTGATGCACAAGGGTTCATTCTCAATCAGAACAATATCAAGGAATGGCTGCCAGATGTCAAGTATACCAAAGGCCAAATTGTTACTTTTAAAAACAATTACTACAGCGCAGCAACTATTGTAGAACCAAAAAATGAATTTGATTTCAATGATTGGTTAATCAGCGATTATACCAAGATTCAGAAAGGGTTACTGCCCAACTTAGCCAACAAAGCCAATCAAATCCAGCAAAGTTATAACACCATCAGTGCTAATCTTGAAAGAGATCAAGACTTGTTGAGTTATGGACTTATTGGATTCCGGCCAAGACAATACATGACTGCACTGAATCTTGACGATGTCAGTCAGCTCAACGTATACAAACAGTTCCTGGGATCCAAAGGTACAAAATTCGCCATAGATTTATTTGGCAATGCAAGTTTTGGCAAAGAAGCAGCACAGTATACTGTCTATGAAAATTGGGCAATATTAAAAGGGGTATATGGTGCTCAGGCCAATCGCAGTTTCTTTGATATTAGACTCAATCAGGCATTGCTGACCTCTAATCCTAGTACGGTGCAAATAATACAACCTTTTGAGTTTTCACAAGCAGATCAAACAGTTACCTTGGACACACTGTGGAGAGAAAGCTACAAAATCACCAGCCCCAATGTTTTACCAACCATCACCAAACAAGTAACAGATGTCAACTTGCCTAGTTCTGGTTATGTAAATCTCAATGACATTGATATCACAGTGTTTGATATCAACAATCCAGATGCAATAAATGCAGCACTATCTACAATTGGGGTCGGAACAACAATTTGGTTCGCAAAAATCAATGACTATGATTGGGGAGTATATCGTTGTTCTCATGTTCCAGGTGCTATTGTTGAAGTTGCAGATAATCTTGATGGTACCTCAATTGTTTTGTTCAATGAACAACATAATCTGGCAGTCAACGATCTTATTATTATTAAATTTTTCTCCACTAATATCAATGGTGTTTACAAGGTTTTTTCAGTACCATCAATAAACACCATTACCATCATCTATGAATTTGTTAATACTCCAGAAACCACTGTACTTGGTGCAGGGGTTGGTCTTAAATTAGAAACTGCCAGAGTGGCTCAGGCCAGTGATATTAATGAGTTACCATATGTCAATGAAATGCAATCCGCCAGCCAGGTCTGGGTCGACGACATTGGTGACGGTCTTTGGTCTGTGTTGGAAAAAGAAAATCCCTGGACGTTCTCACAGTATATTTTGCCTATTCGATCAGCAAATTCTAAATGGGCGTATGCCATTGCGCAGACTCAAAATAATAATATTTCTCTCATCTCTGCGCCGTTTTTAAGCACTGGAATAGTGTATCAATACAGTGTTAATTCAATTGGACTCTTCTCTGAAGGCTCCTTGTTGAGTTTGAATGCACCAGCAGTGTCTGGATATGGCTCTTCAATTACCATTGGTAATAATAGTTGGGGGGCAACTGGTGCTCCGACTAGTAATGACATTGGATACGCCAGTGTTTTATATTACAACGGTGAAACACAGTCTTTTGTAAATTCTCAATTGTTGTTGGCTCTTGATCAGCCGGGACCGGCAGAGTTTGGTTACAGCATGGCCATGAGCAGAAATGAGCGTTGGCTGTATATTGGTGCACCGGCAGTCAACGCAGTGTATGCATATGGACAAGTTCCGGTGCCCGTGCAATATCTGACCTACAAAACCACAAGTCTCACCACTAGATTCAGTACAGTTGGGATCCAATATGACTATCCAGAACAGTTAGATGTCTATCTCAATGATACACCGCAGCGGTTAGGATTAAACTACACTGCTAGTTCGACTTTTATAACATTTGTTGACATTGTCAATGCAGATGAAACTGTGACCATTTATCGTCGCACCAGAACTCAGCTTGATTTTAACCAGTACAATGATATCTCTCCCAATACATCAACAGGGGTAGGAACCGGCGCTACATTTAATATTGATGTCACTCGTGGAATATATTCGGCTACTATACACACCAATGGAATAGACTACAGCCCGGGCGATGTTTTAACTATTTACGGTACGCAATTAGGTGGAGGAGTACCATCTGACAACTGTATAATCACAGTGGATGACGTGACATTTGCAGGGAATATTGCTGATTTTACTATCACAGGGTCAAGATCAGCGGCTCAAACAATATTCCCCATCAGCCAATATCTTTTTACTGCGCAAAATATCAATTCATTCACCGTAACGGTAAATGGTATCATACAGCGTCCTAAGATTGATTATGAATGGGAAAAATCAGACAGTAGCCTCCCAGACAGCACGCTCAATGATTACGATCTAGTGTTTGTGACATCACCGGCGGCGGGTGCAGAGATCTTTGTTGATGCTGCGACATATTATGCCTATGCCGGAAAAATAGCAGTCAGCGGATTGAATACTGATGCAAGATTTGGTCATTCTGTGGCCACCAATGCTGATGGTTCAGAGATATTGATTGGATGTCCACAAGAAAATTACAATGGAACATATAGAGCAGGCACTGCTTATGTGTTTAACAGAAGTATCCAGAGGTTCCAGGTTGATAGTGTGTATGTTGAAAATCCCATATTCTCTGTGAATAGTAATTTAGATTTTCCACCAGCAGTGACAGTCAATGAAGTATTTTTAAATAACACCGCTCAGTGGGGCACCAACAGCACCAATACATTTACAGTGAGTTACCTTGGCGGCGGCTATACTGCTTCCACAGTGACGATCAATCAACCATTGAATATTGGCAACACGGTTGAGATTGATACAAATCAATTTCAGCAAGTACAAAAAATTACGCCCGAGCAACCTGTAGAACGTGCTTATTTTGGTAAGAGCGTAATATATGGATTATTTGACTGTGCCGTTGTAGCCGGGGCACCAGAAGACAGCTCAATATTGCCCCAGGCAGGTAGTGTACAGACTGACGTTAATCAAGCACGATTATATGGAACAATAACCAGTACCGTGGCTTCTCCTGCACTCACAGCTGGGGCAACATTGCGTATCAACAATTACGAAGTTGCTGTACCAGCGTCGCCAAATGATAATGTAACAGGACTGGTGGCAGCAATCAACGCCGCTGGCATTCCAAATGTTATAGCGGCAGTATCATCAGGGCTAGTGACCATTGATTTGATCAATAAGTTAGCAGCAGTGCCGTATCAAAAATTACTGGTGTCTCCGGGAATGATCGGAACAGGAGTCAACAGTGTTTACAACGATCTGGGATTCACCAACTACGTGTATGCGCAGACTCTGGTTAATCCCTACATCAAAGATGGATCAAATTTTGGTGCATCGTTGTCTACTCAAGGTGTTGATCTTCTAGTTGGAGCTCCTTATGGAACTCCACATATTATTGACACCTTTGATGGTGGCACAACATTCTTTGATGCAGGCAGCACTGTATTTTACACTGATATTTCACAGTGTGGCGCTGTTTATCAATTTGATTATCTACCATCGGCAGCCGAATCTGCACTTAATCCTGGTGCGTTTGTTTACGGGCAACAATTGTATTATAATGCATCAGAAACCAATGACATGTTTGGCACAAGCATTGATTATACCGGCACATCATTGATGATAGGTGCACCGGGTACTGCATTTGACACAGTGGTTGATAATGGTGCCTTGGTTGCTTATAGAAATGCCAATCAAACTCAGGCCTGGACAACAAAACATTATCAGGCACCAGCAGTTAATATCTATGCCATTAACTCAGTTACACTGTATGATCGTTTACAAAGTGCAAAAACAGAATTTTTAGATTTCTTTGACCCGCTGCAAGGAAAGATTTTAGGCGCTGCTCGACAGAACATTGATCTTATTGCTGCAATTGATCCGGCAAATTACAATGTTGGATTGGTCAACAATCAAGGAAATACCTGGGGAGCATCGCGAGTAGGAAAAATATGGTGGGATACCAGCACAGTGCGATTTGTTGATCCCGGGCAAGATGACATTGTCTATGCAAGTCGTCGGTGGGGACAGATCTTTCCCGGCAGCAGAGTAGATGTATATCAGTGGACTCAAAGTGATGTTCCTCCAGCTGATTACACTGGTCCAGGAACCCCATATTCAATTACGAGATATTCAGTGGGATCGTTACTCAATAGTTCAGGTGCCTTTATCACCGAATATTTTTACTGGGTACGCAACATTCCATCGGTGAACACCGCAGCCAATAAAACGCTCAGTGCTGAGGTAATTGCACAGTATATTGCATCGCCAATTGCCAGTGGTATTCCTTTCATGGCGCCAGTGTCGCCAAGTTGCATTGCAATCTATAACAGCAATAGCTATTTAAATTCATATGATACTATAATTCATGTTGAATTTGATAGACAAATCAACGATGACAATGTTCATACTGAGTTTCAATTATTAGCACAAGGAAGAGCTGCAAGTTTCTTAACTCCTGCATTGTATAGAAAATTACAAGATAGTTTTTGTGGGGTTGACCCGCAAGGGGGTGCAGTTCCAGATGTGTCCTTGAGTCCGGCAGAACGGTATGGAGTACAGTTCCGCCCCAGACAGTCAATGTTTGTAAATCGGTACCTTGCACTACAGAATTACATACAACATACTAATCTTATTTTAGCACAGTATCCAATAGCCGAAAGCCGGTCATTGACTCTGCTAAACAGCGAAGAGCCGATCCCCGCACAAGCCGGCAACTGGAACGAAGTGTTGGCCAATCTTGAAGAATTGAGCTGGCAAAACATTCAAATTGTACCATTGGGATACAAGTATCTAATATTGAGCGACAGTAACAACAACGGTCTTTGGACAATATACACAGTAGAACTTGCAGCAACACTGTTGCGCCGCTTGATATTGACAAAAGTTCAAAGTTATGATACCAAGACCTATTGGAGTTATATTGACTGGTATTCTCCAGGATTCAATCGCACCAGTATTCCAAGTCAAGAAGTTCCAAGTTATGCTGCGCTGGTGGCGTTGAATGTTCCAGTGGGCACAGTTGTTTTGGTTACCAGCAACGGCGAAGGTAAATTTGAAATCTATCAACTTGATACAACTGGCTGGAATAGAGTTGGTTTACAAGATGGCACTATTCAAATATCTGATGGCATTTGGAATTATGCCGAAGGTAAACTGGGGTTTGATGGTGAAGTGTTTGATGCACAGTATTTTGATCAAACACCGCAGACTGAAACTCGAAAAATCATTCAGAGCATCAATGAAGAATTGTTCATTGACGAATTACTGATTGAAAGAAATGACATCACTGTCTTGATGTTGAATTACATCTTGACCGAGCAGCTGGCACCTGAGTGGTTGACAAAAACCAGTTTGATTGATGTGGAACACAACATTCGAGAACTGTTACCTTACCCAACTTATAGACGAGACAATCAAGATTTTGTGTTGGACTATCTCAACGAAGTCAAGCCATATCATGTTCAGATTAGAGAATTTAATTTAAAATACAACGGCTTTGATAATTTTGCTGGAGATTTGGCAGACTTTGATTTGCCGGCTTACTATGATGCGGATATATCACCACCGCAATATGTCAGTCCAATTCTCACTGACAGTGAAATCGGACCCAGCGACCGTGCCGGCAACAATATTATCTGGCAGACAACACCGTATGATCAATGGTTTGACAATTACAAATTGTCAATTGAAGAAATTGTCATTGTTGATGGCGGAGCTGGATATACTTCCATCCCTACAGTAACCATCACCGGAACAGCAACCACACCGGCGACTGCATACGCTCGCATTAATTCCGCTGGAGAAGTTGTTGCTGTTGTTCTTGCTACCCCAGGACTGGGATATCTGACCACAGCTATAGTCACTATCACCGGCGGTGATGGCACAGGTGCAAGGGCTGTAGCTTACATGGGCAACGGTCTTGTACGTAGTATTTCTACTACGATTAAATTTGACCGCTGCGAATATCAAACCAATATATCAGAGTGGGAACCTAACATTACCTTTGACAACGGTCAGCTGGTAAGATACGATGCTAAAATTTGGGCAGCAAACAGTCCAGACAGTACCGGAGTCAACACACCAACGTTTGATATAGAAGATTGGATCTTAGTTCCGATTAACGATCTCAGTGGTGTTGACCGTACCATGGGTTACTATGTTGCTGGGGTTAATTCCCCCGGACGAGAATTACCACTGTTGATTGATGGAATTGATTACCCAGGAGTACAGGTCCTTGGACTACCGCTGGAATACGATACTGGATTTGATCATGGCCCGTTTGATGTTACTCCTTGGGATAACTTAGACTTTGGTCCAGAAGGTCGTCCCACCTACAGTGATACTATGTTAAATGCACAGTATCAAAGTAGTTTCCTTGACATATATCTTGGCACACGCCCAGATGATGTCAACATTGACGGTGGAGCATTTGTTGACACCTATTCAAGTCATGCTCCTCAAGAGTTAGTACCTGGCCAGGAATTTGATACACTTGATTTCCGTGTATATACTCGGCCTGGATCTGATTGGAATGATCTTGGTCATGGATTCAACATCCTGGCACTGCGCAGTGAGTACGATCCAGCAGCCCCGGTCATTTATTGGGGAGATGTTGGTGTAACACAAAATGTCAATGAACTAAACCCTGTAGGCCTGGACCTAAGCAACATTACTCAACAAAGAGATTTGACCCTGGGAATAAATTACACAATAGATTGGGTCGAACAAACGGTCACTATTTTAAGTGGTGCAGTATTGAATGATGTATTAATTGTAGATGTCTATCAAATGGGCGGTGGAAACCAGCTGCTTAGGGCCAACTATAACGGAGCCAGCGTTGGCACATTACTTGAGATTGCAGTTAACTTCGACGAAATTTATGAATTAGTTATCTTGGTCAACGGTGCAGAATTGACTGATGGAGTTGATTACATCTATGAAGGCATAGGATCAATAACACAAATTACGTTTTACGTAATTCTCACTGGCAGTGATGGTATAAGTCTAACTGTCATGGGCACTGAAACTCCAGAGCAGTACAGTTGGAGTAAGCCAGTGACTGAGTATATTACAGTGTTAGAAACCCCATCACTGGCCACGGCTATACTAACTTATCCTTTGGCAAATCCCATGATAGGGTCAAACAGTGACAACGCCTATGTCACTGTCAATGGATTTATGGCCAGACCATCGCAGGGAATTGAATGGTATGGCGATGGATCTAGTGCAGAGTTTCTCATGCCAGTTCGTGGTGGCTACAGTCAGGGTCTTATTGCTGACAATGAAGTTCACGTCTATGTCAATGATGTTGAACAAATATTAGGCAGTCAATTTACCGTGGTTCCTTGGGACGGGTTCAGTGACAGAACAATTATATTAAGCTATGTTCCGGCAGTTGGCGATCGAGTATTAATTTGTGTTAACACCCGAGCTGATTATATAATTTCATATGATGGAACAGAGTGGAATATTACATTTAGACCATCAGGTTTATTTGGTATATTCCCCGGGGATATTGTTGCAGTGACCAGCTGGAACGACACCAGCCAACAAAATATTGTACAAAAAGTTTGGGTAAGTCCTCTTTCTACAGGTGGTACCAATACTGAAACATATGATACATATCCTTTTGATTTTGGAACAGTATCTGGTGACCCAGGCAGCTATGATTTCAGCGAAGGTATCATTGTCAATTACAATGATTTTAATCTGGATAGGGTTCAGCAAAATGCCAATCGTATGATTGTGACTTACAATGGGCGCAGACTCTTCAATGGCGCTGGGTTTACTGTGCAATACGATGATACTACGTCATATTTAATATTGCCATTTGTCATCAATGTGACAGATGTTGTTGTAGCTACACTGTTTACCAATGATATAGTACCCGAGGCAATGGCTTTCAGGATATTCCAAGATATGCGGGGAACCCAGGCCACTTATAGAATTTTACCTAGCAGCGAAACTACGCTGGCGGAGAGTGTGCTTTATGATGATGATGTTATATATGTCAACGATGCGGGAAATCTGGGTGTACCTGACCCTGCAAAAAATATCTGGGGTGTAGTGACTATTGGAGGCGAGCGTGTGATGTATCGTTATAGAGATACAGTAACCAACTCTATATCAGGGTTGCTCAGAGGAACAGCCGGCACAGCAGCAGCATCACATCCAAGTGGAATCAAAGCCATTGCCATGGGGCGTGAAAGCATTCTTGAGCAAGGGTATGAAGATCAATTTGTGCATACAAATATCATGGCCAATGGGCAACAAACTGTATTCTCTGCACCCAATGTTGATTTATTAAATGTTGACAGCACTGAATACAGTGATGCTTTGAGAGTTTTGGTTGGCGGTATTCCTGTACCCCCGACCCAATACGTGTTGACATCGCCTAGCCCTGCAACTGTGACTTTCTATGATCCACCACAAAAAGGCGTACAAGTCACATTGGGAGTGCTGCAATCACAATCTTGGTACGGTATAAGGCTCTTTCCACCGGCACCCAGCAACGGTGTTCCATTGCAAAACACCCAAACTGCAGCAGCCAAGTTCTTACGTGGAGTACGGACGCAATTGTTCTAAATCATGCTCAACATACTAGGTAAATAATACATCATGGAAAAACCAATCAACCCCGAACACAAAGTTGACCCGCAACCAGAACGCCGTCCCAACGAGAACGGCAATGTACATGTCGAGGCTTTTATGCGTATTTTTGACCCAAAAAATAAAGAAGTATTTGTAGAAGGACGAGCATAATGCAAGTGCCTGTGAAGATTGAAGGATTTATTAAAATTTTTAATCCGTTGACCAACGAAGTATTTGTGGACAAAAAGAACGCGATTCACTATGAAAATATATCTGTTAGCATGGCGCAAACGCTGGCAGATCGCAACACTGGATATATCTATCAGATGGCGTTTGGCAATGGTGGCAGCTCGGTTGACCCAACCGGGGTCATCACATATTTGCCCCCAAATACAGTGGGGCAAAACGCCACTTTATACAATCAAACATATCAAAAAGTTGTTGATGACAACAGTGTGGACAACACTGATCCCATCAACAACAAGATGACAGTGTTACATACTCCAGGCAAATTTTATACTGATATTCTGGTAACTTGTTTACTGGATTATGGAGAACCAGCGGGACAAGCTGCATTTGACAACAGCACCAATTTTAGTGGTGAATATGTGTTTGACGAACTTGGACTCAAAACCTGGAATGGATCTGCCACTGATTTACGCTTGATCACGCATGTAATTTTTCACCCGGTGCAAAAGAGCTTGAATAGGCAGATACAAATTGATTATACCTTACGCATACAAACGCTGACTACCCTCAGCAGCAATGCATAAATATGGGTAGATTTAATACAAATAAATAACTGACAAGGACAGGTTATAAAAAATGGCTTATCAGATTAACTTAACTGACGGTACCCCGTTTGCAACCATTGCAGATGGTACTATCAATACATCAACCAACATGATACTTGTTGGTAAAAACTACGCAGGTTACGGTGAGTTTCTTGACGGCAACTTCATTCACTTGCTGGAAAATGCTTCCAGTGTCACTGCTCCGGGAAACCCACTCACTGGGCAACTGTGGTGGGACAAAGGCAGTAATCTATTAAAAGTCTATAACGGAACTAGTTTTAAAACTATTTCAGCTGCCACTGCTTCAAGTACCGCACCTACCAGCAACGTTACCGGTGACTTATGGTATGATATTCCCAATCAGCAATTAAATGTTTACAATGGTACAGCATTTATTCTAGTTGGCCCTCAAAGCAGTGCAGGTACAGGCACAACTGGTGCTATTCCGGCATTGGTCACTGATACTCCAGCTGGTATCACGCATACAATTATTAAACTCACAGTTGCTGACACAGTTGTTGGTACAGTATCACAAGATGCTGAGTTTACGCCATCTGGTGCTGGAATTCCAGGATTCACAACAATTAAACCTGGTATTACATTGGCCAGCACTGTTGGTGGACAAGTGCCATTATTTCAAGGTACTGCTGCTAGTGCAGTATTACTAAACGGGGTTGCTTCTACAGGATTTATACGTACAAGTGGGGTGGGACAGACTATGTCTGTGTCGTTGGGAATTCTGAACAACACCGGACTGACAGTTGGATCTAACAGCGATTTAAAAGCCTCAGTTGTTGGTACAACGGCCACAATACAAAATCAAACCCAAGACGGTAATGTCAATTTCGCAGTCAATGATGGTGGCGTGACTACTACTGTCATGACTCTTGATGGTGCCAATGGTTCAGTTAATTTTGGCGCCACAACATCAGTGACACTGGCAGGCATTACCAAAAGTGGAGCAAATGCCAACGGTAATATTGGATCAACTTCAAATTATTTTAATCGTGTGTTTGCCACTGCTACCACAGCATTGTATGCTGACGTTGCAGAACGCTTTGCAGCTGATACAGAATATGCACCAGGCACAGTGGTTGAGCTAGGTGGCATCAATGAAATTACCTGTGCGCTGAATGATCTGTCAGATAATGTGTTTGGTGTGATAAGTACCCGAGCAGCATTCTTAATGAATGGTGGCGCAGGAGAAGACGATACTCACCCCCCAGTGGCAATGACAGGGCGTGTTCCAGTGCGGTGTGTTGGCGCAGTCAAAAAAGGCGATCGTCTAGTTTCAGCAGGTAATGGACTGGCACGATCAGCACTGCCAGGCGAAGCAACTGCCTTCAATGTTATTGGCCGGTCCCTTGTAGATAAAACAGATTTAAATGAAGATATGGTAGAAGCCATAGTAACTATTAAGTAAGGATAAAGTAATGACATATTCATCAGGCGGATTGATTGAAGCTACAGATTACAATGGCTTTGTTTCAACAAATGTAGCCAATATTAATGCAATTTGGTCAACCGGAAGCAGTGATTTTGGCTGGGGTGAAACTGCACTGAGCACAGTCTCATCGGCAGCAACAATCACAGCCACTCAGTGGGCCACATTAGTAAATCAAATCTCTACATTGGGCAGCCAGACAGGAACAACTATCACCAGCAGAGCAGCGCCAACCGCAGGTGATACAATTTCTGTTTTAGCTGCAGTTGGCACAGATATGACAAATATTGCTGCCAATCGTGGAAATGCAGTGGGAGCAGGCTCGCAGTATACATCTTGGACTGGCACCAGTGGATGGACTACTAACATTGGCGGACCTGGCTCATTCCTTACATTCACTCACAATGTGACATTTCCATCAGCCACGGCAGCTCGTTATTTTTGGAACGCAGGCGGTCGAGTATTGATTCGATTTGGTAAAAGTTCTACTGGGGAGCGCGGCGATCCAGAATGGAATGACTTGGCGCAAACCTTGTGTGGTGCCATTTCAATTACCGGAAGAATTAACAGTACCACTCAATCAATCGCTGGCGTTTCATATACAGGCACAACTAAAACAGGCGGCACAGGTACTCCAGGTACATTAACAACCACAACTGGGTGGTATCAACTCCTAACAACAAATACTATAGTTTACAAGCAATTTGCCGACACTGCGCCGTATACCGCCAATTATATTCAGGTGCAGGCCAAAACTGGCAACACAGGTACAACATTGGACTTGACCACAACTTGGTACAATGGCGAAGGTGATGCCACCACTGGTGGTAGTCTTCCTACCGGCGCCACTTTTGGCACAGGACCGGCAACACTGGTGACATATTATCCACCTAGTGCAACTTATCTTACCACAGCAGCATGGGGCACACCCACTGTGGTGGCCGGAGTCACAGCCGGCTAATACGCCATTTTGGCAACACAAAGGGCCCTTGGGCCCTTTACTTTTATCTAATCTTCCTGTATAATAACACGATGGAAACTGACTTATTATCACATAGCCGCGCCCGTTTTAATCACGAGGCAGCCCGGCGTATACTTCGTGAAAAGTACGAAGCCAAAATGCTTTTTGCCTATCGTGGCGGCATGTGGCGTGCTGGCCCGGAACTTAATAATATGATATTCACCTGTGGTCGTATGGGAGAAGTTGTATTGCCAGACTTATATGGCAATCCTGTTAAGATCAACACACAAGAATTAATGCCATTAAGTCAGGAACGTTGGAACGAACAGATGACAGCCTGGTTGGTGGAATTTGAAGAATTGAGCCAACTGCGATGACCACAGGTGCATTGATATTTGCATTTAACAATGCCGAAATCAATTATGTGAGCATGGCTGCATGGAATGCCGGCAATATCCAGCGGCATCTTGGAATACCAACGTCGTTGGTCACTGACTGTATTGATCCCAGCTGCAATGATGTTTACGATAAATTTGATCGCGTTATCGTAGTAGAAAAACCCCGAGCAGGTACGCGACATTTCAGCGATATTGGCACAACAGTAGATTGGTACAACACCAATCGTATGGATGCCTACTCATTGACACCATATGATCAAACCCTGGTGATTGATGCTGATTATGTTGTATGTAGCAGTGTCTTGAATGTAGCATTGACACGTGACCAGGATTTTCAGTGCTTTCAAGAAGCATTTGATATCACTGGCACCAATGACTTCAATAGCCTCAATACATTTGGTGAACACAGTTTTCCCATGTGGTGGGCCACAGTGATGATTTTTAAAAAAAGCACAGCAGCTCAATATATTTTTGACTCCATGCAGATGGTACGCGATAACTGGCAGCACTATCGCGATCTTTATAAAATACAGCGTCCCACATATCGCAATGACTTTGCCTTGAGCATTGCCTTGGGAATTTACAGTGGCCATACTTTGAAAGTAGATTCAATTCAACATCAGTTGGCCACTGTACTTCCTGAACATCGGCTACAGCAAATGTCTAAAGATGATTATCGGATCGAATACAGCACTAGCACAGGTACCTTAAAATACATAACTTTGCGAGGAGTTAGTTTCCACGCCATGTGTAAACGAGATCTAGGAGCCATAGTTGCCAATCCTCTCTGAACGTGGGTATCTAATACCGGCGCTTGACAACGAATCTACTGACTATGTGCGCTGTGCGCAACAACTGGCACACAGCATAAGACAGTTTGAGCCTGAGGCAAAAATCGCTGTGGTGACATTACGGCGTTGTGCAGATTCAGTGTTTGATTACGTGATTCCGTTGCCGCATGGTGATTGCAGCACTGGAGATAACAAACAGTGTAATGATTGGCAAATGTTTTCAGCATCACCGTTTCGTCAGACTATAAAACTTGAAGCTGACATGATCATTGCATCGTCGATTGATCATTGGTGGGCAATGATGCAACATCGTGATGTGTGTATTAGCACAGGGTGCAGAGACTATTATGATCAACCTGCACAATCAAGATTCTATAGAAAGTTGTTTGACACCAACAACTTACCTGATGTCTACAATGCCATAACGTATTGGCGAGTCAGCGACACCGCCAAAGAATTCTTTAAATTAGTACGTGCAATATTTGAAAACTGGACAGAGTATCGTAAACTATTGAAATTCGCCGATGAAGAAGCCAGCACTGATGTAGTGTATGCAATGGCTGCAAAGATAGTTGGAGTAGAACAGTGCACCATGCCGTTTGCTAGTTACCCACAAATAGTTCACATGAAAAAACATATCATTAACACTCGCACTAACGACTGGACACGTGAACTGGTCTGGGAAACTGATCCCTTGCGTATTCAAACTGTGGCGCAGTGGGGAGCATTTCACTATCACATCAAGGACTGGCAACCATGACACCTGAAGAATTTTGGAATATTTTACATGCTGTGCCTGAACCGCACCCAATATTCTATAGACTGTATTACGATGATCAAGGGTCGCCCTTATTCTACAGCATGGAGGATTTACCAGGTAATTACATTGACATTGACAAAGAAACTTATTTTCAATCCAGCAGTTATGTAAGAGTGCGTGACGGTCAATTAATTCGCACCAGCATAAACACCAGTCGCAAATTAGTGCCCAGCAGCATTGGATTTGCGTGTGATCCCAATGACGTTGCTGTAGTCAGCGACTCTTCCTCTAACCGATGGGCAGTAAAAAACTATGATTCAGAAAATTGATATTGCAGACTTAGATTGTATATTTTTAACTTATGATGAACCAAATGCTGAGACAAATTGGGTGCATGTTAGGAACATGGTGCCCTGGGCACGACGAGTGGATGGCGTTAAAGGGTCAGACGCTGCCCACAAAGCGGCAGCCATGGCTTCTGTTACCGATCGGTTTGTGCTCATTGATGGTGATAACATCCCTGATATTGGCTTTTTTTCATGTACACTGGAGTTGGATGATACCAATCGCGATTGTGTATTTCGCTGGCGTGCCAGGAATAACGTTAACGGACTAATGTATGGTAACGGTGGTATAAGTTGCTGGACAAAGGATTATGTACTAAACATGCTGACACACGAAGCGTCGGATGGCTCTGATGAGACTGCTGTAGAGTTTTGTTTTCACCCCCGGTACTGGGCAATGCATGATTGTTATAGTACCACACATATCAATGCCACTGACTTTCAGGCCTGGCGTGCTGGCTTCCGCGAAGGTGTTAAGATGTGTTTGGATCGTGGTCGCCGTCCTAGCATCAGTGAATTCCAACACCGTGTGGCACAACGTAACTTGGACAACCTAACTATCTGGCACAACATTGGCCGTGATATAGAAAACGGGGAGTGGGCTATTGCAGGATCACGACAAGGCACTTACATGACAATGCTCACAGAGTGGGACTACGCCAAGGTACAAAATTTTGATGAGTTGGCAGATCTTTGGAAGTCAGTGCAATCACAAGAACCCAACACGCTTGCTGGCAGAATGGCCGAAGAGTTGCACACACAATTAAACTTACCAATGCATTATACACAAGCAGGAGAAAGTGAATTTTTCAAGCATCATTATCAAGCCAACTGGCGTAATCGTGGCACGATGGTGCAAGAAATTGATGTCATTAGACAACAAGGAGTCTGGTAATATGAGTTTAATTAACAGCCATTGCGGGTTTGCACCACTGCAAGAAGTCTGGCTAGGTGATGTATATCCAACACACTTTTATGATCATTTGTCTGCACCAGTACGCGATGCATTTCATACCATTACTGAATGGACCAAGGAAGACCTAGGCAAAATACATGCTAAACTAACTGAGCTGGGCGTAATTGTACGTAGACCTGAATACCATAGCATAGACGATTGTTTAAATCATAACGACAACTTGTTGAAACCTGTGGTTGCAGCCCGAGATGACACATTAGTGTTAGGATCAACTATGTATCATCTACGTAATCAATTTCGTCAAAACCCTTGGCAACAAGCACTGGATGATTACAGGGCCAGTGGCGCCACAGTATTAGAATATCAAGAAGGTGAGCCTTGGGCATGTATAAGTCCCCCGTGCATGGTACGTATTGGCCGCGACTTATATATAGATTGGATATACCACAACCATGTTTGGGGAATAGTAACAGAACCGTTAGTAGAACTAGCTAAAAATTATCGTGTACATGTAAGTATGATTGATGGACACAGCGATTGTGTATTTTGTCCAGTGCGAGAAGGGTTGATTCTAACTACTGATTACAAGCAGTCTTACGACAAAACATTCCCTGGATGGCAAATACACAATATCAATCACAAGAAACGTAAAGGATCTCTAAACATGAGTGGTGGGTTTCATCAATGGCATGTACCTGATGTTAAAATAGGTGCCAACAAAGAGTTCCAGCAACATGTACAAACGAAAGCACAAGATTGGATAGGTAGTTACCAGGAAACTGTATTTGATGTAAATTTGCTAATAGTTGATGACAAAAATATTCTTAGCATAGGAGACGATGACGAAACATTTGAGTTCTTACACCATCAGGGTTATAATGTGCATGCCTTTGATTTTCGTTGTAGAAATTTTTGGGACGGCGGCATGCATTGTTTAACAAATGACATTCGTAGGACTGGCGATTGCAAGGACTATTTCCCACACCGTGGTGGCGCAGCATTGGATTGGTTAATTGATGGAAGTTGATGTAGTTACTAGCGATTCGCTGATTTGGAACAAACAACAATTTATATTTGATCTGATTGTTGCAGCGCAATCAGGCCAAGTCGTTGTGAATTTACTGCACGAAGGCCCTGACTGCATCGCTGCAGGTATAGATTTGGTACTAGATCAAATTTGCGAATTAATGAGTCTGCCACGGGAGCATTTTTTAATACAGACTAGCAATCAACTAAGTTCTAGCGCATATCCTGAACAAAGAACATCGTTTGTTGAGTTAGCGTTAGCAAAGACGTTGGCAACGCAGAGGTTACCACAAACAAGCACATTGCAGCATAAATTTGGTATATTCATAGGTCGTAGTAACTGGCAAAGATTGGGACTAGCAGCATATTTGAGCTCACAGTATCCTGAGCAAACCACAATGACTTTTCACTACGATAATCAAATTGATTATCATCGCAATAATTTTGGGATCGAAGAATTTGTACAACGTAATTGGGAACGTGCTCCACAGATACTGGAGTTTTTGAAACGTTTGCCTATTACAAACGATCATCAAACTTATCCTATTTTATGGAACAAACAAGGATTTGATTTACAAGAGCAATATAAATCCTTGTTTGTTGAAATAGTATGCGAAACTTACTTTACTGGTCGCACATTTTTTATAACTGAAAAAACTCTACGGTGTATTGTAAATCGTAGGCCATTTTTAGTGCAAGGTCCTAGATGCTATCTAAAAAATTTGCATGCACTGGGATTTAAAACATTTGATCAGTGGTGGGACGAAGGGTATGATTTAGATCATTCAGATGCTAGATATCAAACACTATGCAATGGTATAGATTGGATCGCACAACAATCATCAAATACAATACAGCAATGGTATCAAGACATGCAACCAGTATTGGAACACAATATAGAATGTTTAAAACAACTAAGCACAAAAAAGATACTTACAACAGATTTTTCTTATGAATAAAGGTGATGAATTAGTAGGAACCAAAAGCAAGTTTTTAACTTCTGCTGAGCAAATGAAAGAACAACTGGGACCTGCACGTTGCTATGCCAAGTGGCAGCAGGTTAGTCTGCATTTAACTACGGGCATGACCAACAGTTGCTATCATCCACCACTGCATGAAATAGATGCCACTTTACTGGCAGATAACCCTGGTGCATTACATAACACGCCGTATAAGAAAGAACAGCGTAAGATTATGTTGCGCAATGAACGTCCGGAGGAATGTAGTTATTGCTGGACACAAGAAGACATGGGCAACTTGTCAGACCGGCATTATCGTAGTGGAGAGCCTTGGGCTGATATAGATCTAACAAACTTAACCGGAGATGAAGATGTCATACCTACCTATGTGGAAGTTAATTTTAGTAATGTTTGCAATCTCAAGTGTAGCTATTGCAGCCCACAGTATAGTTCAACGTGGGCTGACGAAACTAACCGACATGGGGCCTATCCTACTAGAGTCCCTCATAATGAGCCGAGTCATTTTAACGGGCGTCGTAAGCCTATACCTGTTCGCGAAGATAACCCTTATGTAGAAGCATTCTGGCGTTGGTGGCCGCAGTTATATCCCAGACTAAAGCATTTTCGTATGACCGGTGGTGAACCATTGCTGGATAAAAACACATACCGGGTATTTGACTATGTGTTGGCATTGCCCAAGATGGATCTGCACCTAAACGTTACATCAAATTTCAGTGTTGATTATCATGTGTTTTCACGGTATCTTGATTACGTCAAGAGATTATGCAATACACAAATTGAACATTTTATGCAGTATGTCAGCGTTGACACCGGTGATTGGATGCAAGCTGAATACATTAGACATGGCCTTGATATGAATTTGATGTTGAGTCATGTCAACAATTATCTTGATGAAGTGCCCAATCGCAGCAGCCTTACATTTATCATCACACTAAACAATCTCAGTGTAACAGGACTGGATCAACTGTTAGATTATATTTTAGAACTACGTGCTAGATACAGTAAGACTTATCAACGTGTGTGGTTTGATACACCATTGCTGAGACAACCACGCTGGCAGAGTTTACAGATACTTCCTGTTGCATATCAACGACGCATAGAGCAACACATAGAATTCATGCGGCAGAATCTTATGCCTGAGGGTAGTTTTGTAGGATTCAAAGATTATGAAGTACAACGTATGCAACGTGCCTTGGATTGGATGCGCGAGCCACAGGATGCTGTAGAAGTAAACACCGCACGAGCAGACTTCTATCGCTTTTTTGGCGAACATGATCGCCGCCGTGGTACTAACTTCGTAGAAACTTTTCCAGAGATGACGACTTTTTGGCAGGAATGTGAATCACATGCTCGGCAATCGTAAATTAATCTTAGACACATTCTGTGAAGTCTACGACTTACTTCGGCCCTGGATGGATGGCGATTTTTATGATTTTTCTCAATTAACTATAGAGCCTGGCTCCATTTATATGGTGGGCCGGGCACAGTTTAATTTGAATGTACAAAAAGTACGTGACATAGTTGACAGCAAACAAGCCATTGTAGTAATCAGTAATCCAGCCGAAGGCAGTGAAACACTCAAACATCATATGCAACGTGCCGGGGTTAATGAGTATGTGCAAGATGGAAGATTACTATTGTTAGGCGGTGGCGACATGGAGTCTGAGTATCAATATCTGCAATACGACTCTTTCTTACCAAAAGTTTACGACTATCCAGAAAACTTAATTGAATGTCAGCGAACCCCTGAGATCTATACTCAACTTGATAAACCTTATAAGTTTTTATTCTTAAATGGTCGCGCTCGCCCGCATAGAAAATTTTTGATACAAAGTTTTAGTCAATTAGGAATGTTGGACCAAGCAATCTGGACTAATCTTGATTTGCACACAGGCAGTACTCAAGAAATAACAATGATGCGCCAAGGGAAAGATCTGATTGCAGAGACCATTCCAATTAAATTACTTGATTCAAAGTATGAAGTGAGTAGATATCATCGTAATCTCACTCGGGGATCACCAGAAAAATTTGTCAAAAATTCTCTGTTTGATATTGGAACCGGACAACCTGAATGGGGAGAAATTTATCTCAAAGCCGATCTCTATATTGATACCTATTTTAGTGTAGTCACTGAAACAATATTCACTTATCCATATAGTTTCCGAACAGAGAAAATTTGGAAACCAGTTGCAATTGGGCATCCTTGGATAGCAGTTGCCAATGCAGGATTTTATCGCGATATCAAAAATTTGGGATTCCGTACATTTGATAAACTTATTGATGAAAGTTTTGATGACATTTCTAATAATTCAGATCGACTACATCGTGTGAAAGATGTTATAATTGATCTATATAATAGTGACTTGCCTAGTTTTATGTTAGCAGCGCAGGAAATTTGCGAATACAACCAACAACATCTCCAAGACATGCGTGTCAAAATACGTGCAGAGTTTCCAGAGAGATATCGTAAATTTATGATTGAACAGGGAATTATCAATGAATGATTTAGAATTCCGACAACAAGTGCTTGATACTAAAAGCGCAAGTTTCTGTGCAGCCAAGTGGTACAATGCCACTATTTGGTTAGGCTCGGGCATGACTACAAGTTGTCATCATCCATTGCCGCACAAAGTCAGTGTTGATGAAGTACAAATTAATCCTCGAGCATTGCACAATACCCCAAAGAAAAAAGCAGAACGTCAAATGATGCAGCAAGGCGAACGTCCAGCTGGCTGCGAATACTGCTGGAAAATAGAAGACATGGGTCGTGATGCTATAAGCGATCGTGTTTACAAAAGTAAAATTTATCCCATAGAGGATTTAAATCGTGCAATCAATACGCCACCAAATGAAGATATTAATCTTCGCACTCTTGAAATTAGTTTTGACCGTACTTGTCAATTCGCTTGCTCTTACTGCAATCCTGCTTTCAGTTCAACATGGGTTAAAGATATCAGAGACAATGGACCCTATACTAATTTACTGTCAGACGGTAGGAATCACTTTACTCACGCTCATGACAGTAGTCAACTTTATAGATTTGGCGAGAGTAATCCGTATGTGGAAGCGTTTTTTAAGTGGTGGGAATCGGACCTACATCAAACATTAGACGAATTACGCATCACCGGTGGTGAACCATTGATGTCAGGATATACTTGGCAGCTACTGGATTGGTTCAAAGAGAATAAAGGCAAGAGTAAAACACGTCTTGCGATCAACAGTAATCTTGGCACACAAGTTGACATAGATAGATTGTTTACCAGTGTTGATGAGCCTATTGATTTGTACACCAGCAACGAGTCTGTGGGCTTACAAGCAGAGTACATACGTGATGGTCTTGTCTGGGATGATTGGGCCAATACAGTAGAACTTATATTAGACAATCAAATTGGTCACAAACTACGTGGGTTGCATATTATGTGTACTGTCAACACATTGTGTTTGGATAGTCTAGTGGATTTTTTAGATTGCATAGTCAATTGGAAACTAAGTTATGGCACAGACGCAGTGAGTTTTACATTAAATATACTACGCTTCCCTAGCTTCCAAAGCCCCTTGGTATTGCCCGAACACTTGCGTACACAGTACAAAGATCAACTTGCTGATTTTATGGCCAGACACAAAGATAACAGTTGCTTGCATGAACATGAATGGAATCACATGCAACGACTTGTGGATTATCTTGATGTAGTCAAAACTCCTCACAGTGACTCAGCAGAGTTAGAAGTGTTACAACGAGATTTTAAGCAATTCTATCAACAATATGATCAACGTCGAGGGAAAGACTTTGCTACAGCATTTCCAAATTTAATGGAGTGGTATGACCAAATTTGATTACAACAGTTCTGATCCAGTTAATATTTCGCTTGATGACCTTGATGAACATAAACAGTTTCTGTTAACTGAATCAAAAACATTTTGCATTTACCCCTGGATGCACTTACACGCCTATCCTACCGGAGAAGCCTATCCTTGTTGCTATAGTGAAATGTGGGCGCCAGTGGGATCATGCAAGAAAAATAGCTTAGAAGAAATTTGGAATGATGCACCAATCCGAAAAATACGACAGAACATGCTTTCAGAAAATCGTAGTCCAGCTTGCACACGTTGCTACGAACAAGAGTCTGCAGGGTTTCGCAGTGGACGCCAAGGTGCCAATAAGCATCATGGACATCATATTCATAAAATTGACGGCACTGCCAGTGATGGCCATCTTGACAAATTTGAAATGTCATACTGGGATATTCGATTTAGTAACTTATGCAACTTAAAATGTCGTAGTTGCGGACATATCTTTTCAAGTCAATGGTATCAGGATCAAGCTAAACTAGCCGGACCCGACTGGGCGAAGAATCATAAAGTTTTAAACATATCCGGTCGCGCAGAAGATGACATGTGGAATCAATTACTTCCACATATTGATTATGTAGAACAAATTTACTTTGCTGGCGGCGAACCTCTTCTCATGGAAGAACACTATAATATTCTTGAGGAACTTGTGCGTCGTAAAATGTTTCATGTAAAATTAATTTACAACACTAACTTTACACATACCAAGCTCAAAGATAAGAGTGTGTTTGAGTATTGGAAATTGTTCAACAGTATCAGCGTTGGCGCAAGCCTTGACGGTGCTGACCACTATGCTGAGTATATTCGCAAAGGTACAAACTGGCAGCAAGTAGAACAGAATCGCCTTGATATGATACGAATCTGCCCCGAGGTTGACTTTTACATTAGTCCCACGCTGAGTATTATGAATGCCTGGCACCTGCCAGATTTTCATCGCGATTGGGTTGAACGTGGCTTTATACGTCACCAAGATTTAAATGTCAACATTCTTCAGGATCCAAATTTTTATAGGATTGACATTGCCGGTGCAGCATACAAACAAGAGCTCAAAGATAAATTTGAAAGGCATTTAGACTGGTTGCGCCCACATGACCCTCTGCAACGAGCCACGGTAGGATTTGAGTCAGCTATAAATTTCATGATGGCCAAAGACAACAGTGAGTTGCAGGTAAAGTTTTTTGAACGCACTCAGCAACTTGATGACATACGCGGAGAAAGTATTTTCAAAGTCATACCAGAACTAGCAAGAATAAATGCAAATACCACACAATAAATTTTGTATCCTTCCATGGGTAAGTTTGGAAACTAGTCCCGTGGGAACAGTACGACCCTGTTGTTTAGCCAAGGATGAAATACACAATGACGGTAATAAATTCCACCTTACGACCTCAACCTTTGATCAAATACGAAATAGCAGTTACATGCAAGGCCTCCGACAGGAATTTCTTGCAGGTCAACTTCCATCAACATGTGAGCGTTGTTGGGCAATTGAAGATTCAGGAGGAACCTCCAAGCGACAGCATACCCTTAACAGACTTAAACACATAGTTGTTGATACAGAGTGGACTGATGATTCTAAAGATTTAATATTCTTGGATCTTAAACTAGGCAACATCTGTAATCTCAAATGTCGTATATGTGGACCTTGGAGTTCGAGTACCTATGCCTCGGAAGAAATAGGTACCGTGATGACATTGGAACGCAAGCAAACCTATGCTTATCAGATGTTGCGCGAAGGACGCTGGCCAAGAGAGAGCCCAGACTTCTGGCAGCAACTCAGTGATATTGCTGGTCAAATACGTTATCTTGAATTTACCGGTGGCGAACCATTTATGATTGCCGAACACTTTGATTTTCTACAGACACTTGTGGATCGCGGTGTTGCCGGCAATGTTGAAATACATTATAACACCAATGGCACACAGTATCCTGAACGTGGTATTGAGTTATGGCCACATTTTAAAACAGTTGAAATCGCCATTAGCATTGATGACTTGGGTGAACGATTTGAATATCAGCGCACGGGTGCCCGGTGGACGGAAGTACAAGACAATATATATAAATTTAGAAAACTGCGACGCAACAGCAAAAACATTCAATTACAATTGTGTTGTACAATAAGCATTTGGAATGTTGTTTACTTCAGCGAGATTGCAGCCTGGGCTAGTTTATTTCCCTGGGACTTTGTTTACTGGAACTACCTACATGATTCCCCAACGTGGTGCATTGCCAACATGGTTGAGCCAGTCAAAGACAATATAGCAAAGCATTTACAAAGTCAACTCATAGTTGATCAACATGCTGATGAACGAGATAAAATAATCGACTTTATGTATTCAAGAGAAGGATACATGGGGTGCGGGCGAGGTGGCGCATTAACTGATGAAATTGAACGATTTGATAAACTACGCAATCAACGTCTAGGAGATGTTGCACCGCTATTGGCAACAATGTTATACTATGACGGACCTTATGACGACTAAGCCCAAAACACTGTGCATGGCGCCATGGGTTCATACCTATCTTTCACCGCAAACTGAACGTCGCATGTGTTGTGCCAGCAGAGAACCTGCGCAAAACTTTCAACAGTATATTGATACCCAGGCCGGTAGTGGCGAGTATATCCCTATTACATTAGAACAACATTGGAATGGTGATCATATGCGAGATGTACGCAGACGTATGATGGCCGGTGAATCTGTGCCTGAGTGTGACGTTTGCAACAACAAATTATTGAATACTGACGTTTATAGAGATTATTTCTGGCAATTATTTAAACACCAGTATGACGAAATTTGGGCAACCACTGCCAGCGATGGGTCAACCACTATGCAGCCCATAAGTTGGGATTATCGTTTCAGCAATCTTTGTAATTTCAAATGTCGTACGTGTGGTGATATGTTGTCAAGCTCTTGGGAAAGTGAACAGCGCCAGTATCAGATGGTTAACTGGTCAAACCCCAAAAATAATTGGATGAAATCTGATATTCGACAACAGATTACCCAATTTCAAGACACGCAAATTGAACAAGAGTTTGCCAAAGCAGTGGAAGAACACCGAGTAGAAGAAATATATTGGGCAGGTGGTGAACCGTTGATGTATGAACAACATTGGCGGTACATGAAAAGAATTATTGAACTAGGAGATGGAAAACGTGTTTATGCAAGATATAACAGTAATCTTAGTCGCATCAGCTATGGCGGTGTTAATTTGTTTGATGATATTCTTGTTCATCTTCGCGATTGGCAGATGTGCGCGAGCCTTGACGGTACCGGCTCCACAGGAGAATACATCAGGACAGGACTTGATTACCAAAAATGGCTCAAAAATTTCCGGCACGGACTAACAGTACAGACTAATCCCAGGCAAATGCGTGTTGACTTTACATTGACATTGCCTGGCATGACCGAAGTTCTTCGCATTGAAGAACTGTGTCATGAACTGCATGTGGCACTGTTGGCCAAAGTTATATTCAGTTTTTCCCCAGACATTGTTATGTCACCGTTGGCCTTGCCTCGGCAGCTGTTGGATCCTTGGCTAGACGATCTAATTAAACAGAGTTCAATCCCCACAATGCGTAGATTGTTAGAAGAACTAAAAACAAGACCTTGTTTTGAAGAACAATACACTGCAAAAGAATATCGTGATGGGCTTGCTCGTGGTAAACAACGTATGTTAAAATTAGAATCAATACGTGCATGTAATACTAGCTTGGATAAAATTTTAAAAGAAAGACCCGAAGTTTATGAATGGTGGCAATCAATTGATTAAAGTTACATTGCGTAACCCTTTAAAAAAGTCTCAACAATTATCTTATTACATCCAACCCTTGGATAATCAATTAGCCAAAGATTGGGTCCGGGCGTTAGAGAATGTCATTGATCAAAATTTAATGCTAGAGAAAAACTTTTGCTTTCTAGGGTTTCCGCATGCCTTGCGTTCACTGGACTATTTGTGCAATGGTCTCAATCAATCTGTTGGTCAAATCAACGACTTCTTTGGCGGACACTATCAAATCACAGAAACATATACACCTGAAAGTTGCGTGGCCGAGGACCTAGGGCCAAATCATGAAACATTTAATACATTGCACAATCACTTTGAAAGATTACAAGGCACTGTGGAGAATCTCAGTACTTTCTATCGTAGTGCCAATGATCCCACAAAGTTTGCTATTAGACAACTCAACAATATCTGTCATGAGCTTGAGAGTTTAATTTTAAGTCAGCGTAAACTTCGTCTTGATCCTGACTGGGTTAGGCCCAGCCAAATTACAACTTGGCTCAATGCCCCCAGGCATACACTAACTGATGAGCATCGTCGAGGATTCGTTGACAATGGATATCAGCGCAATTTTGGCACAGTGTATATGCATTGGTGTCAAATTGGCAAAACGTACTTTGAAGTCTGGCGAGATGAACATGCCCCTAAACTGACAGATACAGTGTGTGAAGCCATAACACACTTACAATATTACTCAGGGGAGTTTGACATTGAATGGGGACGCACAGTTGATAATCGTGAACAGTGGTGGCTTGAAGATATAGCACCGTTCTATCAATGGCTAGACGACAATGGACTTGACAAGAATGATACATCGCTGAGTCTTGGACATTTGCCAATCGGCACGGTATTGCTGAAAGAAAGTTTTGGTACTGAAAATTGGGAAGAAATTTGGCCAATGCTGGAGCAGCATCTAGATATATATTCAGTAGAAGTCAACGGACATACAGCCACGTATGATTATGTCTGGAGCGACAGTGATTACAATCAATTGCAAATTGACATGTTGCGCCCAGGTTACAAACACAGTTCAAGGAACTCGTAATGAATTTTTTTAAAAAATGGTGGGATTGGATTCGTTTAGAAATCCGTTACCGCCGCAAACTGCGCGAACTTCGTAAAAGAGATCCGTTCATATACAAATGAATATCCTAGGTATCTCAGCCGGGTTTCACGATGCTGCAATAAGTCTAGTGGATCATCACGGTGATATACTATTTGCCGGGCACAGTGAACGATACAGTAAAGTAAAGAACGATTCGGACATTTGTCAAGCATTGTTGTCTGAGATTCGTGACTACCAAATTGATACCATAGCATACTATGAACGTCCATTAGCAAAGCAATTACGACAATGGTACAGTGGGCAAGGCATTGAATGGAACAAGTTGTTGGCCAAGAGTATTGTACGTGATCAATGTGCACCGTGGCTACCCAACAACCCCCGACAAATAAAGTCGTTCAATCATCATTTGAGCCATGCAGCAGCAGGATTTCAAACCAGTACTTTTGATCGTGCCACAGTGGTAGTGATAGACGCTATTGGTGAATGGGACACGGTTAGTATCTGGGGAGCTGAATATGTCAACGGTCGGGCAAAGTATACAAAACTATGGGGACAACGATATCCACATAGCATAGGATTGTTTTATAGTGCTATGACTCAACGTGTAGGCCTTAAACCCAACGAAGATGAATACATCTTAATGGGCATGAGTGCATATGGTAAACGTGATCTTGGGGATGTGATTAGTCATCGTTTCGTACACGATGAAGTTGATATTCTGTTTAAAGAAAACTTACATACCGGCATTGTGGCTGATTATCTTGGATACGCACAGGATACAGATATTGCTGCCGGTACACAGGATCTAGCAGAAACGTTGATATACAATGTAATGCGTCGTGCAAGAGAGTTTAACTGGAGCACGAATCTTGTTTATATGGGCGGTGTTGCCCTTAACTGTTTAGCGAATAGGAACCTTGGTGAATACTTTGAACATATATGGATTATGCCTAATCCTGGTGATGCTGGTAGTAGCCTTGGTGCTGCGGCACTTGCCTATGGTGGTCGTCTCAACTGGCGCAATGCTTATCTTGGGCATAATATACCTGGGCCATATCCTGTTGATTCCCTTCTTGATAGCCTACTGGCTGATGGGATTGTTGGTGTTGCTAACGGTCGTGCAGAGTTTGGGCCAAGAGCATTAGGCAATCGTAGTTTGCTGGCAGACCCACGTGGCGCAGATATAAAGGACAGAGTGAATGAAATTAAGCGACGTCAAAAATTTAGACCATTCGCCCCTGTTGTACTGGAGGAGATGGCTGATCAGTACTTTGATTTCCACCCTGGGTGGTGTAATAGCCGTTATATGCAGTCAGTCGCTCGTTGTCGCTTTCCTAGTGATTATCCTGCTATCTGTCATCATGATGGGACCAGTAGAGTACAGACGGTTCCAAAGGACGGTTCAGGAATCAGAGAACTGTTAGAAAAGTGGTTTATACTGACTGATTGCCCTATGCTACTCAACACAAGTTTAAACATTCGAGGTGAACCAATGGTCAATGATCGCAGCGATGCAGATAGGTTTGAAAATTTATATAAAGTAAAGGTACTAAGTTAATGATTTCCTCCACTACAACTCGCTACAGAGATAATTTTTATTATTACAACAATGATGAAGTCATAGGTCGTAGTTTACAAAAGTACGGTGAGTATGGTCAAACTGAACTTGATTTTTTACTTTGGATTGTTGATCAACGTTATACAGTGTATGATGTAGGCGCCAACATAGGAGTATATTCCACAGCATTTGCATCTCGTGGTGCTCAAGTCTATGCGTTTGAACCAAACCCCCACAATTATTCTTTGTTGAAACGAAATACCGAAGGATTAACTAATGTACATTGTCGACAAAATGCTATTGGCAATGGGCTTGGAAAAATCTCTATTGAAGATTTTAATCCTGAAGAATCTGGCAACTATGGAACAATGTCAACCAAACATAATCGCGGTGTTGAAGTAGACTTAATGGCATTAGACTATCTTGATATCCCTATACCTAACTTGCTAAAAATTGATGTAGAGGGAGCCGAGCTCGATGTGTTGTTGGGCTGCGAGAAAAAAATTGCTGAATCAGTGCCATGCATTGTGTATGAAGCACACGAAACCGAACAGTTTAGTGAGATTTGGCATTTCTTAAAACAATTTGATTATCGTTTGTATTGGTTGCAATGCATGAATTACAATCCCAAGAACTTCAATGAGAATTCAGAAAACATATTTGAAAACACTGCATTGTTTAGTGTAGTGGCTTGGCCTCCAGGTTGGCCACTGTCATTGACTGCTCAAGAAGTCACTGGCCCCAATGACGACTGGCACAAATTTGAAACTTACAGATAAGTCTCAAGACCGCCGCGACGTCTGATGTCTTGTGTGCAGCAACTAATACCTCCGTCCCAGAAGTAACTGTGACGGAGTTCGCTTATTATGGGATTGATTTGATGTCGCTCGCAAAAATCAAATACAGTTTTATTGTAGGCACTGAAAATTACATTTGATTCATCTAGTACCAGGCAGTTGACATCAAACACTGTCTCGGCAACAAACCCAGTCCACTTTGCCAAATAGGTATTGACATACTCTGTAAATTCAGCAGTGGGTGTTTGTCCTTGTACATACCAAGCACCAGGTGATTCCTCATAACGGAATTTTCCTATTTCCATGGCAGCATGTATACTTGAATCCCAAATTTTACATACTTCCCATCCAGGAAAGTCTTGATCAAAATGTAAGTTTACATCGTGTTTACTTGACAGTATCACACCTGGTTTAAGTATGGCAAACACAGCATCACCGTGCCCATCTGTTACAGCTTCATGTATTCTATACTCAGCACCTAGTACATTATCAACTATCCAACGACTTTGATCCGGGCGCAAGAAGTCACTGTTGTCAAAAAATACATCACGGCCCACACGCACAATGCAACTAGCCGACGCACCGTTTAGTATACAGTTTGGATCCCAGTTAGCACCATGTGGATTAATGATGCACCCTGGTTGCCCTTGATTATACTCAGAACAAATATCGTTTAATTCAATCATAGGCAATACACGTAACAATTTATTACCTAGTGTTATTTGCCAATCTCTTGGAGTCAACGGCGGTAAAGGAACACCTTCGTTTCTGATTTGACTTTTTTGAAACCAATTAATATCAGGCAATTTAGGTCTGCGTACCTTGGCCCCAAAGGTTTCAATGGTGCGTTGAAGATTGTCAAGATCTTCGGCAGTTTCTAACAGTATTTGTTGTAACTGACTACGAACCTGCGGGCTGTCAATGAAGTCAAAGTATTCAGGATTGTAAGCACGACCCACGATAACTTCTTCTAATGGTTGCCAGCTGGTAAATGAATTAATTAATGGAGTCATTGAGTTGTTTGGTTAGGGTATTTAAGCGGTTGTATTTTGACGACCAAAATAACTGTTGATTATGTCTAGCATCATCTTCGCACTGTTGAATCCATAGATCTAGATTTTGAATCAATATACTAGAGATCGCAGCACGAATATTGATCCAACGATATGTACTATCTTCAATTTGATCATAACCATTGATTATACAATGATCAAATGTTCGGTATCCCAATGATTTTAATGTAGCCAGGCTGTTTGGCGGTGCCACTAGGATAAAAGGTTGTGTATGTTTAATTGGCTTAAAAGTTTTTTCTGTTAAAAAAGTACCACCACTTTGGTCAGCATCAAACATTGTTTCCAACACAACATGAAAATAACTATCTTGAAAATGTTCAGGAACAAGTGTATGATGTTGATTTTGAGAAGTTGTATCTAAGTCATCGCATCTATATGGAGCACCAGTAAGAAATTGATCAATATAAAGTGGTAATTTAGGAAACCAATTAAGATCTATAGGGTTGTCATTGGAGTTTTCATTGATGCTCACTGTATTGTAACTCCAGTAGGCATTATCAAGCATGTGCGATCTATGCAAATCAGCAACAACAGCAGCACGCCACCATTTGTGTGTACGGCTCAACATGGTAAATGTTTTACTACGTGCTGTATGTTGCCAAGTTAATGGTTTATGTTTTTTATTAGCTCGCCAATAAAATAATTCATGATCGGCAAAATAAAAAAATCCTGGTATATTAGAGGATGCAGTATTGCCACTAACAAACCTATAACATTCTGTACTAAGATTGTGCTGCAAACACAATTCATCAAGTCTTGTTTTTTCATGTGCAGGGTTATCACCTTCGTGGTAATAAAATAATACATGTAACTGTCCTTGATGTACAAGTTTTAAAGTACTGGCCGGAATTAGATTAAAATAATCAACATCAAAATTAAAAAATCCCAAGCCTATGGGATAAAAACATTGTGCGGGAATATGATCGTCAACTGCGTAAAGTTCAATAGGAAAATTGTGATCTTGGCCATAATACAGCAAACGCAAAGGAACTACAAACGGGTATTGACTGCCCAAGTGACTATATCCTTCGCCAAGATCTTGCAAGGGTACTAAATTGGGATAAGGTTCCCCATTGACAAAGTGATCAAATACTAAGTTTAGTTTGTAAGTCATCAAGCATCTCTTGCATTTCTTTCCATAATACAGATTCAAAACTACCACTATAAAAATGATTGTAGTTGTGATTGATCACAGGTAAAATACTGTGAAACAATGTTGTTTTATCATCAGGGGTTAAACTATCAAGATGTTTCAACAGTTGTCCAATGAGTTCTATTCTCTTTTGGTCATCGGGCTCGTCGTCGTAACTTTCGTCCCAGAAATCACCAAAGGTTTGGAATCCATAACTTCGCAAATATGCCAAGCTACCACACGTTCCTACTAATACAAACGGCATTTGTAGACAAATAGGTTTGAATACTTTTTCAGTTAGGTGTTGTCTAGCTCCTGTGGCAATAGTTTCGGTTACAAGATATAACAAACATTGACTTGACTCATTAAACAAATCTAGTTTTGAACTTTGACTTGCGGAAACTTCGCCTTCGTTTTCAAACTGTAGTGGTAATGTCTGTTGTGAAAATACAGATTGTATATCAGGGTACCACTGTAGCAGTGGTTCAACCGCATCAACAACAGATATGTTTTCGGCTGGGCAGATATCTGGACAACTAATCAGATTGTTAGTTAATTGATTTTTAAAAATATGATACAACATCAACAACCGATGATGTCGTTGCCCGGCTACAATACGATTTGGAGCAATAAATGTGTGAGTAATTTTTCTTTGACTGGGATCAGTTACTAGATAGGTATAATTGTAACCCCGAAACCAATCCAATGCAGCCCATCCGTTATAAAAATAATAGAATTGGAGCCAATCATAGGTTTGACAAATTCTATCTACTGTGCTACTATTGTATTCGCTAGTGATAATAACACCATGTCCGGGGCATTTCAACACATTGTCTTGACTGGCAAAAATATGCTGTAACACCGGGCGCAACCGAGAGAAGTCTAACGGCTCTTGGTCAAATACGAATATATAATTGAACTCGTTGCCCGGCGGTGCATAGTTTTTGAGATCAGCCAGCCGCGTGTGACCAGGTGGATCACAGAACCACATACGTGTTCTGGGAATGTTTCTTTTTATGAATGGCCAAAATGTATGATTGTAAATCTCGTCAATTCTAATCATGTTTGATGTATTTTATTTTGATCGCAAGCCCAACTTATTCCCACATGAACGTTGGGCAAAGAATTTAGAAGATGCAAAAACTCAAAGTCGTACTAGATTTTTCTGGGTAGTCAACTACTTATCGGACTATACAGACTTTGATTTTCTTTGGGAACCAACTCCCTGGGAAGCGCACCAACGACATGTTTGGCCCAGTCAATGGCAACGAGATGGTGGCACACAGTTAGTGCCCAAACAAGGATTTACGGATACCAATTACGATCACACTACAGTGCCAAGAAAAGCCGGCGTTGATATTGTGTATGTTGACCATGGCAACCCAGAATCTCCCACAGTTAAACTCACACAACGTGTGAGATACGTCGACAATTACCTTGACACATTAAAACGCATTGCCGCAGCAGAAACCAATGAATGGATATGGATCACCAGCAGCATCTGCGACTACACTGACTTTGATTTTTCATGGCATCCTGAACCTTGGCAAGCGGACATGCTGCATGTATTTGCCAGCGGTCAACAACGCTTTGGTGATACGTTTTACATGCATGTACCCAGTGCCCGGCAACGTCTTGGTGATGTGGAATTATTAGATTGGTATGCATTGAACTTTGTTACAGATATTGTAGTACCGCGGCATCATATTCCAGTTAACTGGCATCGCAAGGACACACACATTGATGCAATAAAGCAGCACGAGTTTCGGGCACCTTTGGAAATATTCACTTGCACTAATGTTGATGTTCCGTTGCCTGAAGTTAACCTATGGCGTAGCAAGACTAAAACTATCGTATCATTAAGTGCAGGTGCATCGGCTGTGATAGTTCCGCAAGTGGCAGCACCCACAATTAAAACACAACTCTATGATTATCCTTACATAGATAAGACCTATAACAATTGTGTGGAAGATCGTTTACAAGATGTAATCTTTATCAGCAACGGCGAGCCCATGGCCGAAGCGAATTGGAACAATCTACAAGAACTGTGTCCCAGAGCACGTCGTAGCGATGGAGTTACCGGCCGTGAAGCAGCATACAAAGCAGCAGCCGCTATGAGTGACACACCTTGGTTCTTTGCTGTGTTTGCCAAAACAGAAGTGTTACCTGAATTCAAATTTGATTTCCAACCTGATCGTATGCAACAGCCCAAGCACTATATTTTTCACAGTCGCAATCCAGTTAATGGATTAGAGTATGGTGCCATGAATATTAACTTGTACAATCGCCAACTCACCTTAGATACACGACCCGGCTTAGACTTCACATTGAGTTCGGCACATGAAGTAGTACCCATCGTAGCCAGTATCTCAAGATTCAACACTGATCCTTGGATCAGTTGGCGCAGTGCATTTAGAGAAGTGTTGAAACTAAAGCGTGAAGTTGACTTTGGTGCTGACGTAGAAATACAATATCGTCTAGACACATGGTGTACTCGTGCTGAAGGAGAAAATGCTGAATGGGTGTTGCAAGGTGCACAGGATGCCTTGGCATATTATGCGGAAGTCAACGGGCGACTATCACAGTTACAGTTGAGCTTTGACTGGGCTTGGTTAAAACAATGGTTTGAAAGCCGGCATGGATACCAGCTATGGGCTAAAACTGATCAACAAACTCCTGAGTCACAAACCAATTTAGATATTGCTCAACTCCTAATTCAAGGGATATTGTAGGATTCCAGTCAGTTACAGTTTTTAGTTTGTCACTGTCAAGAGTATCTCTATTGGGATAAAATGCATCGTGTGGTTGAGTGATAATCTCAGCCGGAAGCCTTGCTGCAATTAGTTCTGCCGCTTCGATAATCTTTCTTCCCTGTCCTCTTGTGCAATTAAAAATTTCATTGGCTGCAGCAGGGTGTACAGCCGCAGTGACAAAAGCAGCAGCAACATCAGTGACATAACTAAAGTCTAATCGATTGTCAGGACCGTTCACATGTATCCGGCCAGTCTTGATGGCACCCACAGTCATCTTACTGATCACACGTACTACCATATCACGCACACCATACAATGCACTGGGGCGTAGAATACTGTATTCTAAGCCATGCTCGTGCTGCCAAATCTTACACATACGTTCGCATTGTAGTTTATAACTTCCGTACAATGTCAATGGATTACATTCAGCAGTTTCATTGGGAATATTACCACCAAAGTCTCCATATACCATTGACGAACTGGCCAATACAAAACGTTGAACTTTAAACTCCACACATAGATCCAATGCAATGGCAGTGGCTGCAATCATGTTAGTTGTGGCATCAACTACATTCTTCTTCACCATCTTGGCATTGGGGTATGTGGCAAGATCAATCACAACATCAGGGCCAACCTCAGAAAATACTTGTCGCAATTTTTCAGAGTTGCAGACATCAACATTCCATGCTGAATGGAATCCTATAAAGGCAGTGCGTTGGTCAAGCACAGGATTATATTCCCAATCCTTATACTCGCCGTATTGATGATGTATGTCAACAACGTTGACTTGATGACCAAGATCAATGAGCTGGCGTGCAACATTGTGTCCGATAAATCCATGTCCACCTAGTATTAATATTTTCATTGCAATACCTTGGCTATTTGTTCTACTTCACTGTCAGTTAGTGTGTGTTGGTTAGGCACAGTGAAACTTTGTCGTGCCAATTCATCGGCTCGTGGACAATTGGCAGTATACAGCGTTTCCCGATGAACTGGCCTTGAATAGTGTACGGCTATGTCAATCGCTTGTTGTTGAAACTGTTTGATAACGATGTCTCGTTGCAACGATTTAAAAACTAGTTTACTGTAATCGTGTGCCCTTAGATTGGTATCTAACACACACTGGTGTTGACTTTGTGCAATAAGAAATTGCGCTATCTCATGCCTTCTGCGCTGCCATTGTGTAGCCAGTTCCAACCCAACGCTAATACACGCTGCTTCAAAACTACTGATCATACTGTTCATTCCTGGTGCAATACTTGCATCGGTATTTTTCTTCTTGCCGTGTAATCGCAGCAGTTGAGCCATGGCAGCAATGTCATCATCATCAGTGAGTACGGCTCCGCCACTGCCCCAGCTACTGATAGGTTTACTGGGTGAAAAACTAACACAGGCAACCGTGCCTTGGTTGGCACTCCAAGTTGTACCGTTGTGACTCATTAAACTTTGAGCAGCATCACAAATCACAGGTATGCCTAGTTGATCTAATGCGGCCCAGTTGCTCATGTTGCCAAATATATCCACTGCCACCACAGCAGCGCAGTCTTTGATTTGACTTACATCAATACAATAATTGTCAACAACATCAACCGCAATTGGTATATGACCGGCTCTGACAATAGCATGTGCCGTGGCAGTGAATGTGTAGGTGCTTACGGCAATTCTACTTTGTGGGGGAAGATTCAAACACCATATGGCAATGATCAGTGCATCAGTGCAACTGGCAGTTGTGACACAATGTTTTCTATGAAACGTTGTGGCTAGCCTTGTTTCTAATCGTTGTACCAGTGCTGAGTTTTGAGCTAGGCCCTGTTGATGATCTTCGTTGAGCATTGTCCAGACTTGATCACGTATCTGAGTCCAGTTGCGAGCATTTTGGAATAGTGCGATGTTACTCATAAGAATTCACTATTGTAAAACATTCAGCAAGCGTTTGCCTATTCTTCTGCGCCCAATATTGATTGGCAGTGTAGATATACGCAATATCTGACTGGGATAGATAACTGCCGTAACATTCCAGCAATTGACGTTTGAATGTCCAATGATCAGCAATACCAACGTAATAGTTGGCAGTGCGTTGATAGTCATGGCAATAAGGCCAACTATGCATTAACCAAGTCTGACGGGCATGCTTCTTTACATAAGGCCAAGCCAGTTCATAGGTGGCTCTGTGGTCTTGATGACTGTCTTCAGGATTGGGGATAATTGCAATGTCACATGACTCCAACAGATCGTGTAGTTGAGTCATGATTACATTATTGACTACAAGATTTGGCCTGCCGCCGGTGTGCAAGGGAGTGGGCAATACTCTAAGATCCCAGCCACTCAATTTATAACTGGCCGCAAGTTCATTGGTTACAATGGCTGTGGTTCGGGTGGGATTGACTTCAGTGCTGGGTTGTACAGCAACCACACTGATGATTTCTGCACCCTGCTCTTGATAACGTCTGAGAGTACCGGCACAGGCAATCTCTACATCATCGGGGTGAGCACTGACAACGAGTATTTTCATGACCACCTCAACAAATATAACATGTAGTCCGCCTCATTGCGAAAGTATAGATAGCCTCGATCACGACACCAACGAATATCTTGATCACCAAATGTTTGTTCACACCATTGCATTCTTGCCCATGCTTCTGGTATCTTTGCTCGATAGGTCATGACCATTTTAATTTAAACCACACTGCTGGTTTTTCGTCTTTAAAGTAGTAACACCAGGAACTCATTATATAATCTACCTTGGATCTATAACCTCGTTCACGTAGCCATGAATTTAAATCATCTAACGTATAAGGCTCAATGCTAGGACGCAACTCTACCTTGTATATGAATCCTTGTTCAGCTAATCTGACACTGTAAGGTCTGCTCAACGGGTTACTGTGATCTTTCATTGCCAGTGTGTGCTAGTAGTCAGCCAATTGTAATAAGATAAGAATCCTTCAGCAACATCAACTTTGGGATCATACCCAAAGTCTTGACGAGCAGCATCAATGTTCAGTGATCCACGACTGGGGAAGTCTAGATCACGATCCCCGACTTGAATAGATCCTTGCCCCACTATGCTGACAATCATTTCAGCTGCCTGCAACAATGTCACGGAATGACTTTTTGTTATATTATACGTGCGATTCTTTGTTTGGTCAATCAAACTGGCATTAGCGATACCTTCGGCGGCATCATCAACATAGGTAAAGTCCAAAGTTTCCGCGGCACCATTTACGTTTAACCAGCCGCCACGCAATGCCTGCATCATGAATCGTGATATAACACGGTCTTCAACATCCAACGGTCCATATACCGCACTGGGACGAATGATGGTGTAATCAAAACAGCCGCGTCGCTGGTAATCTTTTACTAGAGCCTCGCCGGCAAGTTTCATTATACCATATTGTCCTTGTGGGCGACATATAGCATCTTCACGCACATCATCTCGGAAATCACCGTAGACCATTGAGCTTGATATGTACACAAAACGTTTGACACTGTGTGCATTCGCGCTTTCCAGCATGTTGATCAGTCCTTCAATCATCACCTTTGCTCCCAATCCAGGATTGGCATTTACTACTTTTTGTCGGGGAAAGCTGGCCATGTGTATTACAACATCAGGCTGTTCGCCCGCAATGATGCTGTTGACTGCAGCCGCATCTGCAATGTCGTTGGTATAGCAACGTACTGATAGTGGAAATTTTACTCGACGCTGTTGTATCAAGTAGTCAAGTTCTTGTTGTGGGATGACACCATAGTTGGTGAGATTGTCAATAACTGCTACATCGTGCCCAAGGCGTGTTAGATGAAGCACGGTATTGTGCCCAATTAATCCAAGCCCACCTGTGATCAATACTTTCATTGCGACCACTTTAATTTAAAGAATGTATAGTTTTGTTCACTCATCTCGCCTTCCAAGGCAATTTTGTATCCAAGTGATATTGGATCAGCCAAAGTATGAAAGTAGATGTCGCCTTCGCAGTGTTCCGTACACCACTGACCTTTTTCCGTCTGTTGCCATTCTTGAATTGTGAATGATGCATAAAGCATGGGATCTTCAACATCACCGACTGTAAAATTATGCAACATAACTTTTTGTGTCTGCATGTATGACCTGGGATTGTTATGAAATTTAAATCGTTCCGGAAGCTGGCCAGGCCAAGTTTTACTAAAAGTGATTGCCATTAACTAACTCCGCAGCCATTGGAAATATTTTTGCAATTACATTGGCGCAGGCCACAGCAACTTCTTGATGTTCTTTTTGTGTGCCGTTGCCACTGCGCAGTTCAATAAAATGTATCCAACTACGCAAAGTGCCATTCATGTACAGTCGACTTTCCATGATACCTTCGGGCAACACTGCACGAGCTTGTTCTTTGGCAATGCCATTGTCAACTGCCCACTTATACGCTTCGCGACTGGCAGCTATCACATTCATTTGACGAATCTTCCATTCGTGTTCAAGTTCTTGGTCATCAGTTTCAATGCTGTTTTGACGATTCTTGGTATCTTGCAGTCGTGCATCACGCAACACAAAGTTTAGATCCTTTGTGGGATCGGCGTAACGTTGCGAGAACTCTTGGAAACTAAAACTACGATGACGTAAGATCTGTCGAGCAATGTCTCTTGTAGTGGTAATTTCTATACAAGCACTGACCATCTCAAGTGGACTCCAGTGTTGGTGCTTGATCAAATAGCGTATGAGTTTTTCGCTTGACTCAGTGTTGAGTTGATTACTGGGGTTACTGACACGAGCGCAATAGGCAATAAGTTCTTGAGCATCACCTATACCTAGCCCAGTTAGTTCAGCCGTGGGCTCGCTAGAAGAAATCAGTCTGACGTTCATTTATAGGCCGCTTAAAATTTTGTTGGTTTCGGGTTGCACCAGCTCGGCCACAGCATTGACGTCAAGCACAAATTCAATATCTTGTACTTCGTCGCCAAGCTCGGCTAGTTGGCGGGTTATGAGAATTTCAATTTCTTCTAACTCAAGGCCTTGTTTCTTCAGCGTGTGAAAGTTAATAGTTTTCTGACGCCGGCCTTCTATTTTGATTATAACTTTTTTGATACATTCAAGGGGAACAGCAGTTTTTTCATCAATACCTGAAATTATGTGTTCCCACTTCTCGAGAAAATCATCACTGAGCTTCATGTGCGGCGGTTGCTTTCTTTGGACGACCACGTGTCTTGGCTGCCGCAGTTGACACGGGTGCGGTTGATTCACGAACAACAGCCTTGGGATTTGCTTTTGGGTTCATACGTGCAGCTTCTTTTTTCATGCGAGCTGCTTCAGCAATCAATCCTTTGGCTTCAATTTCCATGCGCTTGGCCTGTACCAACATATTGTCGGCAATGTCATTGTCATTAAGATATGAACTGGTACTGGCTTGAGAACTAGGCGGAGGTGGTGCTCCTAACTCTCGACCAGCTTTGTATTCTGCTTCGGCTGCACGTTTAGTCGGAGCATCTACCATTCCGCGATTGGCATCTACCTCGGCTAGTTTTCTACTAGCACCTTCGCCAAGCTTCATTTCGGCTAAAATCTTGTTGAGTTCGTCAAGTCTGATTGTATTGCCAGTGCTGGGAGTCATAATCACTTGCCCAGTATTGACTTTTTTCATCATGCTTTCACGATGCAACGTCTCAAGAATGTTTCTACCATCGGGCAAAAGATTACGATGTAATGCATCAGCAAATTCTTCGGCTTGTTGACCTACATCACTTTCCAATACTTTCATGATAGAATCATGCCAGTGTGCTGGCAATGTGTCGGGATAAATGACCAAACACATATGATCCATTCCCGGAATGGTTCTAAATATCACAGCGACCTTGCGATCGTTGTGTTTTCCAATATGCTTTAAAAACATATTATTCTCCTTGAAGGGCCGTTTCGGGCTCTGGCGGTAGTTCTGTTTGAGTGCTTTCTTGAACTTGTTGCGCTTGTTCTTCGATTGCTTTCAAAAATACAGAGAGACGATCAAAAACTTCGCCCACTGATTTCATTTCTTCTGCTCGATAAGCGCCACGGCTGCAAGCAACTTCAATGCAGGTCTTCAAACCTACAAGGTCCGTTACGGTTAAATTGTTGTTGGGGGTAGTAGTAGTATCCATGCAAATATTTAATCAATAAAACACCGCAGATTTTATTTTCTGCGGTGTTTTGGCAAAATTGATCAATGTACTTCGTTTTCTTCGTAATAAGCAAATTGACCCCAGGGTGGGACAATAGTCTTGGTACCGTGTAAAATCCACAGTGTGTCGGCGTAGTTCTCATCACCCCACGAACCGAATGGATAGCCATCTGTAAACACAATCAAACGTTTGGGTTCAATGTTATTCTCTTTGAGATAACTGAAGATACAGTCAAAGTCTGTACCACCACCGCCGGATACTTCATAATCTAGCATGGTTTCCATGTTTTCGCTATCATATGTTCTTGAATTGTATACTTCTGTGTCAAACGTAGCAATATGAATACGAAACTGTCCAAACTGATTCATGATACCCTGTACCTCGCTGAGAAAATCTTTGAGCATGGATTCGTCAATTGAACCTGAAGCATCTAACATCACACAGATATCAATCATCTCATCATTCTTTAATCCGGGCATTACAGCGTCCATGTGCCAGCCCTTGCGACTTGCCCGCATCCAAGTGTAGTCAGATTTAATAGTTGATTCCATCTGCATACGCAACAACTCACGCCAGTCCATTTTAGGTTCAGTGAGATTTTGGATAATGCGTTTGACCCCTGCTGGAATGTTGCCGGCGTCTGATGCCTGTGCTGCGCTCAATACAGCTTCCTTGATTTCGTCGCGAATCTGTTGACGCTCTTCGTCAGTGAGTTTGGGGCGACCCTTGCCATCTTTGTCGCCTTCGCCTTCGCCTTCGCCTTCGCCTTCACCGTCTAAGTGATCATCAAGCAGTCGATCAATCAGTTGATTGATGTTGATTTTTTCGGCGTTTTCGTAGAGATGATTGTAGATCTCTTCTGAGCTCATACCATCGTATTTGGTGTCAAACAAACATGGCACTGAAGTAATCTTTTCACCAACACGATGTCGCACAAGATCGCCATTGACAGCATAGTCATTGGCTACATTCCACAATTGTGCATCTCGGCTCATGCGACGACCAAAGTGATCATACACCACATGCAATACTTCATGTCCAAACAAGAATTCAAGTTCTTTGGGCTGCAGCATTTTAACAAAACGACTATTGTAATAAAAGTTTCTGCCGTCTGTGGCTGCAGTTGAACACCACTCGTCGGCATTGACAAGTTTCAATCGTGTTGCAAGATTGCCAAAGAAACTAGACTTCAACAATAGTCCAACACGAGCAGTGATCAATTGCTCTCTCACCTCTCGATCAATCTTAGGATCCGTGGGACCAATTAAGTCAGCGAATTTCTTTGCTAACTCTTTTGTGTTTTCTGTTGTGCCTTTACTCATAGTTTCTCCTTCATTGTTTTATTATTATAACGCAAGTGAGATTATTGGTCAAACGGATTCCAAGTGTTTGAGAGCAAAAATCAACGCATCATTGGGGTCTTTGAACCAATATTCTAGTGTCCAAGCATCAACGTCGGCATTGTCAGGATTGGCATGCGCAAACCCCCAACGAACACCATATCTACCAAATTCCTGATTACACAGAGCATTGATCCGCATTACTTCAGTTGAAGTATATGGATTGAATTTCCGTTTGACTTTGGTAGTTTTCACAGTAAATAACTCCATGTATTCAATAACAGATCCCTGGGCAAGATTGCAACAAGTAATGGTTGGAACTTGTCATACACATCTTAATTTACCTTGGATCATAGATTCTTCCGCTCGTACTGCATTGGAAAAAATTTTACTTGAAACTCAAGAAGATCTTGACAGTCTTGCCAATTGGTTAACTCAACAAGGTTGTACGGTTTCAAGACCAAAGGTAGATTCTACTAAGTTAACCAAGCGACCCACAATCTCTCCCAGGGATGACATTTTAGTTGTCGACAATCGATTGTTTGTTGATGTTGACACTATCAATGGCAGCAATATTCATTATTTTGGTGACCGTTTGTGCGTAAGTCGCGATGTTGATCCGGCTGTGGCTGCACGATTGTTTCCTGATTATAAAATTATTAGATTTTATCAAACCGGGCATGTTGATGGTTGGTTCACTATTCCAACACCTGGATTGATTGTCAGCGGGATTGATCATCAACGTCCGGACCTTATGAAAATGTTTTATAAAACATACTTTGCCGATCACGAAGTTGTCTATGTAAGTGAAACATTGGCCAAAGCAGATTGGGGATTGAATCGCACACATCAAACCTGGACCAGTCACGCAGACTCAGCACTGTCAAATTTCTTAGATCAATATCTTTCAAGTTGGACCGGAACTCCCGAAGAAACTATATTTGAAATCAATATGTTGATACTAGATCGCCACAATGTGGCGGTGAACTGTATTGATGACACAGTGCTCACAGCCTTGCAACGATACAGCGTCACGGCTCACATAGTTCCTTTTAGACATGCTGCGTTTTGGGACTGCGGGATTCACTGTGCCACAGCAGATCTACAAAGAAAAAGCGAGAGTCCGGAGACCCTCGCATCAACGCACCGCAATTAACTGGCACTGGCTTGTAGAATGTACTTGCCGTAACGATTGTGGAACTCGTCAAAGTGAGTAAGTTTAGTGGGTTGGAACGGTAGATTGTACGTAGTCAATGCAATACGTGCGCCCATGACAACCAACTCAGTTTCAAAATTATCCATCATGTAGCGGAAGAAGCAATCAGCCATGGCATGGAATTTCTTATCTTCGGCTTTGTTTTCAACTGCATCCTTGAGCTCGTAACACATTGAAATCACCAAGGAATACATTGCCGACACTTCTTTGACATCAAGTGTAGTGACCTTGCCACTAAGGATATCTTCGGGCTTGGGCATGCGACCTGCAATTTTGCGGTGTGCTGCAAATTTAACAGCAAGGCCTTCGCCAATGGTGCCAGAAATCAAATTGGTCAAAGTTTCAACGTCAGTGTCGTCGTCGTGTAACAGTTCGCTAACAAAGGTCCAAGTACGTGGTGTAGCAAAGGCACGTGAGCTAGACTTGGCATCAAAGTCATACAAGTCTTGTTTGGCAAAACTCAAATAACCCACAACATCTTTGTGAATCTTGTTGTTGGTGGCCCACTCTTGCCAATTAGAAAAGTCAACTTTGATCTCTTGGTGAATAAAACGATTGGCAAGCGGAGTAGGCATACGGAATGTAACACCTTTGTCCGACTCACGGTTACCTGCAGCAACCATAACAACATTGTCTGGCAATACATACTTGCCCACACGACGATTGAGAATCAACTGATAGGCTGCGGCTTGTACTGCTGGCGCTGCGGAGTTGAGTTCGTCCAGGAACAAAACCACCACAGGATATTGATCTGCTAGTTCTTGACTGGGTAAGTCAATGGGCGGTGCCCAATCCATCACACCTTTTTCTTTGTTGTAAAACGGAATGCCTCGTATGTCTGTGGGCTCCATCTGCCCCAAACGAAGATCAATCATGAAACCGTTGAGGTCTTGAGAGATTTCTGCAACTACATCACTCTTGCCAACACCCGGAGGCCCCCAGAGAAAGATGGGACGTTTAACATTGAAGGCTTTGGTGATACACTTGCGAACTTGCTTGATTGTTACTGTGCGGGATTCTGACACGAATGTTCTCCTTTTTAACTATTGAACACATATTATACTAGTTGACGAATTTTGTGTCAAACAAAATCACATGCCTTCGGGATAATGCAACTCCCATGCCGCGTCGCCTACAACTGAAATCCAATGTTTCTTAGGCAACTTATCAATTATGTCAAACGCAACATTCTCTGCGTAAAAATCGTATTCATGAATCACTTTTTTAGCCAGCAATCTAGCGATGGCTGCATCAAACTTTTCGCGAACTACAGAATCCGCAACAGTACGAGCAATTGCATCTTTTTTAACAATACCCACTGCTCTCCATTCTGCAGTAGTAAAGTCGCCTTCGCGTCCACTCCACATTTCGCGGCATACTGATTCAAATTTTGGGATACGCACATTTACGGTTACAGTTTTAGCAATACGCATTTGATTCGCTCCTTATTAACTACTATACATCTATTATAGCAAATGGAGTATTATTGGTCAAATAGAAAAAAGCCCTTGATTTACAAGGGCTTTTTGGTTGCTGCTTTGCTAACAATGTTGCTAATCTGTTAGTGCCAGGGATTTACTGCGCTTTCGTAAGAACTCTTGCCCCACATAATAATCCACTAGTTTACGCTGAATCATTGTGACTAAGTCGCCTGAATCATCGTCAACAAAGAATCGCACAGGACACCTGCCCCAAGTACTATAACGCACGAAGTCTGCGTAATACTTGCGATGATTCTTGTCCGTGGGATCAAACACTACCCAGGGTCTATGCAAAAGTTGGAGTCTGCTCATATTAATAACGATATGTCTCTGGTTTGAAAGGTCCATTAAGGTCTACACCAATGTAGTCGGCTTGTCGTTGTGTTAGTGTAGTTAGTGTAGCACCAACGTGAGCTAAATGCAACCTAGCAACCTCCTCATCTATGTGTTTTGGCAACAGATAAATGTCTACTTTGCTGTATTTTGATGAATTGGTCCACAGCTCAAGTTGAGCCAACACCTGATTGGTGAAACTAGTTGACATCACGTAACTTGGGTGCCCCGTGGCGCAGCCCAGGTTTACCAGTCGACCTCGGGCCAACACAATAATTTTACGACCATCGGGCCATACCACATGGTCTACCAGAGGCTTGATTTCTTCCCAGACCAAGTCTTGTAAGCCGGCAATGTCAATTTCACTATCAAAGTGACCAATGTTACACACAATGGCATTACGTTTCATGCGATCCATGTGATGACGAGTGATCACATCAACATTGCCTGTGGCAGTGACAAAGATGTCGGCTATCTCAGCCGCGTAGTCCATGGTCACAACTTCATACCCGTCCATGGCTGCCTGCAATGCACAGATAGGATCAATCTCAGTAATCCATACCCTGGCGTTTAATGCACGTAAGGCTTGAGCTGACCCTTTGCCTACATCGCCATAACCAGCAACCACAGCAGTTTTACCTGCGATCATAACATCTGTAGCACGTTTGATCGCATCCACTAGACTTTCACGACAACCATACAAGTTATCAAATTTTGTTTTGGTGACTGAATCATTGACATTGATCGCGGGAATCTTTAATGTACCTGCAGCAATACGTTCTACAAGTTTATGAATACCTGTGGTAGTCTCTTCACTGACACCAATGATGCCGGGCAACAGATCAGGATGGCGATCATGCACCCATGCAGTGAGATCATGCCCATCATCTAACAATAGATTAGGTACCCATCCATTGGGACCGCGTACGGTTTGTTCAATACACCACCAATATTCTTCTTCAGATTCACCTTTCCAAGCAAACACTGGAATACCCTGTGCAGCCAATGCGGCTGCTGCATGATCCTGCGTTGAAAAAATATTACAACTTGACCAACGTACTTCGGCACCAAGATCAACAAGTGTTTGAACCAATACTGCAGTCTGGATAGTCATATGTAGACTACCTGTGATACGTGCGCCCTGGAGAGGTTTTGTACTACGATACTTTTCACGCACAGACATCAAGCCCGGCATCTCTTGTTCAGCAATGGCGATTTCTCGTTGCCCCCAGGCCGCTAGGTCAATGTCAGCTACTTTAAAGTCATAGTGCATTGTCTGTGGCCCCCTGTGGACGTTTTTCGCGGCGAGGTTGAATTGCTGCTGCAAGTTCGGCTTGTATCATTGCTGATTTGTATGCATGCATGCGATCACCAAGTAATGTTGCCATTACTCGTTTGGTGGTTTTTGATAGGTTAAAGTGTTTACCTGGTTTCATCTAGTTCCTTTATATGATTTCTGTGTGACAGCAGGATCCTGGTTGAGATATAGATAATCTTTGGTGACATACCCTTCTTCTATTTCTCTAATAGCAGTGACACTGTGTCCATGACGTCCGGGTGATATATGTGCTGTATACCCAGATTTTAATTCTCTAACTCTGCGACTAGCAACGAGCACTAAATTGAATAGCCCTCCCACACGCTGGGCTGCTACTTGACTGGTCAATCCATGTTGATCAATTTGATTTGACATTGTTGTTCCTTATAGAGAAGTATTTAACTATAACATAATATCAATATAAAATCAAGACAATGCCCACCAAAGTGGGCATTGTGGCCAAATTCTTCAATTAGGTGTTGTCAGCGGTGTACTTTTCCAATGCCTTGGCATAACGATTGGCATGACTACGTTCTGCTTTGGCCAATGTTTCAAACCAATCAGCAACTTCATCAAACCCTTCATCACGAGCAATTTTAGCCATACCAGGGTACATGTCTGTGTACTCGTGTGTTTCACCATGAATTGCTGCTTCCAACATTTCACGTGGTGTTTTACCTGGAAGTCCTGTACCAGGTTCACCTGCACCACCTTCAATCAAGTATTCCATGTGACCATGTGCATGTCCTGTTTCACCTTCAGCGGTGCTACGGAACAATGCTGACAGATCATTTTCTCCGGCAATGTCGCAACCGTTTGCAAAATACAAATAACGACGATTTGCCATTGACTCTCCGGCAAATGCTTCTTTCAAACACTCTGCTGTTTTGGTACCTTTAAGATTACTCATTTACTTCTCCTTAAAAATAAAATATTATACTACTTAGATAAATGAAAAGCAACTGATTTGAACAATAAATATCTTCGCCTATGATATCATTTGAAGAAATCAGAGATGTGCATTTGGAAATCTCTAGCCTATGCAATGCTGCCTGCCCGTTATGCCCTAGAAATTTTCGAGGGTATCCGCACAATGATGGATATCCAGAAGCCAACATGACATTGGCACAGGCACAACAAATCTTTGATCCCAATTTTGTTTCACAGTTGTCACGCATCTACCTCAATGGCAATTTTGGAGACATTGTGATGAATCCAGAAACCCCAGACATTGTTGAGTACTTTCGAGCAAATAATCCCAATTTAATCATTGCGATCAGCACAAATGGATCAGGTAGAGATCGAAAATTTTGGCAAAGATTGGCCAATGCAGGAGCCAAAGTTTTTTTCTGTCTCGATGGACTAGAGGACACACATCACTTGTATAGGCAAAACACAGTGTGGCGCCAAATACTTCGCAATGCTGAAACTTTTATTGCCGCTGGTGGTTATGCTACTTGGAAGTTTATATTGTTTGACCATAACCAACATCAGATACAACAATGTCGTGAGCTGTCAGAACAATTAAAATTCGCACATTTTGAAATCATCAACGATGGCAGAAACATAGGGCCAGCGTTTGACAAACACGGAGAACTCACACATGTCATCGGCGACTATCAAGGCTCAACAGATTTTAAAACAATGTTCTTTAAGAAAAAAACAGACACAGTTGTATTAGAAGATATCATTGTTGATAAAAAAGTAAAATCAACAGTCATCTGTGAAGCCAAAATTACCAAGTCAATCTATGTTACATCCATTGGTGAAGTGTATCCCTGCTGCTTCATGGGCTACTATCCAAGAACCTACGGGCGAGGGGAATACCATCAAGCAGTTAATTCACAGATAGCACTGTTGATGCAAAATAACAATGCGTTGGACTCATCTATTAAACAATGCATTGAGTGGTTTGCTGATGTAGAAACATCCTGGAAGAAGGCTACGTATGAATCTGGCAGATTAGTAGTGTGTGATGATAACTGCGGGTCTTGTTGATTTATTTTTGCATGAGTTGATTGACAAAATCAAGTAAGAGATGATGTTGACCGCCGTTCCAGCGACTGCGCATCCAGCTGTAGCAATTGTACCAATGCTGATCGGCTTCGGGATGACATCCTATCAGTCCCACACGATCTTGCATGATGGCCATGGCGTCACCATTGGCATATCGAGCAACGGTCTCGAAGTTGTTGCCTACAAATGCACAGCCGTCATAAAAGTACATGTTTGTGGGCATGTCTTGCCAAGTCACTGAGATGTGTTTGGCGTGCGGACGTCGTGTGTCTGTGTTGGGCTGACGAATATACTGCACTGCTCTGACACCATTTAGCAGCCCAAAATAATCTGTATCAGCCCAGTATGCACCCATGCAAATGCCCAGATATCTACCACCCCCGGCCACAAAGTTGCGTATGCGTTGAGCATGTTGACGCATCAGGAAATCGTAACTGTCGCTATCCCCTATACCGCCCGGGAAACAAACCATGTCAACATCGTCAAAAAAGTCATCTTCTAGTTCGTGACGAGTAAACAGTTTGAAGTTATAGTGTGGCTCAAGAGCTCGTATGACCCCGTTGCCGCTTTGCACTGAACATCGGGGCTGGTGTACAAACAAGGCTATGCGCCTGTGCATACGCTAGTATCCGTAGAATACTATTTTGATGATGAAAACTAGCCAAGCCAGTCTCAGCACGTTGTCAAAAATGCGTTCAGCAATGTCTAGTTTTGTGGGTGTTTTGTTGTCCATGATTATCTGCTAGGTTAATGGTATTTAGTTCAAACAAAAAGGGCTCCGAAGAGCCCTGTGTTGCTACTGGTTACGGGTTCCAGTGATCGCCCAATCTTTGCGCCCGATTTCATGAATTAGAAGCTAATTTGGCCTCTGAGCATAACTGCCTGTTCGCCATCTACACGAGCACCAGATGTACCAACTGGTTTGTTAAACTTAGTGTCAACGTAGTTTGCCATCAAACGTACATTGTCGTTTAAGAACCAAGTAACACCGTAAGTAATGGAGGTTGCTAGGTTTGCTTTACCTGTTGCAACAGTGATATCTTCAGCATTGAACTCACTGGCACGTACACCAACTTGCCATGCACCCTTGCCACCACTTGTGTAAGCAGAGTTAGGTTTGATCCAACCAAATATACCATCTTTGTAGTTGTGGCTCTCACCCGTGATATTATAGATTGCCTGAACATAGTGACCAGTAATCTCTTTATCTGTACCAGTAGCGGGGTCATAGTTGAAGTTGAAATGCTCACCTTGCAATTTCAAACCCTTCCAAGCAAATGCTGCTTCAATGCCTTGGCGTGTTCGTGCGGTATCACCACTCAATGCTGATGATCCTGTGAACCATGCACTTTGCTGGCGGCCTTCAGTACGACCACTGGCAGGAGCAACTCCAGTTTTGACATTGCCTGTGCTGTATGCTGCACCCAAGTGTGCCACAAAGTCTTTGTTCTGAATTACTTCTGCAATGTTTGTAGTCACACGTCCAACAACATCTACACCATCAACTGCGGTGCTCTTGTTAGCACGACCACGGCTTAGTGCCACAGCGTAGGTAAATCCTGTTCTAGGAATACCATGTAACATCACACCAGTTTCTTTGGCAGGAATAAATTCACCTTCAGTCTGACCAATCAAACTACGTTCCATGAAGTCAATGTTGTTGGAACTGGTCAACTGTTCTAAACTGAAAGGCATCTTAAATGTACCAACTTGTAGTTGTGCCTCTGTGATAGCAGCATAGTTAAACCAGAATTCATCAATGGTTGATGTGGTTGAACTTGCGCCAGCGTCGTTACCAAAGTTTGCCAAGAGAAGATATTTGAAGTCTTTGGCAATCTGTCCACGTACACCAAAACGTCCACGACGAACTTCCAATGTGTCTTGATATGGATCGGTTGATTGACCAGAACTAAATGTTTGAGTATAACTTCTGTAGTCCATGTGAATACGACCAGTAAACTGTGCTGTGGTATTGCCATCTTTGGATTTGATACCAAGACCATTTTCCATCACAGCGCCATCATTCGCTCTGCTCAAACGATAGTTGTTGCTGTCCTTGACATCTTTGTCAATTCTAGATGATTGGAATTCTTTGTTTTCCAAACGATCCCGGTGTGCTTCAATTTTAGAAGAGTGTTCTTGCTTAGATAGAATTCCTTTTTGTAAAAGAATATCTAATGTATCAGTGTATTCATCTGCTTGCACAGATCCAGCAAACGACAAGGCAATTGCCAGCGCCGCTGTTAGCATTTTAAAGTGTTTCATTGAGGTTTCCTTTCGAATAATCCACCAACACTATACTACATTATGTTGGTGGATGTCAAGTGTATTACTTCCAAATTGATTGACCACTGGGGTCTTTCAGATCTTTTTTCCAGTTATCTTGTACTAATTTGATAACAGACTGAGGCATGTGTACATATTCCAATTCTTCACTCATCTTAGCGCCGTTTTTATAGGACCAGTCAAAGAATTTAAGAATAGCACGACCAGTCAAGCCATCTGCTTGTTGACGGTGCATTATGATAAAACTAGCACCAGTTGCTGGCCAAGAATCTTTGCCAGTTTGGTTTGTCAGTAACAAATACATTCCTGGAGCGTTGTTCCAATCTGCACCTGCTGCGGCTGCTTTAAATGTGCTGTCATCTGGTTGTACAAAGTTGCCATCACGATTTTTCAATTGTGCATGAGCAATTTTATTTTTCTTGGCAAATGCATATTCCACATACCCAAAAGAACCTTTGACACGTTGAATGTTGGCTGCAACACCTTCATTGCCTTTGCCGCCTACACCAACTGGCCACTTTACGGCTGTACCTTCACCAATTGTTTTAGCAAAATCAGCATTTACTTTGCTTAGATAGTTTGTCCAAATAAATGTTGTACCTGAACCATCTGCACGGTGTACTTCGGTAATATTCATTGCTGGTAGTGTAACGCCAGGATTCAAATCAGTGATTGCTTTGTCATTCCACTTGGTAATTTTGCCTAGATGAATATTGGCAATTACATCACTGGTCAGTTTTAATTGTCCCGGTTCTACACCATCAAGATTAACCACTGGAACAACACCACCAATGATTGCAGGGAATTGCATCAAACCTTCTTTTTCCAGTTCTTCTGGTTTCAATGGCATATCACTGGCGCCAAAGTCTACTGTCTTGGCTTTGATTTGACGTATGCCGCCGCCTGAGCCAATGCTTTGATAATTGAGTCCAATGCCTGTTGCTGCTTTGTAAGCTTCTGCCCATTTAGAATAAATTGGGTAGGGAAATGTAGCACCGGCACCGGTTAAATCTGCTGCAAACGCCACTCCGGTTAGCGTTAATAATACGGCTGCAATGAGTCGTTTCATATGTTGTCCTTAAAAGTTAAGCAGATGATGTTGCTCTGCAGTCAGTATTTAAACACATTAATATTACAACAGCATTACAAAATCTAAATCAATTCCACCAAATTATTACGGAAGATTTCCCAGGCCGATTGCCATGACCAACGATGACTTCCGGCTTCAACTGTGCTGCGATCCAATTTCAAACACTCGTCTACAGCATGTTTTAAGTCTAGACTGAGATATCCAGTGACTCCAGGATCAACTACGTCCATGGGACCTGCACAGGGATAGGCAGCAACAGGAGTACCACAGGCCATGGCTTCAATCATTACAATACCAAATGTTTCCCACTGACTGGGAAACACAAACACATCGGCGTTGGCGTAATAAGTTGCCAGCCGTTCTCCGGTTTTGAATCCCACAAAATGCACATCAGGGTAACGACGTTCTAGTTCTTCTCGGTATGGACCATCTCCCACCATAATTTTTGTTGCACCCGGATAATCTAGGCCGCAGAAGTCATCTAAGTTTTTCTCTTGACTGATACGACTCACACACAACAACACCGGACTGGTGCGCGAGCGTGTTCGCGATGATGGATTGAATAGTGCTCGATCAACTCCACGGGTCCAAGGAACCAGTTCTCCATCAAACCCACGGCTGCGCAAATCTTTTACCATGGTATCAGTTGTTGTTAGAACCTTGCCTGAGTGTTTGTGGAACCAACGCACTAAGGGCCAAGTAAGGGCTTCAGGAATTCCAAATAGTTTTTTGAGTCCTTCAGGGAATTTAGTATGATAAGCAGTATTGTAGCGATAACCACGTTTTGAAAGATATTTTCTAGCAGACAGACCAATAGGACCCTCGGTGGCGATATGGATATGATCCGGATTGATCTCCTCAATCTTCTTGCCCATCGCCCGGGGATAGGCAATCTTGAGTTCGTTGTAGCGAGGACAACTAATGTAGCTGAAGTCCCCGGGAGTAATGTAAACAACGCGATAACCATCCATAACCGCACACGCTTCAATATTTTTGTATGTTGTAACAACGCCATTGATTTGATCCGGTAAATTATCTGTGATGATCAAGATTGTTTTTGCTGACATGAACCCTCCACTCTAAAACTTTTGAATTTAAAATCGTAACGCATGGTTCGTAGAACTCGTTCGCAGGCAGTGCGATCAGTGAACTCCAACTCTATCCTTCCGGGTTGATCCGTTGGATCGTTTACGTGTACTGCTATCAATATCATCAACCACATCATCTCGCTCCTGTGTCCAAGTTATTATCTCCCAGCGACCGTTGTGATGTTCAACCAATGCTGTGCATGATTCAACCCAGTCACCGTCGTTCATGTAGACAACACCATCTATTTCTTTGATTTCTGCTTTGTGTATGTGTCCACAGATTACACCATCGTAGCCACGCTTCTTGCAGTATGTTGCTAGGTTCTTTTCAAATTGAAAGACAAAATCAATCGCTTTCTTGACTCGACCTTTAAGATATAAGCTGAGACTCCAATAACCAAAGCCGAGCCGGTGACGAATCCAATTAAAGCGGGAATTAAGTGTGAGTATAAAATCATATGCTTTGTCTCCTAGTATAGATAGCCATGGTGCCAGTCTAGTGATACCATCAAACAAGTCACCGTGTGTGACTAGATAATGACGACCGTCGGCACCAATGTGTTCGCATTGATTGACTATTTCAAAGTTGCCAAACCCTATACCATACTGCATGAATGGTCTTAGGAACTCATCATGATTGCCAGCCACGTAAACGACTCGTGTTCCACGTTTGCTATAACCCAGCACACGGCGCACTACATTGGTATGACTTTGTTTCCACCGCCATTTGTTTTGTTTTATTTTCCAAGCATCAATAATGTCGCCTACAAGATACAATGTATCGCAGGTGGTGTGTTTGAGAAAATTGTTGAGCTGATCGGCCTTGCAATCTTTGGTGCCAAGGTGAACATCAGAAATGAATACACTGCGATATGTTTTTGTTGTCATGGGCTGTTGTGCTTGAACAGATATTTAAGGTCATGTACATTACAGATACGTTACATCATGAAAAAGCCCGCCGAAGCGGGCTTACTATTTTGGGTTACAAGGCATAGTTGCCCCGGGGATTACGCTGCGAGAGCGAAAACCTCGTCGTTAGCTGCGTTTGCAGTTACTAGTTTGCTTGGATTACGTCCATCGCCTGGCGTGTTGCCTTCTTTGCTATCTCACCCTGTCGAAGCCAGGTCTGGCCCATCAGAAACATACTTCGTCCTGCAGTACGGTCCTTTTCACAAAGAGTCGCACGGTCTGCAAATATGTTTCTGGTGGACCAGGTGGGAGTCGAACCCACGTCCAGAATGCCTTTACTCCAAAGGAATTACAACAATTCTTAATAGTCGCTTATTTATTTTGTGGTTGATAATCCACGTTGGGCATACTATACAATAGAAAATTGTGACTGACTGCATCAAATCTAATCTTGAACATGCAGACTCCCGGCTCGTCAAGGTAACCATAGCTGCGCTTTATGCCTCCACGTTTTAATCTATAAACGCAAAAATGATCAAGGTCTATCAACGGTTCACCGCCTAACTCAATCAGTTCCACAATCACTGCGCTGTCTGTGTCTGTTCTTTCTATTACTTCTACACCTACACTTGCAATAGTTGTGACATCATGAACAAAGTCAAATCGTACCAGGGCAGGCTCAACTTGTTGACTAGATACCGGGTCTCCCAATATCTGCCAACGTATGGCATTGCCTTTAGATCTGATGTATAACGAAAGATTTCTTTGATTTCTTGGCTTCAATGTATTGTTCATAAACTTCTTGTTGTTCGCGCAGCATTCTATCAGCTTCTTGACCATCGCGGTCACCAAATCCTAGTTCGTGTTGTAATTCTAAAAAGCGCCGATATCGATCAAATCGTCTTTCATAGGTATTGTCTGGATTAGTTGGTGTACTCCAAAAAATATGACTCCATCCCTTGACCACATTCTCTCTTTCAAAATGATAATGATCACGCAATCTACTATCATTGGTTAGTGGTACTTGATCACCAAGAGTAAATGGCGACGAGATGGCTACACTCAATAATCCATCGTTTGCCCAGTGCCGATAACGACGCAACAAATTCAATGTTTCTTCAAAGTCTTCTTCAGTTTCCATTGGATAGCCGGCCATGAACAACCATACTTGTTTTATACCATTGTCATGCAATTGATGCGCAGTATAATCAATGTCAGTATTGCTGAATTTTTTACGCATGTCATACCGTATACGTTCACTGCCGCTTTCTACTCCAATTATCCATTCAGAACATCCTGCTCGCCCTGCCAGTTCAAAGTCTCGAGGAGGTTGATTTTCTTTACCTCTAAAAATTGCATAACCGCTGTAACGCAATGTACGTGGCAAGTGATCTGCAAGATATTGATTCATTTTACGGTAGTTTGGTATGCTGCCGTTGATCAAGTTACCACTGAATCTAAAAAAGTCTATGCCTGTCCGATGATAACTTTTGATCATTTCTTCGGCCAACAGTTCACCATCTTTGAAAATATATTTGGGCCAAAGATGTTCTACATCACAAAAGGTGCATTTTCTAACACAACCTTTGCTGTCTGTGATCAGCAGATATCGATCACTAGGATTAAATCTTTGATAGATATCAAAGTCGTAGTTGTCCCAATCAGGAATAGGCACTGCATTTAAGTCTTGACTGGTTTGTGGTGGCGAGTCAACTATACCATACAGATCTTGTTGTATGACATCAATGATAAATGATTCAGCGTCACCTGTCACTACACAGTCTATCATGCCATGGTCTACTAGAAACCTAGCTCTTGATCCTGTGGCATGAGTATCTCCAGTGTATTCACCTTGAGTTAAAATTTCTAGCCCGCGACCTCCGGCTAATATTTTTACTCCAGGAAGCCAGCGTCGAATGCTGTAACACATCAAGGTCAGATATGTTTCACTCATGACACTAAACACGCTCAATCCAACAATATCAGGATTGTATTTTTGTTTTATACCAATAAGTTTTTGTTTGTTCCATTTGAGAACATCAATCAGCACTCTTCTTGGTAGTTTACGATCAGGATTTGGGCCTTGACTGATATAAAAAAGCAATTCAGGCCAATAAGGTTTGTCCACAAATTCAGTTACAAATTCTGCAGCAAGATCCATGGGTACAGCACTTATGCCGGCTTTGTTTAAACAGGCACTGAGCAAAGCAGGAGCTGTGGCAGGCCAGCCTGGGGTCTGATAGGGTAGACTAACAATGACTATGGTGCGTTTATCAGTTGGCATTGTGATCTTCTTGTTGGGGTTTAAACAAGTATTCATGCCATAATGCATAAGCAAATACCACCAGGCATCCAGTCAACATTGTGCCAAGTAAAAACCCAATAACAAAGTATAACTGTTCGGTGCCCATTAAACTACTTATGGAGCAGGGTACCGTGACCGTTAAACAATTCATGGAGCGGGGTACGAGAATCGAACTCGTTTAACCAGCTTGGAAGGCTGGGACACAACCAATATGCCAACCCCGCATCATCCTTTATACGTTTGATGCTGCGACAATATGATTATGCATGATTTCTTTTACTTTGTCAAATCTTTGATAACGATTTTGAGCACCCATAACGACCACAGCATACGTGCGACCGTTTTGTTCAACAACTACTCCCACACAATATCCAGCTGGATTGGTAAACCCAGTTTTGCTTACCACCACTTCGGGAAAAGCCAACAGCACCATGGTATTGGTATTCGGTACATGGCTAACGTTGGTGTACGTTTTGTGTTTACGATGCACCACAGTGGTAGTTGCCAAATCTTGATAGGTTGAAATTCTACGTATGATTTGATATCCATATGCTGCCTCCAACATTCTCCCAACATCTTCGGCAGTACTGACATTGGTTTGAATGCGACCTGACGGATCATCAAAGTGGGTGTTCAACATAGCCAACCGTGATGCCTTGTGGTTCATGGCATCAAGAAATGCAGTACGACCACCAGGATAATCGTGACTTAAAAATTCTGCCACATTATTGTCACTGCGTATCAACAACCGTTGAAATAATTGTTCTCTAGTCACTAACCGACCTTGATACTGCACGGTCTGTTGAAGATTGGTGTTGCCGTCAAGGCTTACCATTGCAGTCATTAACTTAGTCAAACTGGCCATTGGCCTTACCAGTTGAGTTCCATGTCCTACGATAGGTGATTGTGTTTTGATGTCATAGGCCCATACACTGATGGGATTCACTGTGCGAGCAGAATGATATTTTGCTTTTTTAACTGTTGCGTGATGCGAATGATGATGGTGACGTTTTTTAGCTTCAGCAGTGTTGACTAAACATGATAATGCAATGGCTATTAATAATATTTTTTTCAATGGGCACCTCGTCTAAATAGTTCAGGCAAAAAGCCTGTTTAATATTTAGCTGGTTTTTTTTTGGTCCGGCGTGCAGGAATCGAACCCACATTCTAGAGGTAGAAGCTCTATGTCCTATCCGTTGAACGAACGCCAGTTGTTTTAAGAAAAAGCCCAGTGACACTGGGCTTTAATTTTATTTGCTTTCTTTGAAGTCGGCATCAACTACTGTTTCATCTGCTGATTGTGCGGACTCAGATGCTTTGGCTTTGGCCTCAAAGATTGGAGCAGCAGCCTTGAACAATTCATCCAGACCGGATTTAATTGCTTCCAGGTCATTGCCTTGAACAGCAGTTTCAACCGCAGTGATTGCAGTGTTGACAGAAGTTTTTTGTTCCTCAGTTAACTGTGATTCAACTTCTTTCATTTCAGCGCGAATCATATGTAACTGTGATTCGGCCTGGTTGCGTGTTTCAATAGATTCACGTTGTTTCTTATCGGCCTCGGCATTGAGTTCAGCATCCTTGATCATCTGTTCAACTTCGGCATCACTGAGGCCAGAGTTGGATTTGATAGTGATTTTGTTTTCTTTGCCGGTATTTTTGTCTTTAGCTGATACATGCATGATACCATTGGCATCAATGTCCAATGTTACTTCAATTTGTGGCTGACCACGACGTGCTGGTGCAATGCCTTCAAGGTTGAATTCGCCCAATGATTTGTTGTACTGAAACAGTTCACGCTCGCCCTGTGCAACTTTGATAGTCACGGCAGGTTGATTGTCGTCGGCAGTGGAGAACACTTGGCTATGCTTGGTGGGAATAGTGGTGTTCTTGTTGATCAACTTAGTGAACACTCCACCTTGTGTTTCAATACCAAGGCTCAAGGGAGTTACGTCAAGCAACAATACGTCTTTGCGCTCGCCGCCCAACACAGCACCTTGCAAGGCAGCACCTGCAGCCACTGCTTCGTCAGGATTGACATCATGTCGTGGCGCTTTGCCAAACAGTTTCTCAACTGCTTCTTGTACCTTGGGCATACGTGTTTGACCGCCAACAAGTATAACTTCATCTATGTCTGCAGCAGTGACTTTGGCATCGGTCAGGGCCTGACGGCATGGCGCCAAACTGCGTTGAATCAATTCTTCCACAAGGCTTTCTAACTTGGCACGAGTCATCTTGACATTTAAATGCTTGGGACCTGTGGCATCAGCAGTGATATAAGGCAAGTTTACATCAGTTTGTGCGCTGTTTGACAATTCAATCTTTGTGCGTTCAGCAGCTTCTTTGAGACGCTGCAGGGCCATCACATCGGCCTTGAGATCAACCCCGGACTCTTTCTTGAACTCGTCAACAAGATGATCCATGATACGTTGGTCAAAGTCCTCACCACCTAGGAATGTGTCACCATTGGTTGACAACACTTCAATTTGTTTGTCGCCGTCAACGTGGGCAATCTCAATAATTGAGACGTCAAATGTACCACCACCTAGGTCATACACAGCAATCTTGCGATCGCGTTTGTCTTGTTTGTCCACGCCATATGCCAAGGCCGCAGCAGTTGGCTCGTTGATAATGCGCAACACTTCCAGGCCTGCAATCTTACCTGCATCCTTGGTGGCTTGACGTTGACTATCGTTGAAGTAAGCCGGCACAGTGATAACTGCCTGTGTGACTTCATGGCCAAGATAATCTTCTGCAGTCTTTTTCATCTTACGCAATACTTCGGCTGAAATTTGCGGAGGTGCTAGTTCTCGATCGTTAGCGCGAACCCAAGCATCGCCATTGCTGGCTTCCATGATTTGATATGGCATGAGGTCAATGTCTTTTTGCACAGCTTGTTCTTTGAACTTACGTCCAATCAAACGCTTGGCTGCATAGATTGTATTCTTGGGGTTTGTCACTGCCTGACGTTTTGCCGGTGCGCCAACTAACACTTCGGCGTCGGTGTAGGCAACAATTGATGGCGTAGTACGTGCGCCTTCTGAATTTTCAATTACTTTTGGGGTTCCATTTTCTACAACAGCCACGCATGAGTTGGTGGTTCCGAGGTCAATACCTATAATTGTGCTCATTGTTTTCTCCTTTGAAGTAAGCAAGATTTTGCAAATGCCCTGTCGGCACATTTACAAGTAATTATTTATTTCACATTATAACACACTTAGTGCCCCTGCTCCGAGTCGAACGGAGATAATTTTCCCTTTTGAGGAGAACGACTTTACCAATTTGTCCACAGGGGCATGTTTAGTTTGACCAGGTCAGCATGAATAGAGTACGATGTTCATTCCAGCGGAATGCCACACCTATGTTATACAATATTTCACAGTCATCATACGCCCAAACACTGTATCTTGGGCCTATGCATTGTTTGAGCCACTCTTCAATAGAATACACTCCCTGGATCCAATCTACTTGGGCATTGCCAAGTACGGGCCAAGGAACAGTTGCATGAAATTGGAATCTATGCCAGTCCACTAACATGCAAATATTTATTTTATATCCCCTTATTTTTTGTTCATTCTTTCACGTTCAAGTTGTTCTTGATAGAGTTTTTCCTCTGCGTCATCCTCGGCTAAAATTCCAGCACGGCGCTCTTCGTCGGTTTCTATCTGATCTACATTGGCATTTAATTTTTTGATATCTTCTTCAATTGCATGCTGGTCACTGTGATCCCCGCGTAGTTTGGACATTTCTCGTTCATACCGTGTTACAAGGCTAGGTTTAACATGTTGCCTTATCCAATCAGTTGGCATGACAATTTCCTGGTTATTTGGCTCCGATGGACAGAATCGAACTGCCACTCACGGTTTTGGAGACCGTTGCACTGCCATTATACTACACCGGAATTACTATAGTTCTTACAACGTAATCAGCAAACTCTTGATGCGCGGACTCGTCAAAATGCATACGGCCGGTGGGAGTAAATTTTTGTTCAATGCACCAATCTAAAAATACCGGGGCAATCCAATCATACCTTTTTAAAACTGCTGCGTCATCAATGGGCCAGAAACTGTCTATGTTGATAACTTTGATGCCGGCATAAATTGCAAGTTGATTTAATGTGACAATATTTTTTATTTTGTTTAATCTTCCCACTACAGGATCAGTGGCAAACACTATCCAGTGATTTAGATATTTCTGATATAACTTGCGTTGATCAATCCATTGGTAGCGTTTTTTAACGACTTTCTTGCGTCCTTCTCTCACAACATCATCTGGTTCAGTGCGCAACCATCCTTCTAGTCCTGCTGCCAACGGCAACCATTGTTGGTTTTCTTGCGAATAGATTTCTGAACGATCACATCCAGTCAAGCAGGCAATTACAATGTCATTGCTGGATAGGGATGACAGTTCTCTTTCAAAAATCCTAAACATAGCATCATTGCTACCTCCGGCAATGGCGTGATTTAGGGGCCGATATCCTAGACTCTGTGCAATTTTCACAGCATAGCTGTGAGAGTAGTTGTATTGATCGTCGCTGCTGATTTCCGAACCAGCAGCATGACTACAACCCAATATCAATGCCTGTTTCATATGCCTACTTAGCTGTGAACCAGATATTAATGCACTGCTTCTTTTGTATTCACTTCACACTCAACTACCCAATTATTGAATTGTGTGAATGTACTTACTTCTACCCCGAGTCCCACAGCTTCGTTGACAAAATGTTGCAACAACGAATTATACAACTCATCGGGCATTGTATCTTTGGCAAATTTAATTTTCATTGTCAATCCCTAGATCTAAAGTAAAATGCTCTGCGTCCCGCGGCGGTAATTATACTGTGTCAGTAAACATGTCCTCTTTCAAGGGGAATACCTCTACAGCCTCCACCCGCTCCACGACCGGGACCGTTCTCGCATTGCCAGCGCCGTTTCGGTTGGAACGGTACCACCCGTGCTTGTCATAGCACTTCTCATCCTCCGGGTCAGAGTATCCAGTGACGCTGGAACGGCGCTGGCGGAGAGTATAGGATTCGAACCTATGCGCCACTTTCGCAACGACAGTTTAGCAAACTGCTGCCTTGACCACTCGGCCAACTCTCCATAAATCTAGTTGCTCTACCATATTGAAACACACTATACAACAGGTTTAGGTCTGCTTCTATATCCTGTCACGGCGTAGTATGAAGTTATCTCTAGACCTTGGCCGTAATGTGCTTTAATATGGTACACGGTAGGGGAATCGAACCCCTCTTCCATCCGTGAAAGGGATGTGTCCTAACCGATAGACGAACCGTGCATAAAAAAGTGAAGGTTCCTATAAAGCCCATCGTCACCTACAACCATTGGGTAGTCGCCTACCATCTGATTTAATGCTAACAAGGAACTGACTATTACATGATGCCGAAGTCACGTTACTGCATCAAACCCTTGCTGAACCCTTGCGGGACGATTCGCACTCAATCGTTTTAATCTAGAACTGATACAAAAATACAGTTTAACTGATAATGCATTAATGGTCAACCAATTGCTGTACTTGTCTAAAACTTTGTTGCATCAATCTGGCACGTTCAAGTTTGGCTTCAAGCAACTCTGCCAATTGCTTGGCAGTGAGTTCGTGCTCAGATTTCCGCGGTTGTTTCTGATCTTGTTCCTTCATAGTATCTTATAAAATTATTTGTCATTGTGCTTTGAGTTCATTTTCTCAATGCTCTCATCAAATCTTAATCCAGCCAGTGCTGTGACATATACAAAATAACAAACAACTGCCACTGCAATTGCCAACACTGCCCAGTTAGGCAAATAACTCATCAAGAATCCCGCTAACAATCCACTGCTGATCACGCCCAGGGCGATTGCTGCTGCTCTAAGTTTCAAATACATTTTGTTTCCTTTCAATAAATTAACTACTGAACCTATATTTTACTTGAGGTTGATTATTAAGTCAACCTCAAGTTATGTGGCACCCACAGGTCCGTTACCGTTTTGAAAGCCAATTTTGCCACCTTCTGCTTCAATACGTTTGATCACGTCTTCAAACAGTATAGGCGCAAAGTCGGTTTGTTCTACGCAGACGCAATGGTAGCGAACATCAATTTTGTATTCGCCCCATACTTCGGTCATCACACGGTTTGAATGTAGATGTCCGTGTATGTTGGTACCAAAGCGACCCAGACTCTCTGAGTGTATGGGAATATGGCTTAGTATCATTCCGTTCATCACATGGTATGCACGTAGTTCACGGAAGTATTTACGATATTCGTCATCACGGAAGATGTCATGGTTACCACGTATCAACACCTTGTCACCGTTTAGACGAGCCATTGTAGCCAGTGCTCGGCGATTGATAACAACATCTCCAAGGTGGTAGACTTTGTCGTTGGGCCGGACACGTTCGTTCCAGGCCTTGACCATCGCCTCATCCATGTCCTCAGGTGTGTCCCAAGGACGTAGCTTGGTCACCCCGTCGTTGCGCATAAAACGGCAAACGCCTGCGTGTCCAAAATGCGTATCACTGACTAAAAATACTGCTGGCATAATGTGCTCCTGTTGCAATTTTAACAACTAATTTAACTATACTGCTATTATAGCAGACCACTGATTATTGGTCAAGTGCCGAGATTTTGTATATATTTTGCTAAGTCCCCGTACAATGCTGCCATCATTGCTTCGCGACTACCAAAAAACACAATGGTACGTTTTGGCCCAATGTAGTAAGGCATGGTGATACTGCGATCCAACTTCAACAGCATCAACTTGGTGAGAGGTTGTTTGGTTGGCAACTCATGAGTATAACATTCTAACTCAGCATGATCACGAAATGCAATCACTCCAGCGTCAGTAAGACGTAGACCACCTTCGGCACGTAGATTTTGCCACCAATGCAGCATGGCATGGTCAACCGATATCTGATGTTCAGCAGGAATTACTTCTAAAACTCGTTGAGTGATTTCAGCCCGTCGTGCCATTGGGAAAAATCCTTTCCCCAGCCGTGAGTAACACCACTGAGAATTTGTCAGTTTTGAATTGCGTGTTGAGCTTTCGAGCCAAGTTAATGGCATGTCCTGGATTTGAGAAACTTACTTTTTTATACTTGGGGCCAGGAAATTGCTGCAACATGTTTGAAGTTTTGAGATTAATTGGAGCACTATCAAAGAACACAGCCCAAATACCATCAGACGCCAACACCTGCTCAGTTTTGTAAGTGGTCTTGTTGGTGAGTTCAACTAATACTTGAGGTTTAGGTCTAGACAACGGAATCTCCAATAATATAACGCTATTATTTAGTCCGTAATCTAAGCAGTTTTAGAACGAGCCGCCTGTGAACTCTACCTGTATGGCTTCTTGCTTTTTGTCTGCTTGTTCACGTAGTTCCTGAACTTGCAACAGTAACTTGGTTATGTCAGCATGTAGATCTTTGGCATCCTGCATGGGCATTGAGAATTCCCGAGCAGTCCGTGATTCGTGTGCTTTGATGCGATCTACAAAACGATTGATGTGTAAACTCATTGTGCTTGTTCCTTGGTTTTAAATGGACCTCGATAAGTGTATCGTTGCAGTGTGATAAGTTTGGGATTTTGTACTACTTCCCAGCTGCGATTTTGCTGTATTAGATACCAACCGGCCGCATACCATGATTTTGATTTGCGTGTTTTGGTAAACAGTGGTAATTGCTTTCGAACTTCAAAAATACCATTGTAGGCTCGGCAGTCAGTACGAAACCCATAGATTTCATCTTGTGCAGGTCTAGCTGTTTTAACTGCAGGTTCGAAGTCAATGCCCACACGCTGACGAATCATTCGCATGGATTTAAAACTATGTGTTTGATTATTGATCTTTACCTGAAAGCCATTGTCAGTGGCTTGAATGTTACCTATTTTTTCATCATTGTGTCGCAGTATCCAGTACTGATTGGGTATCACGGGTTTGGCTATTATCATCAAGAACTCCTTTGTATGTAGCATTGAGCCATTGAGCGTACTGCTCAGCTGACTCAGATATCTTTAGTAAGTCGTAGCGTCCACAAAATTTCATAAAACGCACACCTACTTGCCCGATGTCTCGGTGTGAAATCTGCTGGGCAATGGCCTGATCCACTTTGGTTTTAATCTCTATGGGTTGGGCAGTTAAATCAACCAATGCAACGTTGCGATTATAGTCATCCAACACACGATGCTCTGCACCGTGATGATCTGCCCACTTCTGCAACATTAAATTGTTCCACGCATAGCCTTTGGTATTACGATCCGCATAGGCCTCTTGGAGCCCAACTTTGTTCTTAGTGCCTTTGGTCCTAACCCCTGGATACGCTGAAAATACATTATCCGACGCATCGCCTCGCATACATTTTTCAAAGAGAAGCCACGAAGGATCTGGAACTATTTTTGGTGCTTTGGTTTTTTTGTCAATAATCTGTTTGCCCTTGGCATCAAAAATTCCTTCTAATGTGATGAGCTCGTCAGTAATGCCGTTAAACTGCTGAACGTTGGGTGCTAGAAGTTGTACAAAGTCTGTATCTGAGCTTACAATAAAATGTTGGTCTTGGGGATGTAAAGCGATCCAGCGAGCAATAACGTCGTCAGCTTCGGCTTCGGGATGCCGTATTACCGAGCAGTTGGTCTGCTCAGCCAAGTATTTAGTGAACATATCAAATGTTTCCCAGAACAGTTGATCTTCTTCTTGTTCTTTTTCTGTCTGAGCAGCACGGGCCACAGCACGGTTCTTTTTGTAGGGCTCGTAGAAATCCTTGCGCCAACTGCGCCCCTCCAGTGCGAATATCACGTGATCAGCAGAGAATTTTCTATGGACTTTGTTGATTGCTGCCAGTGTGATGTGCAAAGCATAGCCTACTTTTTCTTCGGCACTGGTGGCACGAAAAGCCACGTGTCGGGCACGAAAGAACATGTTGGCAGTATCAATGAGTAAGTATCGCATGATTAGATTATGTTGTGAGTACGTACATATTGTAGCACATGATTGGCCCAAAAGCAATGAGCATCAGCACCAAAATGCCAACTATCAGGATTTACTGTGGCAAATCCGTTGTTTTTCAGCACATTATTGTAGGTCTGCATAGGATCATAAGGTGCAAGGTAATGATTGCCCCAATCCTGTTGAGTTGTTATTTTGCTAAAATCCGAATTGCCATTGAACATCACATGACGTATATTGAGCTGTTGTAGCTCTTGATGAAATTCCCAAATTTCACTATGAGCTTGTTTGGCGCATTGTTGCCAATCCACATCAGCAATGAATTGTTGGTAACGTGATTGTAGATGTTCAGGAACATGATCTATGCCTGACGCATTGACTTGGTAGTACACACCCTCGTCCAACCATTCCTCGCGTTCCCATGTTGACCACTGTATGATCATAAAGGTGTCTTTGAGTGCTTGCGGAGTTTGCTCGGCAATCCAACTGCGTGTGGTACGCATGATGCGTTGATTTGAGCTGGCTGCTTCGGCATCGCACCAAAGTACTGCGTACAGGGCATTGGCTATTTCGCACCCATAACTCACACGTTCGTTTTCAGGATGTGGGCGTCGTCCCAAGCCCCAGAAGAATGGATCATCTTCGGCAAAGCAATGTGGATTCACTGCTTCGGCAGCAGCACTGTGACTGTCGCCATTTACGTAAATTATCATTTATTTGTCATTGATTAAATGTGTGTACTTTAACAAAAACATTGTACGCATGGGTTCACTGTAAAAGTCAAGCATGATGTTTCGCTCAACAGAATAAGGTCTTTCACCTCGTGCCTCATTGAGAAATTCTGGGTGGTCAGTATACTCTGTGTGTTCTCTTGGAGTGAATCCCAAGACTTCGCGCATCTTATCGCGAAGCATTAGCACACTGGGGGTGTTTTTATATTCTTCAGTCATGTGCTGGCGTATGATACGCCACTGCCGGGGAGTAAGTTTAATTGGCTTCATTGATCACTCGCTCACTGAATCTCAACGCAAATAATAGAGCATCGTCTTTATCTTCGAACTCAAACTCCATGGCGCGACTTGTGGGATGAAACATAAATCTATTTCCAGGAAGACCAAACATTTCCACAGTCCAACTATAAATGTCGGCATGAGTGATATGAGTATCACCTTCTCGCCAACTCAAATGTACAGCGGTCATCAGCTTACTTCACTGCGTCCGTCACCAAGGTCCTTGCTGCGAACATAGCGTTGTGGATTCATTGCTTGTTCTTGTTCATAGGTCTCTAACACTACATTGCGACATACATTTTGAAACCAACGATCAACGATGGCAGCATCTGAGTCGTCCTTTTTCATCATGTATCCTGCACGTACCAAATTAGATATAAACTTTTCGTTCCAATCTAATTCAAAACTTCCTTGATGTAGATTTTCTGGATCAATGTCCAGGCTAAGGATAGCAATGTATGGTTCGTCTCGTTCGTTGGCAAGTTCTTTGGCTGTTTTTGGTGGCGGTGATGGTGGTGCTTTCGTGCGAGGCTCGGAAACTGGCTTTGGTGGTTTTTTTGGTTTAAAAAATTTATCTAATAATCCCATGGCAATGCCCTTTTAAATTTAGTTATTAGACTCGTCGATTCGACCCCAACGTATCTTGAGCCATATTCTTTCATGAATATAATAGTCGATGCTTAATAAAATGTGCAGTGCTGTGGCAAATCCGGTGGCACTGCTGATATCACCGGTAAACAGATATGTCCAGAAGATTGTAAATGCCCATGCTGTGATTCTATATGATACCATACGTGCTATTGTTCGTTGTTTTGTTTCCATTCTTTACCCCAATTGATTTTCAACCATACACGCTCGTGTATATAATGTGCCAGGGTCATAAAAATATTGATTATAATTGCACCACTTAATCCGGTCCATGCTGCAGTAATCAATGTTGCCACCACACGCCAAGTGATTGCTCTTACTATTGTTCTTTTGTGTAATTCCATCAAGTTCCCCAGGCGTTGCGCCAGATATCTACTTGTAATCTAGGACTGTATCTATAGCCACGCTTCATTGCCAACTCAGCTACCTGCGGCACATTGAAGTTGTATAAGTCAGCAACGCCGCCCGTGGGCATCAAATACACAGGACCACCAAAGCCAGCTTTGCGGAATTGATACACCGCTTCGTCAACATCTTTCAAATCATCATCAGTGGACACAACAAACTTGAGATAGGTCATGCCCACCATCTCATAACTTTTTACAACTTCGGGACGTATAGCATCTTCCCAACGCTCTCCCGAGCATGGTAGTTTTGCACTGACACTGAAAGTCAAACGATCGTAATCTCTGCCGTGTCTAGTGAATTCTTCAAACAGGTATTCTCTAACATCTTCATGCAAAAACTGAGTACCATTGGTTTCAAATGTTATGTTACGCAAGCCTTGTTGGCGACATTTTTCGATCAGCTTGGGATATTCAACTTGATAGCCCAGCAATGGTTCACCGCCTGTGATCACCAGGTGAACATCGTCACTGATGTTGTCTGGACTCCATTTGTTCTTGGGAATCATGCCATGCATACGATCAGCGATTTCATCCAAGGTCATAAACGGTGACAGATGTTTGAATGCCGGATGCCATGACGCATAACTGTCACAGCCTGTTCGTGCCAGCGGCAAGTCGTTGTAGGTTTTGTAAAGATGTACGTCGGCAGCAATTTCGTCGGGTTCAGTGGTCTTCTCACCACGCGGTAAGCCAAATCCACGACACTGAAAGTTACACCCAAATGTACGCATGAAAACGCTGGGCACACCAGCCCAACGTCCTTCACCTTGTAGACTATAAAATATTTCAGCTATTTTAAGTTGCATGATATTCCTTGAAAGTTTTGTGCGAGTATAGCACAAGAAATAAAATTAGTCAATGTCTTTTAAGAAAGGTTTTAATTTGGGAGGTTTCCAACCTTCAGGTTTGAGAACTTTGCCATCCTTGCGCTTGTTGACCTTACCAGTTTCTGAATCAATTTTGGCAAAGTTTGTTTGCATGACTTCGTTCCAGGCAGCTTCGGCATCTACTCCCATGCTGTGCAATGCTCCGGTGGTCACTACCAACAGATCAATCAATGCATCCAATTGTTCCACTCGGTCTGCTGCCTGAACAGCTTCTTTGAGTTCATGCCATTCTTCTTTGATGAGATTCACATACATACGATACTGCTTGGGTTTGAATTCATCTACTGTTTGATCACATGCCAGCATGAATCGTTTTTGATCTTCAAAAATATTTGTCATTTAGTCCACCATTGTTCCCAGGGAAATACAATCCATTGCGGATCTGCCGCTTTATTAATGTTACATGCGGTATAATTAACATCAAGTTTGCTTTCACTTGATTCGTTGTCAACTAGTGTGGCCACACGTACATTTGTGCCCCATATGTGATTCCACCTATCATGATTGGGCAAGCAACCGCTGGGCCAATCTTGTTGAATCCAGTTCAGTGTGGCACCGGTGTCGTTGATATCATCAACTATGAGTATGTTTTTGGCGTTGATACTATAATCAAATTCTGCCAACAACTGTTCATCCTTGGGAACGTATCCAAACGCATCTTCGGCCATCCATAAATTGCTTTCCGATTCATTGCCATCGCGCAGACTCACTTTGAGTGTCTCCATGCGCACTCCCAGGTATTGACTGATGAGATTGGCCGGAACAAGTCCACCACGAGTAATACCCACTACATAGTCAGGTCGCCAGCTGTCGTTGTGAATCTGTCTGATAATCTCCTGTGTGAAGTTTTCTACATCACGCCAGGTGTAGTATACCCGTTTCATAGTTTCCTTGCTTTGATTAATAAATGCCAACCCAGATATTCTTTCACTGCATCACGCATGGTATCACTCATGGCAGCAAACCAAGGTTCCAATTCATAGCGACCTTCGCGGTATGCTGGTATGTTATACATAAAACAGTGATCCTGCCTAATACGTTCTATTTCAAACTGACCATTGAGCATCTGATAAATTTCACCTCTAGTAAATGCTTCGGCGTATGGACATTCAGCCTGTGCTTCAAACTGATCCAGCCCCTTTTGAATCATTGCATACTTCCAGGAGTTTTTAGCATACACCATAAAACGGAACTCGCCCCCAGGTGCCACTAAACTGTGAATCTCTTGAATGTGTTGTGCAATATTGGGTGAATGATGTATGACACCATAACTGTACACAAGATCAAACTTGCCAAGATTTTCTATTGCTGTTGCATCATCTGGATCAAGTAAATTGATATTGCGGAAATCGCCATGTAAATCTAGAGTTTGGAATCGGTCACGACAGATGTTTAAACTAGCATCACTGATATCAATGCCTGTGTATTCAGCACCGTGACGCACAAACTGTTCAGCGTCAGTTCCAATACCACACCCAATCTCCAACACCCGCTTGCCTTGCCAGCGATGAAACTGTGCAAAGTCAAGTATGTGTGGCTCTACACGATAACGACGTGCAGTGACTTCTTCAAAGTACTCTACCGAACCCAAGGGTCGTTGACTGTGACGAATGTTGCAGGGTTGGCGATCCCAATAGGATTTTATTTTTTCTTCAAGTTGTTGAGACATTAACTGATCCTGATGACATATTGACTTCTCTTTTAGTTGTAGTCATTTGCTTGTTGATGTCGTTAGCTTCAAGTTTTTCCCAGGGATTCTGTTGGTTGATCTTGACATTCTCCCAAAAAGTAGTATCTATGCCCTTTGATTTCAAATAGCCGGCAATTTTTTCAGTGTCTGACATTCTATGATTAAACCATTTGACACTATGAAAATCTTCGGGACTGTCAGGCTTACCCTCCAGCATTGGACGATTCTTAAATGTTTCATCATGGTTGTTGCCGGTGAGATCGTACCGATCATGCTCAACCCACACTGGAATACGCTCCAGGATGTCCACCATGTATGCGATTTGACTCATCCAAGCGTCACTGATCTGATGTGGACTCATATATCCAAACATATCAAGCCAGTCTCTGGGAATAATTGGAAAAATACTGTAAGGATGTTCTCTATGAGTATGCACAGCCAATAACTTGAATTGACCTTGATACTTCATAATTTCTACATTCCAGCCTTGACTTTGCATCACAGCATCATCATTCCAGAACATTAACCATGCGGCATCGCTGTTTTTAGCTAGTTCTGTAACGTACTCATTAAGTCTAATATACCCCATGGGTTCAAAGCTCATTGCAGTATAATGTACACCTCGATCATCTAACAATGGTTGTAAAGATTCTTCCCAGTGTTTGATACCAACTTCGTCATCGTCATCAAAGCCCAGGATAATTTGTATTGTTGATAGGTCTTGAACACGATTAATTAAACTCATTATACTGCGTGTCAGCGTCATTGTGCGCCCGCGAGTGGGCAACAAAACTGCTATGTCATACTCATATGAATGTTGTTTTTCCATTTATTCCTCAAATATTATGCAAATAAGTCTTCGTTCCAATGTCTATGTCCCTCGCGGAAAGCCATGTTACTTTGTGTTTCACGTACTTCTACTCGATAACACCACAAACGTTCTGCTTCACCAGGTCCCCACATATCTGGAATATACACTCCATTGACATACTTGTAAAGCATATCGGCTAGCCCCTCGCAGCCTAATCGTGGAAGAATGGTGAGTTTGGCCATGTTACGCTGTTGTAACAGTTTAAATGTCTCCAATTCTGGATCATCTTGTGCAACTAACAAGGTGTGATCAAACTGATCTTCTAAAATCTTCTTTAGTTCTTTGAGTCCACCGTAGTCAGCAGCCCAATTGCGCACATCTAAGTTATCGGTACCAAAGTAAAACTTCATGCTGAATGCATAGCCATGTATTAGATTGCAGTGGCTATCAGCACGCCATTGCCGGTAGGCACAGGGAAAGGCATTGTGGTATTCTTTGGTACTAGTATAATTGTATGTAACAGATTGCATTGTTTTCTCCTATAAGTTAATATAGGCTTGCAGAGTTTGTATAGCGGGATGAATGCTCTAAAGGCCGCTGTTGAAAACTATTATATATGGTTTTCTCGGACTTTGTCTACATTATAGGTAAACACAGTTAGATATTTTTTATAATGATGTTCGCTGCTACTGCAATGGAGTTGAGTACGATCCCAAGAAATCACATCGCCAAGATTCCAATCAACGATTTGTTCTATAGTCAGTCCGTGTAAATCTTCTATGGGCATATAGCTCAGATAGTCATGATATGTTTTTTCATCAAATTGATGATCGTTTATATTAACCACTTGACTATAATCAGCAACAGTACCCTGAGCTAATCCCAAAACATTTGATGCACGATCAATGGATTGTTTGAGATCAAGTCTTGAAAACTTAGTACTGGCACCAAACCAATAGTTATCAAAAAACACGGTTGATGCTTTTGGGGAGAAATCCAACGGTATTAAAAAAGATGGTCCCAAACATTCAGCAGACCACTCACGATGTGAATCCACATGTACTTTTTGATTATACGAACGTTGATAGAAGAAAATTAATTCATCGACTGCCCAATTAAAATTTGCCAACTTGTTGATAATATCAGTAACTATTTGTTGTGGCCATTCGTCAACATCCCAGTGAGGATGCTTGCTTGACATAGTGGGACGATGATCCCAAGGACCATCTTCCTGATCAAAATAATTTTTAAGACTAGCAATATCTTCCGGGGATACTATATCCTTGTACACTTTAGCCATTGGGATTTTTATAACCTTCTCGTTTATAATTGGCCTGTCCAGCGATTACACCACGTACCCCGCCAACAGGATCTTCGCAGTCTCCATGACGTCGGGGTATCAGATGTACATGTGGATACATCACAGTTTGCCCGGCAGCCTCGCCAAAGTTAATACCAATGTTAAATCCATCACATTCACCTTGCTCAACCAATTTGTTGCCATGGGTTGTAGCCGAATACACTGCCTCATTGATAGTACTCACGGTATTATATCTCGGAACAAATAGTAAATGTCCTGGAGTAACTGGATAGCGATCACGATATACTACTACATGAAAATCTTCCCATACAACATCATCCCATGGTGCAATACTTTGTTTTTGAGCTTGTTCTAAATTATTCACACCAGTCATCGCTTTCCATGTAAACAGATGCTTGTTCACGAGCAGATTCTATGCTTTCTGCAACAACAGTGAGAGTAGCAACACCGTGTTTGATATGAATGTCAAACGGCACACGGCCCATGGGCAACCAACCATCGTCAACTCGCAAACGAACTTTGTAGCTACGCATTTGTTGTGCTCGGCTTATGATTTCTTGAGTATAGTCGGCTGCTGTTTTCATATCAGTCCCGCGGCATTGTTGCTGCTTCTTTGATCAGCTCTACAAGTTCTTCAACTGTTGATACTATGATTTTAGTATTCTTCCATTCGTCGTTGTCATCACGTCCGCCAACTTCAATCATAAATCCGTTGTCGTACATGTTGATAGTAAATGCTTCATTTACTTTAGTGAGTTTGTCACTGATTGTTGTTGCCATGTTCTCTCCTTGATTAGTTGAATTTACTTTTTTTTACCAAATAGTGATTTTGACTTCTTTGCTAATTCTTGCTGCCGCTTTTTTTCTGCTGCTTCTTTAGCATCGGCTGCTTTTTTGGCTGATTCTCGTTCTCGTTCAATACGAATTGCATCTTCTTGACCTTGTGCAATCATTTTTTTAAACAGCAGAATTACTCGATCCTTTTCTCGCTCTGAAATTATCTTGACAGCTTCTACTTTTCCTTCGTAACTTTTGGCACTGTCTAAGAAACCTTCGGGTACTGCTAGTTTCTTTTTCTTGGGTTTTAATGCATCTAACTTCTTTTTAAACTCTTCTGGGGTGTCTTCTGTGGACATGGTTTTTATTTCCTATAATATAGTGAGTTCCCCCACTATACTATGTATCAATTAACCATGCTGGATTATCCCATCATCTAGGCGCAAACTCTTGTTGTAGTTTGATATTGTCCATGAACTCTTTCTTGACACTGGGGTCATCTTTGAATGCACCTGTTAGCACAGTGGTTTGTGTCAATGAACTATGTGCCATGATGCCGCGATTCTCACAGCAACCATGTGTGGCTTGTATGTACACACCTACGTTTTTACTGCCAGTGGCCTTCATGATCTCTCTAGCGATATCATTGCACAACTCTTCTTGTAGTGTGCCACGGCGAGCACACCACTGAGCAATGCGAGTATACTTGCTCAAACCAATGAGCTTTTGAGCAGCAATGATTCCAATGTATGCAACTCCGCTGACTGGTTGATGATGGTGACTGCACATACTACGAAGCTCGCTGCGAACAACCAGCATGCCTTCATAACGGTCTGTTGTGTCGTTTGGAAATGCTGTTGCATCTGGAGCAGGTTCGTATCTTCCTGCCATGATTTCGTTAAAGTACATCTTGGCTAATCTACGTGCTGTGCCTTGACTGTTAGGATCTGTTTCGCGATCAATCAGCAATCGATCTAGCACAGTTTCAAATGCTTCTTCGGCTTCGTCAATTAGTCTAGATTTCTGATCGTCATTAACATAACCACTGATGTTATCACCGGCCCAGAAACGTTTCTTATCATGTTTCATTTGGGTACGTATTGCATCAGCTAGATATGATTCTTGATAATCTTTATCACCTGCTGTTGTATTTGACGTCGGTTCGTCATCGCCGTCTACATACATTTTTTCATATACCATATTATCTCCGAGTTTTAGACGTGGATGTCTATAGGTTAATTATAAACATATTTAGATCACTTGTCAAGCCCAAGTTCTTCTTCTAGTTGGCGAACTGGAGAACTCCAGTCATTGGTGAAGTTTCTTATGTACTGAATGTTATCTAAATCTTTCTGGGTTTGTAAAACAATTTCTTCATTGGCAAAGTGTATGACCAATCCTCGACGTAAGGCAGTTTCCAAAAGTTCCTGGCGATAGTCATTGTCATCGGGTAAACTGAAAATACTAAACATGATGAGATGATTGACATTGCTGGTGTGAATCATGCTTTTCAAATGTGCATGATTTAGTCCTTCGTTCTCACCGTGTTGATAGGGAAACTTGTATCCTTTCTTGGTACAATAATGTCGAACTGCCAAGGTTTGGAAATGCAGATCAATGTTGCGTGTTTTGACACCATCGTACTCCATGTAGCACACTACAATATCTTTGGATTCATCAATAGATACCACTGCTTCTGAACTTTGATCGTGCAGTGGTCTAAAATATGCACCAGGCCATTTGCGGTGTGGCTGACCATCTCTAACCAGCAATCTGATATCAATACTGACACGAGTCTTATCAGTGCGGTTGGGAATATTGCCATGAATGTGTTCTTGGAAGAACAAATGCGCCTGACCAGGTTGCAATGTAATTGGCCAACTGTTGTCAGCACAAGTAGAGTCTAGGTATTCATAGCTCCAGTTTTCGCGTTTGGCCTGGCGTGTTATTTCCCTACTCTTATCCAGATCCATGATCTGCATTGAGTTAGATTCAAAACATGGAGTGAACGGCATCCACACAGTTCTAAGTCCAAGTCCGTTGCCTACCCACCGGCCTTGATGGAAGATCAACACAGCACCAAACTTGTCTTGATTGGGTATCAAGATTCGTAAGTTACCAAATTTTTGAATTAACACATCGGTGCCCAGTTGTGGAACAACATGCTCAGATACAATTTCATCAAAGTGTTGATAAAAATCAGTTTTCAGCAAGGCATGACTCACAGTGTTTTGAACACGTTGTATGTCATGCGGTGGAATAACTTCATGTAGTGTATCCAGTGATGTGGCATTGGGATACAATTTTTGAATCTCACCTAAAATGATAGCCGGCATGGGATGCTGGCCTAGATCATAATCTAAGGTTTGATTATCAAATGCTGCTTGGTCTTGAGTCAATTGTGTCATAGTGTTTCCATCCTATTTTTAATAAGTCCTTTTCTTCTTGCAGTGTAAAAATCCCCAGTTGGACTTGAACTTCTGGCAGTGAATTTATACATAGTAGATTCATGAGCTCCTGTTATTATATTATAACTGGTTGTCAAAGTCAACGGATACTGTTGATCAAAGTCAACAATAAACCCGCGTTGTAATTCAATCAAATCTTGGTCAACTTCTGTCAACATTGACAGAGCCGACAACGCCAACTCGGCAGCGTCTTGTTGATGCTGGTACATGAATTCATAACTGATGCTATGAATTGCATGCCCTCCCACTCCATCAATCACTCCTTGTGTGAGATACCGATGTGTTTTGCTACGCACAGTATGATAATGTTCTTGAAATACTGTACTAGTGGATATCAATTTAAATAACTGATCATACAACGTTTGATAGGCAATATTTTTAACTTGTCGAGCATATCTTGCAATAATTTGTGTATATCCCATGGCATGCCAATGTATGATCATCCAGGCATAGACATATCCTTCAATGATATCGTCTGTGGTCATAGTGCTGGTGCCTGCAACGATCTCAGTTTGCTCGGCCACCGCATCTTGATCACGACTATCAAGATTCATATAATCTTTGACCCATATGGTTTTTAATCCATACTGTTGTCGACTCTGTGCAGTGGCCAATTCACTATTCTCTAACATCTGAGCGAACCATATGTCTATGGAATTATGTTGCCCCAACTCCAATAACTCACAAAGTCCTTGAATCCACGTATGCTTGGTTTCTAATGGTAATCCGATGATTACTTCGGTGTATGTCGGCACTTGATATTGTTCACTGAGCTGCATGACTTCTCTGATATTGTTGACATCAAGATTTTTTCTTTTGATAGCCTCTAACGTAGATTCATTCATACTCTGTACGCTGACAGTAACACCACGCCCATATGGTCCTAGGGTCTTGGCAATTTCAAATATTGCATTGGTACTATTTTTGGCATACTGTATGTTGATGACTTCTATTGCGGAGTTTTCAGCTCGTTGTCGCATAAGCCTGCTGATCTCTAAATCTCTGTCAACGAAAATTCCAAAATTAGCATCTGCACAAAAAATATATGCCACTTGATGTGAAGCAGCCCACTCCAACTCACTGTCAACTCTTTCAAGCCCAAAGCGTTTTATTTTACTGTATGTCACTCCGCCCCAGTCACAAAAGGTACAAGCATATGGACAACCACGGTTAGTTTCCAAGGTCATTGCCCAAACTGCATCAGGGTTTGCTGATATTATATTGTCAAACACTCCTGTGAGATACGGACTTGGTATATCTAAGTCTTGTAATCGATCAGCAGGATATAACGCATCCACGGTGTTGTTGTGTAATATACTTCTCAGTATCTTTACAAAACTTTCTTCACCTTCGGCCAGTGCAATAGCATCAATAAACTGATGTGCATACATTTGCGAGGAACTCTGAGGCCCACCAAATATTATCACACAATCAGGAAATTTAATTTTTACTTGTCGGGCCAACTCCAAACAATACTGTTCGTTCCACATGTAGCAGCTGAAGCCACACAGCACAGGATCATCAAGCTCACAAATGACTTGATCAATCGGGTCTCGGCGAAAGTACAATCCAGCAAGTTGAAAATTATCAACTATGTCTGTGAACTGACCGGCATAACTCCAAAGACATCCGGCACTGTAAGGTAACCAATAATTAGGCTTGTTCTGAAACTCTACAACATATTGCGGTTGAAACAAGTATACATTCTTCACTGCTGCAGCCCAGTGATTTGCATAGTATACCTGGAATGATTGCCAAAGTTTCCGGCTATGTGCGTGGCAGTTCCAGTCCAGGACACCCAATCACCGGCTCTCCAGTCATCAAAGCATTGACCATCACAGTGAAAGATTTGTCCCATTTGCCAGTTGGTCAAAAATATCAACACTCTTGTGATAGTTTCAATATCTGTAACATTGTGATTCTTGCTGTATCTTCTATACAAATCACCATGCAATGGTTGTATAAGTCCGGGCTGCATGTGATGAACAACTATAAATTTTTCTTTGAGTTCAGGCCACGGATCTTGGTGCCAAAAGTTATTGGTGTTGATGTCATCGGCAACTTCCAGTGAAATCATATCCCAATAGCGATCACGATCAGCTACATCACTCCAGACATAGATATCTTCGCCACGACTGGGACTGTCAGACATATCCTTGCGTTGATAAACCAACTGATCTAATGTCTGTTGATTCCAAATTGGATCAATATGTCCGTGTCTGATCATTTTATCTCTAAGTTATTGCGCCAAATTTCTATGGTACGATCTAGACCCTGTGAAAGATCAACTGTTGGCTGCCAGCCCAGCAACTGGTGTATGAGATTGTTATTGCTATTCAACCAATAGATCTCACCAGGACGACGAGGTTTTGAATCCCAATGCATGGTTCCTGACCAGCCAATTTTATCGGCAATCATTGCAGCGTAGTTATCAATGCGTATGGGATCGTTTGGTCCCACAGTCATCACAATACCAGTGCCAACAACATCAGGATTTTCAATCACACGCACCCAGGCTTCTAATAAGTCAGTAATAAAAATAAAATTACGATAAGGAGTTCGATAACCAAGGTAGACATGATCAGGATTTTTCAACATTTGTGTTATAATTTGTTCAGTGACAAAGAAATCATTGTCACGACGGCCATAGCTATTAGTTTGACGTATAGCAGTCCAAGGAAACTCATGAGATCGATGCATGTACTCAAGATACTTTTCCACTGCTAATTTAGCTACAGCATATGGGGCATTGGGGTGCGGAACAGTGTTTTCATCAAATGCAATTGGAGTTCCTGGTTTACCAGTCAATTGCACTTCATCACTGATAGGCTGCCACCCATACACTTCCATGGTTGATGCAAACACAAAGTTTTTTAGATTGGGCAACTTGGCTGCTGCTTCAATGAGATTCACTGATGCCACATAGTTGACCTCACTGAAACTGGTTTGTTCGTAAAAACTTTTTTCGACTTCGGTTCGAGCAGCCAGATGCACTACTACATCTGGACTTTGCTCTAGCAGTTCTTGTTCAACAGCCGCAAAATCCAATAAGTCACTTTGCATTGCATAGACTTCGTGCCGTGATTGTAGTATTGGCACAAGATGACTGCCAATGAATCCAGATGCTCCAGTTACAAATATTTTCATATTATTTTATTGACATGATACTTGGCTTCGGCAACGTTCTCACGATATCGATTGCTTCCTCTGTACCATTCTCGATTTTTAGTAGGATGCGAAATAATATCAACAATGCGATCGACTGTGCCATTGTTCCAGTCGCTGATTAGTCCCATGTTATGATGCGGAGCCTGTAGCAAATTACCTAGCTTGTGGAAAGCATCATCAATTGACCAAGGAACATATAGGCGATTTGGATCGTTTGCAAAAGTTTCAGGAAAACTTCTATAAGCAGGATACAGTACGTTGGCACCAAGTGTGTCGGCTTCACTTACTGTATTAGATACCCAATCTTGCAATGCACAGTTAAACAATACTCTGGTATCGTTAAGAAGATTGTAGTAATCATTTTTATTTAGTCCTTCACATATAGTTAGCAGCCCAGACTCTTGCATCTGGCGTGCTCGTTGCAGATGCAAGGGATTGTTTGATCGCAATGGACCACCTGAGTACACACAGAACTCCACAGGGTAGCCACCTTGCTGATGCCACATCTCAATGAGATCCATGTAAAACTCTGGTTGTTTCTCTTGATCAAATCTCGCTGCAAAGCCCACACGCATTGGACGCTGATCAAATGGCTTGATATTGGCAGCGCCGCCAATACGCTCCAGCACTTCCTCTTTGCCAAATGCTAGACCACTGATATTATACAAAGGAGCAGTCCACCCCGCAATGCGCATGTGCGCTACCATTTCTTCGTTTGTGGCCAGAACACCAGTGACAAACTCATTGACCATCTTTTCATATGCCGCCATCCACTTCTCCAGCCCCCAGACATGCACAAAGTCATCGGGATCAATGCTCTGAGCCAGGCAACGAACAAAAACACGGGGTCGCTGGGTGGGATCAACTTGATCAAAGATGTACGGGAGACTTTCAATGCCGGGCTGGAACATGTCTTCAAAGTAGATGACGTCTTCGTTAGTGATCTCGCCATTTTTGTGCATTTGTACGAGATTCATGATCTGACTCATACCAAAGAAGCTGCGGCCATGTGCGTCTAGCACTTGTCCCACTGAGATGGCCTGAGTGTTGTCAATGGTTGTGCCAGGAACATAAACAACATCAAGGCCACGACGTTCGAACACACGTCGGTTCCATTCTGAAAGCTGTAGAGTATACCTTGCTTCGTACGACTCCAGCCCCATGTAAAATAGTTTACGCATATTTTTCCTTTATAAAATTATCTAACTTTTCTGCCCACAGTTGATTGGCATCAATGCCCGGGTGAAATCCATTACGATCAAACCAGTTGTTTGTTGTGGCAATATCGTAGATGTTGCCGTCGACGAAACAATTGTTCCAATCCACTAGTTTACACAAATGTTGATCTAAATGCAACTCGGAGATGTAATTTTGATAAAACATAAAAACATAGGGAACATCAATGTTCTTTAGTGTATTTTGTAAAGCAATAATTTTTTGCAATAGGCCATATCTAAACTGTGTTTTGGCTTGATATCTATAGATACCGTCAAATGCTCTACTGTCATGCATTACTGCATCGCCATTGTAATAACCCACCCCAAAGATCCAATCAGATTCCACCAACTGTTGATCATCAAAAGGAGTGGTAATTTTTTCGGGCCAGTCATTTTGTCGACGCTGATAGTGACTGGTACAAGTACTTAGACCAAACACTTCTGGGCGAGAAATTTTTAAGTCTACCCGTTCAATACCTGACCACATTACCAGTACAATATCATAGTTGCGTTGAGCCACTGCGTTAACAGTAGTTTCGTGTATGTAAGTGTTGCCGGCACCAGCACAGGCAAGATTTACAATATTGTTTTGATCAACAGTATCAAGAAAATAGGGCCAAGCAATTGGCCCCCGTGAAAAACTACAACCATTAATCAATGCACGTAACTTGGACATTTTTAACGACGACTATCTTGCATCCACATGTTCTTCACTGACTTGCCTTGTTGCAGTTTGTTAAACTGTTGGTAGGCATAGCTCTTCCAGTTATAAAGATCAGCTTCGTTAAATTTGTATCCATAATTACGACAGAATTCTAAAAACTGTTCCAGGTCATCAAGTATTTGTGTGACTTTTGGGTTTGGTTTAATTGTTATCTTTGCCATGTGTATCTCCTAGTTTACAATTTTATACAGCATCAGGGTTGTGGGCAATGCCACGCCACTGTTTAATTTTTGCTTCTTCTGTTTCGGGGGTATCATCTGCCCAGATACTGATCCATCGTGTGCCTGTCCAACGGGCTGTAGTTGGACTATAGTTTGGCCATTCGTTCTTTTTACCTGTGTCAATTTCATATACGCCCTCGCGCACTGGATCAACTTTCTTTGAGAACCAATCAGTCATTTCATAAGTGCAATCATCACTGTCACGATAGCGTTCCCACTTACCGTCTTTCAGCGATCCTGCAATATAAAATCCAAATTCTGAACTCTTGCCAGTGGTATCGCCGCCACAGTTATCAATGGACTCACCGTCGTATTCTACACCACAAACAACTGCACTGCCGTCTACATCTTCAATATTGAAAGTTAGTTTATTGATATCAAACGGAGCAGTGAGTTCAATGTCGCCTTCAAAGAACGTGCCTTTTTCGTTACTATTACCAATGAATACTACAGTACCAGCAGGCTTATCATCAATAAAGATTTCGTCTGTGTAGTTGAACTCAGGGCAATCTTCGTCTTGAAAAGCGTCAAGCCCACATTGCAGTACTTCGTCGCCGTTTTCATCATCAATGTGTACAGTGCCGCTATCTAATACAACACCATTGGTATGTGCCATGTCATCGCACTCATACCAAGATCCTGGGGGGAACGGCCACATTGCCTCTGGTATATTATGCTCTTCGGCGTAATCACTGTCCCAGGCAAAGTCGCTAACAGATAGTCTACGACTTCTGAAGTAATCGTAGACTTCACGACCCACTGTGCCCATGACAGACTCGCCACCGTAGCCCCATAATGAGATTTTATAGGTACACGGTGTAAATTTCAACATCGCGATGAGTCGTTCTTGCTCGGCTATGAGTTCAGCAGACTTTTTTGTTCGGGGCATGATAGCTCCTTAGATTTTAATTGATAGGGAAGGTTTATGGGTAGGGTATTCAATGACACAGCCGTTTTCTCCATCTTCACTGACTTCAATTGTCACTGATCGATCAGAATAACGACTGGCTATTCGAATATATAGCTCATCTGCCATCATCTCGCAACTTTTGTAATCTAGCGACAATACACCTTCGTTGCTAGAATACAACGACTCCAGCCAGCGTTTGAACTGGATGAACTCAATGTCGCGGTCGTTATGATAAACATCAATGCTGACACGAAAATGGAAAATATGCCTATGAGGATTAGCAAGGAACGAAACATCATATTGGTCTCCTGTAGCCAATGATAGATCTGTTGCTGCAGCCGGGTAGCGATGGATTCCTTCCCGACGGAACGTGACCCAAATTTGGCGTGTAGCCGTTGCCATAATACGATTGGCTTGATCACGTAGTTCTTGATTCATGACTTCTCCTGTTTTGATGATTTCTTAGGTTCTCTAACATGACTACGAATAACATGATTATACATGGGTTTTGGAATAAGAGCAACCTGAAACGGAGCATTTATATAGAAAGCCGACTCTTTTATGTGCCAATCTGGGTCATTTGATTGCATCTTTTCCGCACCACCACGAGCATAGTCCTTTTGCACTCGGTGACGATCCTTGTCGGTCCAAGTGTCACCATCAAAGTTGTAACTCACAGCAATGCAATCATCCAATTCGCCACCCAAATCAAGATCGCATTTTATATAACTATCATTGACATTGAGTTTCTCTGTGGCCGGCAAACGGCCGCGCCCCCAACGATACCATTCATCAATCCTGGCTGTGTGTTCTGTGCCATCTTTTATCTTGACCATGACATAGGCAACCTTGATACTGTTAGCGTTCCGTGGCGTTATCTGATAAACTTTATCTTCAACCTCTGCGGTCATTGCCTCAGGCTTTCCATTGTGATGATCTTGGCAAGTTCTACATTGAAATCTTGTTCAGATGTGATTATATAGGTCTTGTTTTCATTGCGATCTAATTTTCTATCATAGGTTCTAAATGTCACAAGTGATCCACCAATGACTTTTTTTAGATTGATACGCAAGCCATCATTGAGCTCGTGTGGGTCTTCTTCTATGTCCCGTACCCGGTTGGATGATGCTAGTTCCTGTGGATAATCACCACCGGGGTCAATGAAATGCTTGTTTTGCCATGCCCATCTGCTTTTGCGTATGAACCACTGATCAAACCATTTCATTGCCATACCTCGTCGTCTTTGTAGGCGTCCCAACCGGTGAAAGTTGACGCTGATTGTAAATCGTGTAGTCTGTGGCACCACACTCCTGGATTACTCTTATCAAAATCAATGTCATCTATTTTCAACACAGCATTGTACCCTAGTTGATTGATATAAGGTAACTTGGCTGAAATCATGGGAATAAATCTGCGATATTCAGGCAGTGCGGATTCCAATAGGCCTTCCGCTTCGGCAATGTCAATATCCAGGGTGACCCAATAATCCTTCTTGAGAAAGTATTTGGCCATGCCTTCAAAGTAACTCCAGTTTTCGGCACTGGCACTGCGTGGAAAACTATGATTGGCACCAAGGTAGATGTGACGAGCGCCAAAACTTTCGGCACGTCGTTCAATCTCATTGACGTTTTGTACTCCTACTACAAACACAGTTGGTTGTTGATATTGCGCGGTGTGTTCAACTTCTACACCAGTGAAAATATTAGCTGTTTTGTGACCCTGACGTTCCATCTTCGGCCTTCAATTTAGTGAGTTGATCTTTGAGTTGTAATTTAAGTTTTTTGATATCGCGTATTCGATCGTGATCAGCAATGGGATGTTTTTCTAACTTACCTAATTGCTTTTCCAATCTATGATGCTCTCGTTCAAGTTCTTTAGTGCTAAGTTCTTCTATATTACTGCTGTTGCTCAAGTTGGTCAAGTCTTGATTCATCCAAATCTCCTTCTGAATCCTTTTCTTCCACTGAGAAAAGTGTATTAAACATAGTGTGGGCATTGTTTGCCCGTTTTCCGGTGTGTCCTCGAGTACCAATTATCTGTTCCCAGAGTTTCTTGTGATGGTCAACCAATGCCAAACTTTGTTGGCGGTCTTTTTTGGCAAAAACTTCATCAACAATGTTTCTAACTGTAATACGATCAAATGATTCTTGTAGTAGCATACTGGGCACAATACCTGAGTCATATGCACGATTGGCACGTTGTACTGATTCAAGATGCATCCAAACATTATGCCCCATCAACAACGCATAGGAGAAACTATCCCAACTTGTCTTGCCTTCCTTGCCAATTTTATTTAAGTCGCCGGGTTTGTACACACAGATATCTGATATCTTCAGGCGTGCGCTGATGGGCGAGTCTTCAAACTGTTTGTGAATGCCATCCTGCATCACTGCATCACGAAAACTGCGCGAGTCTGCAGCATACTTTTTGTTGTCTGCTGTGGGTTCCATGAAGTAGTTGAAACGTCCACGATCTTCGATTCCAATACTGTGATACAACTGTCCATTGGCAGTGGCCAGGAATGGTGACGCACAATCAAAAGAGATGGTAAAATTAGGATTGTGATAGCGACGTACTGCTCGCATGATGTCAGTGAGCAACAACGCCCACTCCAGTCTTGATGTGCCCAAGAAGTGCATCCAGTCATGAGTACCTTGCTCAAGTAACCCATCGTGTATCAGTGTAACAATTCTGCGCATCACTAAGTGAGCATCGCACATGTTCTGACCGCCCATGCCCCAGCCATTGAAATGACGTCCAGGGTATTGTTTGGGGTCACAGTATTGTTTCATCAGGTCATACCAGCGATCGGCTTCACTGTGATTGGCACCTTGCAACACATTCAAGAACTTTGTGCCACCTTCAGCAACTCCACGACGATGTTTGATAAAGTATTCATTGTTGTAGTGTGTGGCTCGCACAGCATCATCATAGTCTCTGATGCCAGTTTTTTCAGTAGCACCTGGCACGTTGGAAGTCCATGTGGGAATGTCCAGTGTCATACCATAGTCGGCCATGCCATCTAACCACTTCAGCGCAGCATCGCGTTTCTTCTGTGCCCGGGGACACTTGGGATCTTTCCAATCGCCTTCCCATACACCTTTGGCAATTTGGAATCCACCTGAATCGCACAGCAAGGTAGTATGTTGACCCCGATTGCGCATCATATCTTCACGAGGATCGTGTTTGGTCAAATCTAAATTGGCATGCCCTGCTGAGTACAATGCCCAACGGTAAGGAAACAATCCTGCTTGATCATTGAAAATGTTCAACATCTCCATGTCAGGAAGACCAGCCGGCATGCGTGTAGCATCAACATAGGGTTCAAACCGTTGACGTCCAACATACGTACTGTAGAAACTTGATACCGCAGGAAGGAACACGGCATAGTCATGCTGTGCTGCTGTTAAGTCATGCTGGTCACTCATTGAATACCTAATTGTTTTCTTATGTTTGTTGCACTGATAGAAGATATTTGATCATCAAACGTTTCTTGTTCAATTTTATATCCAACATCTCTACCATAGGTGATGTTTACAATGTTTGGTACAACTTGAATTTCATACTGGCCCTGATATATAGGATCTAAGTCTCTCTGTATAAAACTTTTAACTTTGGCAATTTCAAAAGGATTTGATCCTTGCCATCCCTGGCAATCTCTAATCATTATACACACTTGACCTGTCTTGGCAATAGCTCTTTCGAACAAAGCTCTATGACCATCGTGCCAAGGCTGCCAGCGACCCAACATTTGCACAGTTTCTCGTTGCCAGTCAAATTGAGGGCGACGCCGATTGTCTAAAATGTGCTCGGCAATAAATTCTGCCCACTTTTCAGCGTTCTGTTCAGTGATGCGAAAATCGTAGACATCTGGTTCGGCAAATATAGCATTGGTATCAGCGTAACGACCTTCACGAATAGTGTCTATCCAAATGGTCCAATCAGCTTTGAAATTGTGCCGTTGCTCTGGTAAAGGCGCTACAAAGTCCACAATTACGTAGTCAGCATCACTGGCATCGGCTAATTCGCGCATCCTGTGACTCTGGCGGATACGCCCAGCTTCACTGAAATCCCAGTCATTGAATTTTTTTCTCACGTCGTCGGCATTGAACCATTCCACACGGATGCCATGCCCTTCGTGCTGAAAACTACTGAGAAGTTGTTGCAAAGCTCGTGCCATGAAAGTTTTACCTGACCCCGGCAATCCCATGATTAATATGCGTTGTGCCATTTACTTGGTATGCGCTGGGAGAATGTAACGATACACAGCCAAGCCTGAATCAACTGTGATTTCTGCTGCGCCATCATCACTGATCTTGATTTTCTTGTCACCACTGAGATTCATAATTGAAATAAAAGTAGACACCGGCCAAGCCCAGGCACGTTTGAGCTGTCCAGTAATGTCCGGTTGAAACACAAAGTTTCCAGCGTGAGTTGAATGATCACCAAAGAAGAACTTCAAGTCTGTGCCTTCAGTTTTGGCCTGGAACAATGTTTCTTCAGCATTGGCCTGTGCCTGCATCTTCAAACGTTGGATGCCGGCAATAGTGGGTTCAAACTCAATGTGCCACTTGGGTTCTTTAAACGTCACTGCTTTTAATTTGTCAGACACAATTTCACGGCTCATGAAACGATAACTATTTTTAAAATCTCCGGTGGCGTTTTCAAATGCAATACCGTCGGGCTCGCCAGTGCTCTTCTTTGTGATGGACAGTTTGGAATTCTCACGATACTCTTGTAAGTTCAAAAGAATTTTTAGTTTATTGAGATTAGGCATGCCAAATGTTCCGATGAATTCTGCGGATGGGGTGGCAAATCGTCCTTCAACTATTACTTTACGTTCTTTGTCATCAATGCCAGAAATCAAAGTTTCTTTGTCAGTGCCTGTGACTTTGATCAGGTCAATACAACCAAGATCAAATGTGTGTTCTACTAAATCCAAAAGATTGTCTTTCATAGGTTCTCCAATATGATACGTTTATTATAACAGGGGTATTTAGATTTTACAACTATTTTGGTATAATTTTTGCAAGACTTTGTCCGCCGCGTAGTGTGGTGAGTTCGCCGGGCTTGCACAGTTCCACCCAGCACAGCGTATCGTTGCAATAGGTATAGGAATGTTCATATCCCAACATTTTGGCAAGATTTATCAGCATTTCACCGGGCGTATAACAGCAATAAATTGACTCACTTAACATTACACCATTGGCATAATCACAGTTATTGAAAGTAAAAATAAATGCACCACCGGGTCTAAGTTTGGTCAACAACTCAGACAAATAATGTTTGATAATCTCAAAAGGTCTAAAGTTAAAAAAGTTATAGGCAACAACCAGTCCAAACTGGTTGTTAGGAAGAAAGTTCATCATTGGCTCAGATTCGCTTTCTTTAACAACATAGGACCTTAGATGTCGTTGATATCGCTTGTTAAATCTTTCTATACTTGGCACAAGTAAGTCGTAATCCTGATCAACAAGATACAAAGGGCTACTAGAAACAAGATCCAATACATGTTCTTCGGTGGCCGGCCTAAAACACACTGCCGGGTATTGCCAGTCGGACCAAGATTTGACACGTGCTCTAAAGATCTCATATTCTTCATCAGTAATAGCCAATTTCCGATTTAAAATATAAGGTATAGTTTCGTGTTGCATTTCGTTGACATACCATTTGTAACTTTTTTCAAAGTACTGTGGCTGTATTTCTTCTACCAAAGCGTTGACGCTTTGCGAAATGTTTTTTAACTCTTGTTCTAAATCATGCAACGAATTAAGAACACCATCAACTTTTCTTTGAACATCAACTTCATACATGTTACGAACATTTACTTCGGTTCGAACCATAGACATAAGTTCATCAAGATGGGAATCAATAGTCCATCGATAATCAACATTATTGAGTATCTGGTCAATTTGATTTTTATATCTAATTATGTCGCTGAGCTTCATGTAAATTCAAACAGGCTTTGAAATGTATTTTCTGTATTTGTTGCTATTCCCAATTCCCAATCAAGAACACCCAACAGGTTGTCAACTTTGGCGTCAATCACAGTTGACTCCATCTCACGATCATCAAACGGCAATTCTTTGAACCATGCAGGCAAGTGCAATTCGTCAGTGGGATAGCCAATTGACGTCCATCCTAGTGCATTACTTCTGAGTTTACAAACAATTGTTTTCATGCCATCAACAACGGCAATGCTGTAATTATCACTGTGCATTCTGCGCATAGTATTCCAGTTCATTGCTGCACGTACATGTCCGGGCATATTGGTCTTACCTTCTCTCTGCTCGGCCTTGACAAATTTAGTGAGATTGTTTACACGTTTGGGAGTACCTTTTTCCCAACCTGGACGTTCTTTGAACACATACTTAAACTCTTTGATCTTCTCTACAACTGCATCCTTTTCAGCACCAGTCAACACATCATTTAGAATTTCCGACAAAAAGTCTTGAATTACTTTGGGAGTATCGCTACGTTTTAGATCCAATCCCATGGCTTTGACTTTACCAGGTTTGCCATTGATATCTGTGCGTTTGTTTTCTTTGTCATAGTACAGCACTGCATAGCGTTTCTTTGTGATAAACAGCCCTTTACTACAAACCAGTTCACGACCACCACGTATCACTGCACCCATGTCTCGGGGTATGTGAAATGCAGTTTCCATGAACCCCGGAAAGCTGTCATTGACTTGATCGGCAATACCATCGTATAGCTGTACACACACATCTTTGTTCCACTCCGTGCGACCTTCTTCTACTTCTTTTTTCAGTACTGGCCAGGCTGAAAAGTAACATGAGTCAGTGTCACCATAGATAATTGTTTCGCCTGTGTGATCATACTTGCCTGTGAGACACTCGTTGACGTAAGCGTCCATATGCTTGGCCACGGCTCTTCCAGTAAGTGTGGTTGATTGACCAATTCGTTTATCAAAAAACCTACAACCAGGGTTGAGAATAGCGCCATACAAACTATTAAGATTAATCTTTTTAACCAACTGCCTCTTGTCCCAGTATTCAAACTGTGCATCATCTGTTCCTTCATAATCTCTTGCTTTTGTTTGCATATCCTTGCGTTCGGCATACCAACGTTTGAGCAAGCCTGGAACCACACCTTCTCGTTCGTAAGTAAAAATAGTGCCATTGGCCGACAATATCCAAGGTTGATTACTATCAAAAATTATTCTCCAAATTTCAGCAGCTGAGTACACAGTCTCTTCGCCATCTTCCCAATCAACTGTGATTTCAGTGCCACGTTGCTGTTCCATCACAGCAGTATATTCAAGACTACCAAATAACCCTTCCCACGCAGCAGCAAAACTTGCACCGCCTTGAATTTTATCTGCAATGTACCTGTCGGTCATTGTTGGTCGGAATTGACCAACAATTGTCTCAGTGGCCATGTTAAGAGCACGGATTGCTGAGGGGTAGAGCGAGTTAATGTCAATTGATCCGATCCAGTCGTGAAGACCTTTTTTTGGATAAGCAACATAGGCACCTGCGGCTTGTGTGTCTTCATCTGTGAGTCTTTCTCTACGGTTGGGCACTACCAATCCACGTTCGTGGGCTTCGTTGATAATTGCTTGTTCTGTCACTGCCACGGCACCCATTGTGGTCTGCAGCAACACAGTATTTTCATGTGCCAGAGTATTGGCAAGGTCCAAGAACTTTAGTTTCTTGTCTAGTTTGGCCAACAGCACAACGTCTTGTCTGTTGTAGTCAATGAATAGTTTAAAGTTTTGATTGTAGAGTTGATCAAGTGTTCCTTCAAATGCTGTCTTGCCCCCAACCTCTTCGTATTCACCAATGGCATCCAGGCTATAGCTGTGACGTTCTTCATATGTGTACTTGCGATACAATTGCATATAGTCCATGTGTACGCGGCCTACGAGGTCGTATGTCTGTGCTTCGGCACCAAATCTTTCAAACGTCCTTTGCTTAGGAAGTTGCCCCCACAAACAGAATTTGCGTGTATCATCTTTGCTGAGAACTCTAATCACACGATTTACAGTATAAGGAATATCATAGCCTTCTGAGTTCCATCCACTCAACACATCAGCGTCATCAATAAGATCCAAAAACATCTTCAGCATCTCTGATTCTGATTCAAACAAGAAAGTGTTGTCAAAGTCTGCAACAAGCTCTTCAGCAGTTTCCATGCTGATGTGACGCGGAGGTATGGCCAAGGTCACAAGTTGATCTAACCAGCTCAGATATACTGATATTGCTGTGATGGGATTGAATGGATCATCGGGTCTTGAATATCCTTTTTCCGGATCAAAGTCTACTTCGATGTCAAAGAATGCTGCATGTAAACGCGGTGCGTCATGGCCTTTGTAGTTTTCTTCTAGACAACGGAACACAGGATTGATATCAGACTCATAGAATCTTTTGCCGTTTTGAATGCGCAGTTCCTTGCGAAACTCTTTGTTGCTGCGTGTGGAAAATCTAGACACCGGAGTGCCATAGATACTTTGGAACTTTCCACGAGGGTCATCGTAGTAAAAAATATAGTTGGCCGGATACTCCTGGTATTGTCGAATACCATCACGACGTTCTACTACGTGTATGCGATCGTGCTCACGATCAAATAAGGCATCAATATAACTCATGTTGTTATTATATAAAAAAAGAATGTAATTGTCAACGGTTTAATACTATTATTGTTTCTGATTCAGTACATATTCGGCATTGTTTAACGATGATTCTATTTTGAGATCCCAGGTCAGACTCCAATTGCGCATGATCTGTTGATTGTGATAAGCAATGTCTGTCCAACTCTGTGGTACATCATAGACTGTATTATTGGCAAAGTTCTTTAACTGATCCACGATGAGAGTCTGACGCACAGCCCAATTTTCTTCACTGTCATAACTGTGATCTACTATGTCGTCAATTATTTTAAATCCAATACTTTTTAAATAGTGAATAATGCCTTTGGGTCCATACAGCAAAAAGGGTCTTGGGAGTTGTAGTGCTCTAAAAGTTTTTTCACTTAATGCAATTGCTCGATTGTCATCAAAGTATGTTTCTATTACCAAAGATATCACAGATTTGGATACTATATTTTCAATATCACTGGTTTGTTCAAAGTTACAAAAAGGAACTATTGATCTAGTTCCCTCATACTGGCGTTGAAATATTGTGTTGTAGTTAAAATGCAGTTGATCAAACAAATCTAGTTTGTCTTTGTAAGTTTGGCTTGGAGAGTTTTGATAATCAATATTAAAACTCACAAATCCTTTGTCTAGTCCAATATCGTATAACTTATAAAACCAGCTCTGGCGATTTGGGCAAATGCGATTAATAAAACAGTTATATGCACGCTCAGGCGGGGGCAAGGTTGGCAAATCAAAAGGCATGTAATGTATGCCATAGTACTCTGGGGCAATACTCAAAACGGTCTGATTAGATTTGGCAGGAACTGTAATTTTATTGTCAGTTACCAAAACCATTTGATTGGTGCTTTCAAAGAATTCATCCAACTGCCAGGAGCAAACTTGATCTCCCACTGCACCTATATAATTAGGATGTTTGATTTTTCCAGCTATGTACGCTTTGGTCTTTTGCATTGTTCTGCTGTAATTATAACTTAGGCCAGCCCGAATAGTGTTATTTAAACTAGGCTCATGCAAACTTTGATAGTGGTGAATAATCTTTAAAAGCAAAGAAGATGGCAACGGTATAATATCTAACTGTGTGCAAAGCCTGTGAAAATCTTCTACAAATCTGTTCTTATTAAGATAAGATGAGAGATTAAAAAATAAATTCTCAACTCTGACATTACTTGGATGACTTGTAATTGCAGTCTTGTTGGTAAAAATTTTTCCAATGGGATCACCAACTAGATATTTTTTTGCAAATCCGTGCCAGGAACCGTGAAATACTGTTTCATTGTTAAACTTTGAAGCCAGCACTGCTCGCTTAGGGGAACAAAAATCTTTGTGTTCTTGTTTGATTATATAAGAGTTGTTGTTTTTGACAAATTGTTTTTTGTACCTTGCTTGATAGAACCATTTTTTACTTTCTTTGGTATCTATTAGAATGTTAACAACATTAGACATATCCCAAATCCAGGCTGGGACTTGAGGTTTGTTAAGTATCAAAGCAATCTGTCCACGGTTTTGAAAATCATGTTGATACTTTGAATCATTTGCCAGCAACTGTTGTGCCTGGTCAAATGTAATATCATCGCCTCGTGAAAATCGATTACTTACAAAATCAGTTTGATATGGAACCTCAGGCTCAATCTTTAGCCAGTCGTTAAAGTTTGTTGTAAATTTTGAAATTATATAATTAAAAATTTTATCATAGTCTTTTTGCTGTTTGGCTGCTACAAGCTCGTCGTCCCAGGCATGAACTGAATCGCTACATTGAAACAATATAGAAAGAAACTTACCACCACTGCCGGGGGCAAATCTAATAACCAAAAACTTCTTGTTTTGATTTGTGTCTTGATTGATCATTATATTCCTCGCGTTACAATCCGCCAAACAACAATACATCTAACTGATTTTTGACTTGATTAAGTTGTGCTTGTGCCTCGGCGTTCTGTGGATGTTGATGATCAAACACATCTAATTTAGCAAAGTCATCATCACTAAATGTACCCCAGTTGTGTAATCTCGCGTATTCAACGCAGTTAGCGCCGAACTGATGAGCCATGTCATGAAATTCTACAATTTCTTTGTAATTATCAAACTGCGCAATCATTCGCAAATGTAATCTGATATCTTGCTTGTCACATTGATCTTGCGTCCAAGCAAGGGTATGTTGCATGTCTCGCCATGTTCCTCCTCTGCGTAACTTTTCATAGGTATTGGCTCTAGCAGCATCAACGGTGATGGTAATTTTTTCCACATGATTAATCATGTCTCCCAATCGATGCCAGCGTTGTGGCATCAAAAGACCATTGGTTTGAATGCAAATTTTCAAGTTTGGAAAATCGTTGCTGTTGATACTGTTGACAAATCTCAGCAACATGGGACTGGCAAACAATTCACCGCTGGTACTGAGATGCAGTCTGATTGTTTGATCTGTGGGAGAAGTAAATAGATTTTGTTTTAATCTCTCACCTAGTTCTTCTTGACGTTCACGCTCATCTTCTGTGGTAAGATGCACTTCGGTGCGACAACTTGGGCAACTGAGATTGCAAGTGACATCACCAGCAAAAAATATTTCATGTGGCATTGTCCAACGTTGAATGTCTTCTAATTGCCATTGCACTGACGGTGGGAGATTATTGGCATCATTAAATCTATTGTTGCGAATAATACCGCAGGTGTCGGCGTTGCAGTAGATATAACTGCCATCGGCAATACTGCGTCTGATATCTTGTGCTAGTGTAGAACTCAAAAGTTCACTGATAGAATTGTCAAACAAATTACCCACAGTGATTGGCATCCAAGCAGCGCACCCGCAGAGTCTGACTTGTCCGGTATAACTTACTTCTATTGCTACAAAGGGACTAAGACAGATTTTTCCTGCCAACTGCTTGGGCGGAAATTTTTGTCTTTGCAAATGCAGTATTACCGGTCGCGTCAAAGAGTTTTACCTACTGTGGTCAAGATATCTTCCAGCAGGGCATGATCCTGCTGAGCTTTACCAAATTCAGCTTTGTGTGCTACTCTGATGGCTTTTTTGAGCACTGATGGTTTGATTTCCAGTTCTTCGGCAATGGCTTTGATGGTGTCACTGAGTCCACCACTGAGGGTTTCGACTTCGTGCATGACCTGCATACCTTCGTTGATAAGTTGAGTTAGTTTGGCTTTTTGTTCTGAGTTGAAGTTTTTGATCGACATGTTGTTCTCCTGTAATACGTTATTGTAACACACTTTTTAGCAAAGTCAATATTCTGCTGACCCAGTGGTCAGCACACCATTCTGAATGATGCATGTTGTCTGCAGCAGCACTATCAAAATGCCAAGTTAATCCAGGTTGCTTATAATCTAAATGTAGATCTATGTCATGTGCTTTAAGAATGTCTAGGCCAAAATCAAGAGATTCTGGAGTTTCAAAACACAAATGAAGGATTGGAATATTTTTATATCGGCACATACGATCCAGATCCACAATGCTTTTGATCCAAGGTAAGAAAAAATATTCTTCTCCATGTCTGATTTTAAGTCGATATAATTCGTCAGCACATTGATTCAAAACAAATAGGGCTTTGTTGTTTTCCCAATGTAGTTGTCTGAATGGGTTTGGCCATTGCACTACTATTGCATTGGGATGGTGAAAGTCGCTGTTAATCCAATTGATAATATTTTGTCCTACAAATTCAGCATTAGCCCCACCTTTTGCTAAGTTGATTACGGTAGTTTGAGATTGTTTTTCTAATTTGTTTGCCCAGGTTTGAGTTAAATGTAATCCGTGTCCTTCGGTTAGACTACACCCAGCAACTAATATATATGAACTTGGCATATTATCAAGTTCGTGTGTCCGATAACCATAGGCATTGTATTTGAATTCTATGGTTTCCGTTGAAAATTTAGTGCTAGTGGTAGTGTTTCTAAGTTGTAAAAACGGCACTGCTGGGCGGGTAAAAAAATCATGAATAGTAAACAATTGTTCACCGGTGGATGGTTGACTATCCATTTAATATCTCCAAAAAAACAATTATATATTAAACTAACAACAGTGTCAACGGCGATATCGTCGAACGTGATGAAAAATGCGTGGGGATTTGTTGTTACGAGTGCCTGGATCGCCCCCTACGTTAACGCGAAGATTGGGACTAATATTCTTAGTAAAAGCGTTGATATAAAGTGCCATTCCACCATTGGTGGTGCGGATTAAACACAGTCCTTCGTTGTTGGTGACCATGTATATGGGCAGTCCATCTTCGTCATTAGTGACATACAGCATTTTTATTATTATTATAATGCTCACTTTGTACTACAGGGTAGCGATCTGTAGCGTCGGGCAGCAGCCGCCCAACCGTACCTCAGCGGTCCTAAGGTGGTGTCTGGTTCTCTCGTGCGGCTGCTACCAATTCATCTAACTTGTGTCGCGCTTCGTTCCAGTTACTGGCCTGAATATTAAACGTCTCAGATACTGGATTACCGTCGGGATCAACGCCAATCATGGCTTCTAATGTGTAGGTAATCATTTGGGCACACAGTTGTTGACTCTGACACCGCCCTTGACTTTGGTCTTGGGGTTGCCAATCTTCTTGCCTGTCCAGCATCGGGGATCCAAGCGAACTTTTTCTTCTTTGACCGCAGAGTCATCACCATATGCTGCGGGATTCTCTTTTTCAAACTTTTCACGTTCGGCTTTTTGTTTGGCGATCAGGTCAGTGAGACGTTTAGCCGCTGCATCAGGATCAAAGCCAGCACGTTTCAAGCCTTGGTTGAACTTTTCACGTGAGGTTCTTGTTGGCGTTTCAGCAATGTCTTTGACGGGCTGATACTTGGCCATGATAGAGTTGATGATAGCCTTTTTATGTTCAGGAGCAGCGTCGCTTTGCGCTACCTTCTTAAGCAATTCAATAACCTCTGGCGGCAATTGTCGTAAATTTTCATTCATGTCCAGGCGTTGTTTGGCTTTGGCCAGCCCAGCTGCGCCAGTGGGGCTCTTGCTGCGTTCATGCTCAAGATCTCGGGTGGACACTTTCCAATCACCACCTTGGGCTTTGCGTTGCACTGCAGGAATTTTGCTCTTGTCAACTGTGTCTTTGTATTCGCCTTCGTCTACTTCTCTACGATAGTTTGCGTCATAGTCGTCAATCCCCCTTGGTGCTGCTCTTGGTATGCTATGAGGTCTTCCAAAATCTCTATTACCCGGAGTGGTATGACCTGTGCCACCACCGCCTGGGCGTGCTCCTGGCATACCTTTTGCGATTTTCCGTCCTGGCATTCCATATGACCCGCGCTTAATACCAGCACCACCACTTGGTTTTGGTGCTTGTTTGGCTTTTATATAAGCATCCAATTCGTCAAAGCCTTCTGCTACGCCTTTCTTTCTGATGCTGAGTTTATCAGCAGGATTACCACCACCAAACATACCACCAAAAGCATCACGTGCCTGTTGTTTGGTATCTGTTTTTTGTTGTTTGGCTACTTGTCTTTTACCGGTGATACCTTTAAGCATCTTGTCAAACTTTGGATCGCCGGTTGTTTCTGTCACACCTTGCCCGGCCTCATCTGTTTTCTGTTTAGGATATCCGTGTTTAATATCTAGGGTATATCCTGATATACCTTGCTTGTCTAAAACAGCAGAAATAAATTGTTCAGCTTCTTTGGCATTAGAAAATTTATCTCCTAGATTGTATTTCCTGACTTCACCGTCAATCTGTACATAGGCAATTGTTATAGGCTTAACTGGTTCTTGTGCTGCAGCAGGACTTCCTAAGAGATTAGCAGCAGCAAGAGCCGCACCTGCTATTTTACCTTTCAAGCCTTCATCTACATCTTGCTCGGGTAATTGACCTTCGGGGCCTGTCTTACGATATGGACTAGATGCTTTCATAGTATCCATGCGACTCTTATTCAAGGTACCTTTCCGGCCTGCACGATCAGTTTTATATAGATCATCTGGACCTGCAACAGTTCTTCCACCAAGTTTATCAAAATCTCGTGCTTTGCCGGTGTTTGGTCTAACCTGTACTGTGATATTCTTCAACACATTCATGGCACCACCAATGGAATTGAAAGCATCAGTTACATCACCGCCGTGATAACCATCTCGGTCTTCAAACTCTATTTGTATGCGACCAGTTTTCTCAA